CCTGTGAGAGAAGGACTTTGTCCTTCGGAATGTTTGGCGCCTACATGCGCTACAGGTGGTGGCTCTGATGCAAGAAATGTCACAAATGGTTCATGCAAGGATTGGTGTTCTCCTCCTAACCCACAGGGCACGAGGTTCTGTATGTCCGCCTCATTTTTGGGACCTAATGGCACAGCCTCAGGAACAGGAGTCAATTCAAAGGTGGGCGCGATAGACTGCACAGGTTGCGGCACGACGCCGCCAAAACTAGCACATTGGCAATGCAGTGAGTGTAGTGGGATCAATTGTCATAGTCGCCCCACAACAGCATTAGAACAATCAAAGGGCTGTAACCCTGTAAGAGAGACATGCGACCCCGGCTGGACTTCGGCATGCCCGGGTAAATCAGAAACCCCTTGGGCGAGCCCGAGATGTAACTTACCATGTGTCAAGAAAAACGCTACGCCACCACCGCCGCCCCCACCGAAGCCTGGACCCGCTGGACCCGCTGGACCACGTGGAGCCGCGGGACCAGCGGGACCAGCAGGACCGGAAGGTCGCCCCGGACCACCGGGACCACCCGCTCCGCCACCTGTGGAGGACCTTGTAAATACAACGAATACAGACATAGACAATCGTAAAAACATAAATAATAGCCGTCGCCTACAACGTCACGATACGGAAGATAATAGAAAATGGAATTATACCCAAAACAAACCTAAAGTTTTTGCTACCAATACCCGTATTCGCCGCGCTGCCGAGGGATCCGTTTTCTATCCTTCCTCGACTTTCGTGGTTTTTGCAGAAAATAACAAACCTGCGTCCTACGATAACTCTACTTCACCAAAATTATATGATAATTCACGTAAGAATCTAAATATGTTCCACGGCTATGCTCCAGGAAGAAGACACACACATGCACATTTTAAGGATCACGCAAATTTCCACGATGTAGCAGCAACTAATTCTCACCGCCGCCCTGCACCTTCGAATGTTTATGCATATGCTAAACCTTTTACAAAATAAATTTTTTTTATAATTATACTATAATGAGTAATAAGACATCACTTATTATAATGGCTGCTATTGTTATTGGATTATTATATAGTTGTTGCGGGGCTATTGAAGGACTAGCACCTCCCGCGCCTCACATTCAACATATAACTACAGATAAGAAAACACTGAGAGATAATCGACTGACTCAAGACAATAGTAGAGTATCAAATCAACATATTAAAAAAGATAATCGACAGCACAATCATACAAGCCACGATGCAGAAATAGTCATGAAGATAACAGATATTGAGGACTCGCGTGCTGGAAGCGTCTTTTATCCCAGCGCTGCTTTCTATATTTTTGCCGATAACGCCACAATTCCTAAAAAACAAAATCATACAGGACATAATTATCCCGGCACATATGATATCATGGGCGCCGAAGCGACCTTTGGTCGACGTGATCCTCATAGAGAAAGAAGAATAAAAGCTCATCACCAGCGCCATCGCGCCCATCATAAGCCGAAAAGATATCATCGCTAAATATTTATGCCTTTTTGTACACAGTCATGCCGGTCTTCGTCTTCATCGCCTTGTAGCGCTTGCCCTTGTAACGGAACTCCTGCTTGTTGTGCTTTTTCGCATTAAGCATCAATTTGAAGAATTCATTTATCTTGCGCTTTCCACCACGCTGGCTGCGCTTGCTGCTACGCTTGTTGCTACGCTTGCTGCTGCGCTTGCTGCTACGCTTGTTGCTGCGCTTGCTCTTTCTGCTACGCCGGTTAGTACGCCGACGTTTGCGGCTTCCACCACGATTTTTACGATTTCTACGAGTTTTACGCGCCATTATACAATAACCCAATATTTTATTAGTTAACGAATTTAGTAAAACATTTTAATATAGACATATTATAATGAGTAGGTATCTACTATTGATTATAAGTATTATAGTGATAGGTTGTGTGTATGTATGTTATTCATCTATTAAAGATACTAATAAACTTCAAGAAGGACTAGCAAATCAAGGGGCTTGCGACATTGATATCGGTCTTGCTTATTTGGCTGATGGACCTAGCGGGGGCTACGAGCGTACGGGCGGTGCTTGTACCGATTCTGCAGCATCAGGCGCGGCGTATGTCACCGCTCCCTGTAAAAATATGGATGGACGATATTCTGTAGGCGATCCAAGAAGATATACGGGCGGATGGGCTCTGGAAAATGAGGGTTATGGCACGGGAGCAAAATGTGAGACACTCTGTCAGAGTCAACCAGAATGCAAAGAAAAAGGTATGACATGTTTCAGCGTAGCGCCCGGCGGTGGTAGATGCTATTGTTCCTTTGGTGGTTATGAATGTTCAATTGGTAAGCAATGTGACAAAAATGCTGATTGTATTGCCTACGGGCAGCAAAGTAATGGATGCTGGCATACACTCAAATGGGACTCAACAGAAACAGGAGCGAATAAAAAAACTAAAAGTATGTATCCAGATTATTTTAAGGTAACAAAACCACCCACTGCGGCGCAATGTAAAATAGGAGGCGATGCGGGCGACTCCTCTACTTCTAATTCTGGTTACCTTGGTGGCTACATATACAAGACAGAAGCAGCTGCTGATGCCGCCTGCAAGGCAAAAGGATGGAAAGGGCTTTGTCAAAAAGTCGATGTGCCCCCAAAATGCGCAACTGGCTGGTATGCAGGCGCGACGACTTCTACTGTAGGATTTCATATGGATAAAGATACAGCCGGTTTCGGTGACGAAGGCTGCGGCGGCGGGAGTACCGCATGGAAGAACTACTGGCCAGGTGCAGCCGGCGCCTATTGTTGCGAACGGGCTCCGACCACGCCACCCGCGCCGCCAGCAGCACCACCAGCAGCGCCCCCTTCCACCAAAAGACAACTAACAACCGATGTACCGGTTTATATCTCCAACCCCGCCGCTGCTGCCGCCGGACTTGGTATATATTTACAAGCTGACCATACCCATTGGGAAACGCTGGTGCATAGTAGTGAAAGAAAAGCCAATTTCATTTTCCGTAGTCGTGACCCAAGCAAAAAAAACCAGCCCCTTAAATATACAGATCTCGTTATTGTACAATACGCAGCTGTTAATAATGGTGGAAGAACTGTTGATCAGCCAGATGGAAATACAAGTAATTGTGGATGGTATGGCTGCAGAGTTTTAGAGCCACCAAATCCCAAAAATAGTAGCCTTTCACCAACACTTGACCACGGAGGTGCAGCTCCTGCTCTTTTTATGCTAATGGCGCCACCCGCGTATGTAAAAAAAGATTCGAATTACAATGGACCTATTTATAATGGTGCACCCTTCTGCCTCCAATACTCTGGTCCAGGCGGTGGTCACCAATGGGGGTTTACGGCGAATTGTGGATGGTATGGTTGTCGAGTACTGGCAGATTATCTTAAAAGTCCACCTGCTGGATTAACCCCAGTACCCGAATTTGGTTGGGACCACGGCGGCGGACAGGATGTGGCCGACGGCGGTCCCACCGGTTACCCACACGGACCTACAGTCTTTACGATAGAGCAAGACGCGCCCCCAGGCACTGGAACAACTCCGCCCACGACTTCTGACTCGACGCCGCCCTGCATTGGTGGGTCACCAAAATCAGGTCCACTTCCATGTTCTTGTATAAGCAATCCCAAATTACAATGTTATGACAAGGATGGAAATTATAATTCTGCTTGCTGTGGTATTGGTTGCACAGGCTGTGATGGCACTGGATGTCCCGCATCTTTTGGTCCGGGTGGGAATAGATCGTGCGATAAGCCGCCACCATCTCAGTGTTCCGGCGGTGCCGCAACTATGGGGGCATGGCAAGAATATACCGAGCCCGAAACACCGGGGCCTTGCAAACCCGGTTATTTTTGGAATACACCGCAAGGAAAATGTTATTATTCTGCATGTCCGTCCGGCACGCAGTACCAATGGGTGGATGGCGCCAAGGGTAATCCAAGTTACCAAAATCCCGACTCTTTGCCATCTTGTTTATGTCAACCTGACGCAGCTGGGAAGAAATCAGCTCCCAGCACTGCCGGTAACGCCAAAGCTTCAACAACTACAATGCCATGTCCGACGAAATTTCCACATCTCTTAGAATATGCACCCCAGAAGAAATTCTTTTGCTACGAAAATCCTGATGGTAATACTACTGGTCAAGGCGGCTTATGTAATTGCAATTGTGTAGACTGCGGCTACAACTCAAATTATGGAAATTGCTCAGATTTGAATGCCAACTGCAGCCTACAATCTGCGCTTGAAAAGGGCGGTCATTGGGGACCATGTACTGATAGTAATGAATGCGTACAAGCAGATAATTGGTGCAGAGTAGGCGATAAACGTTGCTTGACAGACGCCGATTGTAAATGGGCAAATAGTGTTGATAAAAAGCAGAGAGACTGCACACGAATGCCAAGAACACCGCCAGGCGGCAGCGGAACAGGAGGGGACGGCACACCCACGTCTCCACAGAGCAAATGTACAGGATTAACAGGTGCAGCCCTTACCGCCTGCCAATGTGTCGAAAATCTTCCGGCAGGACAATGCAATTGGGGTAATTGGTCGACAGGTGTATACCAGAAATGTCAGTTAGGGCAATCTGGGTGGGCTGCGGCAGGAAAAGTAGCAGGTTCAGCGGCAGTTGCTGATTTCTGTAATACATATAATAAACATACCACACCCGTAGACCCACATGCTGGTATAAAACAGAATGCCTCGGGTCCTTGCGATCCCGGCAATGGACAGATGAGCTGTTGTACCAATTGTGGTGGTGTAAAACTCAATGCTGCTGGTGCTGGTTTAAGTAATACAGCCTTTGCGAATATATGTAAAACACGTGGCAATTCTTCAGATTGCGCAGCAGCTGGCGGAACATGGAAGGTCGACCCGAATACCATTACCAGTGAAAAAGCATGCACAGCGGCAGGCGGCTCGTACTATGCATACTGCTCGACAAATGATGTTCACTATTGCCACGGACCCTGCACAGGACAACAAACATGCGCTAGTAACTCCGGGCTGAAATACAATGCCTGTGCCGGCGCACAAACCTATAGCGGTGACACTGGCGTCAAAACATGGAAAAAGACAACTATTAAAGGCGCGGATCATAGTATTGCTAATGGAACATATACCAAGAGTGGAGAGAATCATTATGGTGCGATTTGGTTGAAGGATGGTTGTCAAATTGAGAGAAATGAACATGCATGGTATATTTCCTGCCCAGCGGGTTCGGCACCGATTTATGCTGCCGTAGCAACAGATCCGGATTATCCGCCAAATTCAGGGTGGTATAAGCAACGAACGGGCGCTGGTCCAGTGAACGTATCACCGCAGGATAATGGAACAACAACCAATATTATTGGCGACGAGGTTCCTGTCAAATGCCCTGTGGATTATGATTGCCCAGATAAATTTCATCGTAAATCACCCATGCCGGCTACCTGCCCTGATACTGGTTGCGAACCACAAGATTGTTGCAATCCAAATACTTATTGTACGTCTATGGGCACCTGCCCTCCGGGGCGGCAGATGAAGCCCGGGGCAGCTACTATAATGTGTGCGGGCGCACAATGTCAAGATAAGGAATGTTGCGAACCTATTCCGCATGAAAAATGTACTAATTTCCCTTGCCCCCAGAACTATTCTCTTAAATCGGGTTCAGCGAGTATTACATGTGCTGCCGTCACTTGTGCTGATGAGGAATGTTGTGTTCCGGACCCGAAGCCGACATGTGGATCTGATCCAGTGTTATGTCCTTATGGTTATGAGGATAAGCCAGATCTCCAGAAAATTTCCTGCGCGACTTATAATTGTACTGAGGCTGATTGCTGTATTGCCGAGCCCCCAAAGCCAAATATTACAGATGTTACGAAGACGAGTGAGGTTGACAATCGTCAATGGATTAATAATAGTCAAAGAACACATAACATTGATCATGACGACCACCAAGTTCATAATGTCGTCCAACATGATCCACGTGTATTTTCATCGGCGACTGAGATTAGCAATCCAGGTAGAAACTCGGTATTTTATCCGGGTGCGACCTTCATTGTAATAAACAATAAAGATAAGAAGGGGACAAATCCTAACACATACATGCATTATGATGCTTGGGGTACTCCAAAAATGCCACATGAAACCCGCACAAATAATATGTTTTCTGGTTATGGTTCACCTTCTTCGCATTTTACGGGCCCGGTCAACAACGACGATCCTTTTGCCACTATGTCACCATCTAGCGATTCAACGCAATTCGGTCCAACAGCCTTTAACACGGATCTTTATATTAAAAATTAACATTGGTAAAAATAATATTTATAATGTATATATTATGTCTTATAAATATGCTTTAATAACATTTTTAGGGCTCCTCATTATTTTAGGTCTAGCTTCCTCGCAAACTAAATATCAGGAAGGTTTAACGGGCGCATTAGGGGCTGAAGCACCACCATCAGTAGGCGCACCCGCTCCGGGAGGACCGCCGCCGCCGCCATCAGTAGGTGCACCCGCTCCGGGAGGGCCGCCGGCGCCGCCATCAGTAGGCGCACCTGCACCGCCGCCCCCTAAAAAAACACCTTCGCCTGCGGGAGCAGGTTCACCTTCAGGGAATGTCCCTATCATTAACATTGTTGCTGGCGATAACAACAGCGCTACGCCTACTAGCGGTAGTGATGGCGGGGGCGCGCCGCCGGCGCCGGGAAATCGTCCATATGAGTTTGACCCCAAGGTTGCCGAAGAGGCAGCGAAGTCTTGGAGAAATTCTCAAGATAAAAAATGGGCTGCGCGGCGTGCTGACGCCAAGAAGAAGGCACTTGCCAAGTACAACCTTGATGAAGATAAATTGGATGATCAGAGAAAGGCCTCATCGGAGGCAAGGCAGGCGAAAAAGCAAGCAGAATTTGCTTTTATTGCAGAACGCCAAGCGAAAGACAAAGCACGCATTAAAAAAAGCGAGCCACCATCTTCCTCCGCGCCGGCACCAAAATTCAATGCTTCGGATCCGGTCCTGCCCGGCGTGAACATGGGATCTAAAAGAAATTCCTGTGAGTTTTTTAATTGCGGCGATGGTTATCAAGCGAAATCTGGTTCTGTTACTGAAGAACAGGTGCGGGCTGCTGTAGATGCAGCTACCAATGCAGAAGCTGCAGTTGCAATGTATAAAAAGAACGCAGATTTAGCGGCTGCGGCAGCCTTGGTGGGCCCTAGCTGCACAAAAATATGGGCAGAGGAAGCGGCTGCACTTTACGCAGCTGCAGTAAAGAAGTCGGCGCAAACTAAAATAGCTGTCGAAACCATTAAAAAGAAGGCGGTCTTCCCGACATTTTGTGCTGGAGGTGAATGTACCAAGGATGAGTGTTGTGAGATAATTCCTGGCGGAGAAAAGTGCAAACCTGGATGCGGTTGTAGCAAATGTATAGGTATAGTAGAGCGCGGTGCGGTTCATGCGCCTGATAATACAAGAGTTGATACTACTACGGGTCCATTTGTGCGTAATTTCTTTGAGGGCACGGAAATATTTATCACTCCTGAGGGAGAACCGCATGCGCAGCCTTCAGGTCGCAATGGTCGCCGGCGAGAGAGACGTCATTATTCAGATTATCACCAATCTTATAAGAAGACTGTGCACCATTATCCTCAAGAATCAATACGCTTCGACCTTCTTACCCCCGTTCCATATTCAGATGCTATGGCAGCACCCATGGGACCAGGCGCTCATCAAAATCCCCATCTACCAAAACCAGCTTTAGAGCAATTGTCATTTAGAGATCGGCAAATTAATAACATCGATTAAAAAATTGATTTGATTTTCTTGAATATATATACTTCAAGAAAACCTAGCACTATATTAAAATGAAATCCCACACAACAAAATCAACCATATTAAAAGGAATGAGGCGCTTTTTATTTGAAGAGTCTATCCTTGGACTCCTATATAATATGTTTGGTGGTTGTAAAAAGCCACCGGAAGTTTTTGAAATGCAGGAGCTCCATGCATGTATTTATTGCACAGATGTATCTGAACTATATGTTTGTGCAGAATGCAGACGTTTTAACATGTATATAAAGATTATTGCTACAGCAAAAATCCAAATGTGGTGGCGTGAAATATTATTGAAGCGGAAGTTAGCGCGCATACATGAGGCCTACATGTCCGCCGCTGATGATGAGGACGTTGTACCTCTCCTCGAAGACGCGTAAGTCAAAATTATAATCATTTTGTTGCCAAATTTCTTTACGAACACCAATAATTGCGCCCGACGGATCGCAAATAACGTTAAAATTGGAATTAGGATTTAGCGGCGGCTGCACAGTGTTGAATTCCAAGTGTATTTTTTTATATTTATTAAGATTCATTGCTCCTGAAGGTTGATATTCGCGCTGATTACTATTCAAACAGAAATTATAGCAATATAAGCCGTCCTTGGCGTTGCCAGTAGTTCGAATATATTTTTCTACCCATGTCCATAATCCTGCGGGAAATACATCTTCACGATATTTTCCATCCATAAGAATTGCCATATCTACCATAATATCCTTTATATTTTGACTTTGCAAACAATTATAATAGACAATATCCGCGGGTATCCCGAGACCTGCCCCGCCGCCGCCCGCCGGCGGATTGCTCGGTTGTACAGGCAATACGCCCGTATAAGGCCAATTTGAATAATTAGTCCATTCATTACGCAGATTTGCGTCGCTACGTCGGAATCGCCACATCATGCTTGCCGCCATATTTCGCCCGTTTTGAATTTCTGCTGTCGCTGACCCAGTAACATTTAGAAAAATTAGAACGGTTTGATCACTAGCATCAAGCAAGCGTGTTTCATTGAGTGAGAGAAATACGTAGTTGGCGATAAGATGAATATCAGCATCCCAATCTTGCCTAGTATTTGGATATATATTTTGACTTGCATCGACGATACCACCGCCTGGCGCAAACTGCACATTAGGGGGACACAAGAATCGATATATATTATTCAGTTCAGTACTTAATTTCGGCGAAATGTATGGAAAGTTGCCTGATGGATCGTGAACATCCCTTATCCTGAATATATCCGCAATTGATTTGAAAATTATTTTAATATATACTGGTTGATATTGTAAACTTATCAAAGGTAGCGCCGTTTTACTTTCTGCGCAGAACCAAGAATCCAAGGGTATATATAATTGTCTTCCACGGATGGAAGGTTCAAGTTGGTTACAGCTTCCATCGTTAACTGAATTAGGATATGAATTTACTCGTCCATTGGCATTTGCTGGATCATTGAGTTCTGGAACATTGCCGGTCATTTTATTCCATTGTTCTTTTTTTGCATCATTAAAGTCGCGCTGGACCATTGCATATAACCATTCACCGGGGTATTGCGCAAGAACACTGCCGCCGCTATAGACTTGTATCTCTTCAATCATTTCAGCACCTAAATTATCAATCCAACGAAATCCTAATTCAGCCCAGTTTCCTGAAGCATCCTCATTCCAAAATAGTGGGCTCCATATATGAGGCAGATTGACCACTACATAGGTATCGAAGATAAGATCAGCATAGCGTGGAACCTTAAAAATAAATTCAGTCGGTTCATCATAGTGCAGACGCCGTTGTCCTTGATAATCAAGGCGAAATTTTTGCATACCAAAATTAGTATATTTATTATATGTTGCTTTGAAAAAGGTTTTTTTAGGATTTCCATTTAAGATAACGTTTTCCGGACCTTCAGAAATTAATGTCATTAGACCTCCTGCCATTAAATTATAAGTATAAAATTATTTTAAATACTAATTCATTGATTTAGGATCATTATTAAAATATATAAAATATATATATATGCCAGCCCCCACAAACCCTATTTATGAAACAACTAAAGAGATGTTTAATGAATTGAAGGCTCAAGGTATTGCCAGATATACAATGTTGCGATGGTTCTTATGGTTTACAGCAGCAATTGTAGTTTTGGGTATTTATTATTACTATAGGTATCAAATGAAAAAGGAGTCTATTGATCTTAAGAATATGAATACGGCTTTAGCCACGGTGCCCATTACTTTATCACCGCTAACTGGGACTACCGGTGCTGCTCAATACAAGCTGCGCGACTACTACATCGCGTCGAGTTATAATTCTTGTTGCCCGGGAGATTTTCTGGATGATTATGTTTCCCTAGATGCATTGCGCAATGTTATTAAACGTGGTGTGCGTTTTTTGGACTTTGAGATATATTCATACAAGGGCGATGCGGTGGTAGCTGCAAGTCCTATCCAGAATTTCCATTTCAAGGGGACATATAATAGTATACCTATTGGTGAAGTTTTTCAGGCGGTAAATAGCTATGCATTGTCCTCAGCATGTCCAAATCCTAAAGATCCTTTATTTCTTCATTTGCGCGTCAAGTCAAATAATATTGATATTTACAAAAAGATAACAAAAGCATTGACATCTAATTTCAATAATTTGCTTGCACAATCTAGTGCCGAATTTGCTGACGAGTCTCATGGAGAGAACATTACAAATAAGCCCATTATGGACTTTAGGGGCAAAATCTGTATTATATGTGATAATCCTACAAAGAATTTCCGCGGTACACCGCTAGAGGAGCTGATCAATCTTGTTTCAGGTGGTAACTTTGTAAGAGGATTACGTGAACACAATGTAGAATATGCCTCTGATATGAATGAGTTAATGGAACATAATAAGAAAAATATGTCTATTGTATTGCCAGATTTAAATTCGCTAGATACAAACCAAAACGCTGCCTTACAACAGAAGTATGGATGCCAATTTACATGCATGAGCTATCAAAATCTGGACGCGAACCTTGAATATTATCTGAAATTCTTTGCGAATTCAGCCTTTGTGTTGAAACCCGCAAATCTTCGCTACCAGCCTACTACTATCAAGAAACCGCCACCACAAGATCCTTCGCTTTCCTATGCGCCACGCAGCATCTCCATGCCACAATTTAGTGGTAGCATTTAATTTTATATTTACTTATATTAAGTATGAAATATCCCAAAGAATGTATACAGGGCAACAAGAAATTAAGTTTTGAGGATTGTGAACTAGCCATTCTTCGCGCTGCAGTTGATAAGGTTCAATCGCGGGAAGGTGAGAAATTATTGCATACACCATCAGTGCAAAAAATAATTGAAATCGTTGAAAAATTTCTGCGCAATAAAAAACGAGTTTGCTATGGCGGAACGGCTATTAATAACATTTTGCCTACAGAATTTCAATTCTATCATAAGGACATAGAACTCCCAGATTATGATTTCTTCTCTCCTGAACCACTTAAAGATGCCAAGGCACTTGCTGATATTTACACAAAAGAAGGTTTTACCGAAGTAGAAGCGAAATCTGGGATGCATGGTGGAACATTTAAAGTATTTGTCAACTTTATTCCAGTTGCAGATATTACATTTGCCCCCAAAGCGCTATATAATTCAATTAAAAAACATAGCATTGTCAAGGCGGGAATTCATTACGCGCCGCCTGACTATTTGCGCATGGCTATGTACTTAGAGCTGTCTAGACCAAAGGGTGATACATCAAGATGGGAAAAGGTGTTAAAACGCCTTCTTTTATTGAATAAAGTCTATCCTCTAAAGGGGCGTGATTGTGATAGCGTAGAGATTCAGCGCATGTTTGATCAGCCCGGTGGGTTTAAAGAAAAGAAAATCTTTTTGATCACCCGTGATTCTCTTATTAATCAAGGTGTTGTTTTTTTTGGTGGATTTGCGAATCGATTATATTTGCGTCATAATAAATACTTTCATGACAAAAAGGTTCTACTGGTTCCTGACTTTGATGTCTTGTCAGAAGATCCAGAGCAAACGGCAGAAACATTAGCTAGGAATTTAAAGGATGCCGGTATTACAAAAGTGAAAATAATTAAAAAAAAACCGGTAGGCGAAATTGTATCACAGGCATATGAAGTTCGGGCTGCTGACGAAACATTGGTGACTATCTATGAGCCATTGGGTTGCCATAGTTATAATATACTTCATAAATACAATAGAAGTATTAAGATAGCGACCATTGATACAATGCTTAGCTTTTATTTAGCTTTTCTCTATGCTGATCGAGATGATTATGATCCTCAACGACTCTTATGTATGAGTGAATATTTATTTGATGTACAACGTGCTAATAGTCTCTCGCAGAGAGGTATCCTGAAACGTTTTAGCATTGATTGTTATGGTAATCAAGCTACATTAGAAAGCATCCGTAAAGAAAAGACAGGATTATATAAGGAATTGAAAAATAAGAGAGGCAGCAAGGAATATGAGTGGTATTTCTTGCGTTATTCACCTGCGGATAAATTATTAGAAAAAGAAGCGCGTAAGAAAAAAAAGAAAACAAAGAAGAAGAAAAAGAAGAAGGGCCGCACGAGGCGCCGCCGCCGCCGCCGGCGTCGTCGCCCTCTGCAACTGATAACAGGACTTTGAAAAGGATTATATAATATATAATATATATAATGCCAAACAAATATCGAACTCGCCGCAGAAGGCGGAGGAGAAAAGGTGGATTGGGACTATGGCGGAAGAGTAGTCGAATCCGCCCGGGGACAGCAGCACAAGCCAACCCACCGCCGCCGCCGCCACCGAGAGCCCCAGCAATTCTAAATATAGCTCTTTGGCACTGGGAACATGATCCCGCTGCGCGAGAAGAACTCATTAATCAATACCCTGATCTAGCAAGGGAAGTACGCCGCCGCGCACAGCGGCGTCGCTTTGGACCACTAGCCCGCCTAATACCACGTAGACGTCGGCGCCGACCACCAGCGCCTCCCAGAGACGAGGAGGCATTACGAGATGCTGCAATGCAACAACCGCGCCCACCTAGAGTGGGGGGTCGTAAAACGCGCCGCAGGAAGCGAAGACGAAAGAGAAGGAAAAATTAAAAACAAAAAAATAAAAACCCATCTCGACAAGCATCTCTCCATATCGGGAGCATTTTGTGATATAGTTCGCTTTTTTCTGCTAATGGTAGAATAAAACGTCCAACAACGATCAACCAATAGATTAGGTAGATGATTAATGTTAGGGTACCATATTTAAATCGCAGAATCATAAAATCTAGAAATGACCAATTATCGACAAAACTGCACATAGCTGTTTTCTTTTCCTTTGATAAAAAATTATAAACATCAAGCACACCTTCTAGAAAGCGCCCATGTATGGTCTTTTCATTTCGGGTATTAAACATCGTTTTTATTTTTGAAGCGCCGCTTATAGATATATATAAGATGCGCTTATTTTGCTGCCCCCGACGTTCTGGAAAAATATAAGGGAGACCGCCATCGAGCAAAAGTCGACCATTTTCTTGCACACAACAGGAACCATCACTTAGGAATGGTATATGACAAGATTTCAAGATAGTATCGCGCAGATGTTCCCTTGATGTGTATCTTGATTCCAAAATTTGCTCCTTTTTTTCCACATCAAAATAATTAATATATAAAACATCATTCTTTATTCTCTCAAATACTTCTGGAGACATTGCTGCAAAATCATCATCGATTATTTTCTTTAAAATATTTAAATTCAGTTGTGTTTGAAATTGTTTTCGAAAATCTTCGTAGTTTTTGATAGAGGTTTCTAGTTGGTTTGTTAGAAATTTAAAAGCGCCTACAGCACCTATGCTTGTTCCTGATAATCTATTGACTTTTAAATAGTTCTTTTTTTCCAGCGCTTTTAAGAAAATAAGAATCCCAAGGGCATAGGACCCGTTAAAAACTCCTCCTTCTATAACTAGATCAAATTCATAAGGTGTTTTACGTTCAGGGATATTTTCAATTAAATTATCTATATATTGCGAAAACATACTATAGATGGATTAAAAGTAATTGATTTTTTTACGCTTTAATATTAAAAATAAAGGATTAATATTCGATATATGAATAGTGAAAGGCCATCATGGGATGAATATTTCACCAAAATTGTAAAGGTAACTAGTGAACGTTCGCCTTGCAATAGACTACACGTTGGATGTTTACTTGTGAAAGACAATCGTATTGTGAGTCAAGGATATAATGGATTTTTGCCTGGATGTGTGCATACTTCCGTTGTGCGTGATGATCATGAGCAGGCAGTGGTGCATGCTGAACAGAATGCGTTGATGGATTGTGCAAAGCGCGGGGTGAGTTGTAATGGCAGTACTGCTTATGTTACACATTATCCATGTATAATTTGCGCGCGGCTGATGTTTGCTGCTGGGATCAAAGCAGTAAAGTATTTGACAGATTATCATAATGATGGATTAGTTGCAATCTTTGCGGCGCAATGTGGTGTGGACATTAAAAAACTGAGTTTAAAAGTAGATTAGTTTTACTTATGTAAATGCATGGACATAAGTAAAAATTTTGCAACATTGCAGAGAAGATATAAAGAAGATACATATGTTATTGATTCTTCTTTCTTAACAGAAGATACATGTAAAAAATTAACCAACTTTTTAGATACAATGGATAAGACATGGTGGTACCATTCATCCATGACCGGCGAAGGTAAAAAGGAAATACGGCGTCTTCCAGAGAATTTGGCGACTATCAAGGAACGTAGGGATGAAGCCCAAAAATTATTTTCTACAGAGACTTTTTCTTACTCTTTCGACCGAACGATAGGCAATCATTATGAGACTTGTCGGTGTCAATTATGTTCTTTTGATAAAAACGTTATTAAAAGTGATGAAGTTCGTGAATATATAGAGAGAGTAACGGGGCGGACAGGATTACAATTGGGAACTTTTTTTTACACGCGGTATAATGCTGGTGATTTCCTGTATCCCCACACGGATAGTCCTAATGGAAAAGTGGCCTTAGTATTGCATTTAACACAAAACTGGAAACCATGGTATGGTGGAAATCTGTGTCTTTTGGGAAATAAATGGAGATCAGTAAGAAAATTACTTGTTCCGCGATATAATTCATTGATGGTCATGGATATAGTGAATAAGAAAAACCCACATTTTGTGGAATACATACCTGAGTTTGTAAAAGAACCAAGGTATGCTATGGTTTGCTGGTTTGAGTAAGTTATCCCATATGGCTGAGATGGTGGGCGCCTTTTTGGATAAGATAGAAAGTAATGCCGAACATGATTGTTTTAAGCAAATACCCGGATAGTTTAGGATTACCATCCCCGCCAAATAAAGCAGGAAGATGTGTTTTTAAAAAGCGTTGAAAGACGGGTAATTGGAAGATCAGATATAAAACCATCACAAAAATAGGTATTTGGATTTCATCATAAATGCTTTCCAATCTCTCATTTTGCAACTCCTTTTTTTTATTTTTTTCGATCATGGTTTGCATAGAATTATGCTCGCCAATATAATCACTTTTTTCTGGTTCTGCTGGTGGAACATAATTTGGCTTTATACGCGGATCTTGTGTATATTGTTGCGGCATCCTTGGAACATCTCGGGACGGAAGCTGAGTCGCTCCTACCCCTGCGGCTGTTTTTATCCCTGAGATTATTTTATTTGCCATATTTGGGGGTGGCACTCTTTGCATTTGAGGAGGAGGGGGCGCGGCACCTTGTGGGGGGCGCCTTTGCGCTGCCGGCAGCTCCTTCGTCTCTAGTGTAACATTTCCGCCAGTACCGCCTGGTAAAGTGGATATATCAGTAGTATCGCTCATTTATATACTAAAAGATTGATAGAATTGGTAAATTTACGCAAAGGTAATTATTTTTTTCATTGGAGAGCAACTTTCAGCTTTGTTTTCAAAAGTATAACAAGTGTCATTATATTTAAAAACTTGATTTTTAATTTTGCTCATTGGTGCGGCTACAAATTTAAGGCAGTTACGATCCGTACATGCTTTTCGAAATAATGATGCTAATCCTATTCCCAGTAACATCGAAATCACATATTTTCCGAATCTACTATATATAAGTCTTCTAATATTCATATATAGTTAGCTTGTATTATTTTTTCAGACTAACAGGATATTTTCTTATTTTGGAAAGGTCAGAGGGACATTTAACTTCTCGAGGAACAAATTTATGACAGACACCTGCATCATCCTTAAATAAAAGTTTTTCAGTATTATCAGGATTAGGATATACTAAAATTACGTCTGGGTTTGGAATAGTTATATATACAAAGAAAACACCCACACATAAACTTAAAATAAATACAGGAATACTTATTACTTTTGAGATTTGCATATAGAGTATATGCTTATTTTATATTTGCGAATACCTTCCCTTCTTCCCACATTTCCTCCTTCTGTAATATACCTACTTTATTCGAAACTAACTTAAATTTTATCTCTGCCTTCTCGTTATCCGCATCCACATATAATTGCGCATATTGATTATTCTGCACATCTTCTTGTAATGGTAATATCTGATCTATATAAAGTTCTATTGCATCCTTTACTGCTGTCAAATTATCGTCTTTCTTGAAGAGATTAATGGCTTCCTTAAATTGCTCATTATATGTATATAATTGTAAGCGGGCGACTTCGATTTCATTTATCCGGTCTTTCCAATTATAATTTTTTTCTAATAATGTTTCTAAAGTTGTTAAGTGTTCAAAATATGACTTAAACAAGGTTTTAACCTTGTCAAATTTAGCTATCGTCTCCGCTTCTTTTTCTAAATCATATAAAAAATCTAATTTAATCCTAATAATTCTTTGCTTTAAATCTTCAACCACTTTTCTAGTATGCTCAATCTCTGTGGGCAAGAAATGAAATTTATTTTTTTTTATTTCAATGTGCAATTTACATGGTTTTTCGGCAGCACATTCCGCTTTTAAAAAATCTCCATCATTGATAAATGTTGTCCCGCCTGCACGTCGACACTTTACACATTTTTTCTTTAGATTCTTAACTTTTCTCCTTTTTTCTTCTATAGAATCATTGGACCTCTTAATTTTAACCCTAGCTTTTTTAACTGCTTTATCATATTTTGCTTTTAATGTGTAATAGTTTTCTATCGCCTTATCATACTCTAGACCTTCCATTATAATTAAATCTTATAATATTTTTATGCAAATCTTTTCAAATTTGCATCAGAATTTAATGTGGGCAAATCTGTAATAATCAAATTTTGATGTTTTTTTGTTTTACTTCTGGTTGCTTTAATTTTCTCTAGAATATACTTCTCTTGATTGAGACTCTTTTTTTTCTTCTCCTCAGGAGTCAATCTTCCTTTATATTTATAGTAAAGGAATATACCTAATATAAGGAAAAATGCTAACAAAAGAAGTAAATTATAAATACGAGTATATATGATTGTTTTTCGCGATCGACATTGTTTTAAGGTCTCTCTCATAAAATAATGCATACCAGGTTCTGTAAGAAGTGGAGAACATTCCATTAATAATAGAAAAATAAATAAATAATTAAATTATACACACTATTTATAGGATGGAAACTGCAGGAGCATCAATCATTGTATTTGTAGTTATCACTGTTATATACATTGTATTAAAACAAACTATAGGTTATAAATATGGCGATAAAGGGGGCCCTAAACGGCGTAATATACTTTTAGGCATATATGTCATCAGTGTTGTCATGACTCAGTACATGTTCAATACTCAAATTACGAGTCAAATTTGCGGCACAGTGCAAGCCGGCACAGCTTTTTGGATGACCATTATCCCCAATACCATAATGTTTGGTCTGTTAATCACCATATTCAGCTTTGCACCAGGATGGAAAGCCCCATTTTCTAACACGATTGGTTATTTATTTGCTTACATGGGTGGAGCGCGCAAAATTTTTATGAGCATGATATTACAAAAGGAATATAGTGGTTCGAAGGGTCAAAAGAAGAAAGGGCAAAAGGGTGGTGGTGTGGAAAAGCATGGTGATGCGAGCCATTTCAAGAAACCTTTAATACAAGAAATTTATGATAACCCGTCTTTAATGATAAATGAAATAACTCCTGATAATTTTGATACTTTTATGTCTGAAATGTATGACAATCGTATAATAGGGAAAGGTGCGTCGAAATGTTTTGGGAAGCTTTATAAGTTGGTGGCTCTTAAAGATTGTGTGTCGGAGTTAGTATGGTATTTGTTGGTTGGTTCTCTCGTTATAACGACGTCATACAATGCGTTGCAGAATATTTCGTGCAAGAAGAGTGCGGATGCGCAATTACAAGCGCATGCCAAATGGACAGCTGCTCAAAATGTGCCTGAAAAGAAGAAGACACCGCGCGTGTACTACACGAGAGAGTAATTTAATTATTAATTTTTTTTTCTTTTAAAAATTAATAGTAAAATTTAGGCATTGCTAAATAATAGAGTACGAATAAGTAACTAAAAATAGCTAAAATCATTGTAACAAGCCAAATAGGTATAACAGTCTTACTGCGCATCCCTAATCCAAATTGTTTTAAACTTCCGTCGGCATTATATAATATAGCTGGGCGTGTCAGTTGCACAATAGCAAAAGCTACAATAAAAATAAGTATAGAAACAGCGCTGATATGATTCCGAATAAAGTGTCTGCCTTTCATATTAATGTATAAATAGATTAATTTTTATATTAATAGCCCTCATCACCATCTCTCTCGCCATAATCATCATCATTTGGCAAATCGGAGATATCAAAAGCTTCTTTCCAAGCAGCTTGATCAGCTTGTTCTTCAGCAATCATGTCCAATTTATATATTGATCTTGCCATCTCAGTGTCAACACCCATTTTCCCTAATTTTATATCTTCTAGCGCCTCCTTCTCCAACCTCTCACGATCCTTTTCATACTGATCTTCGTCATATACATACAACGCACGCGTAAGACCAACACTCCATTCACCCAATCGATGATTCATCATTATTTTTTCTATTTCTCTCTGCTGAATCGACAGATCTTGGAAATTCTTAGTCACCCGATTCTTCTCCTTCTCTCGTATCTTTAATGTTCTTTCCGTGATCATTTCATTATTCATATTCAATATTTTTTTATCTGCTTCAAAATGCTGTAATAAACGTAAAATATATTTGGCAATAATTCTATCTGTAATTTCAGCTTGACCCTCAATAATATCAACTTCAGTCAACATAGGTTTTTTAAGGCGGGGGTTTTTTGCAGCCCCAAATTCCTGACCAGCCGGTTTCCGCTTTTTAGTTACAAGTACTTCCCCGCTTTGTAATATAATTTCATCCAAAATAGTGAGATAGTAAAAATGCATTATCTTCTCATAGACATCGGCGCCAAAGAGTATAGTTGTTTTGTCAGATTCGGACCCTGTTTTCATAAATATAGGAAGAATATCAATAAGTTTAATGATATATTGGGAGACCTTACTTGCAGCTATAAGAATTGCAATCAATTCCTCATTTTTATAAAACGTACGCAAGTCAGCAAACTCATGCGCAATAATAGATTGCACGTCTCCTACATGATTGGGGGATAAATGCCAATGTTGGGGGACGGGTGCTTCTTCATAATCAACATGATTAGCGATTATTTGTGGATAAACGTCAACGATATTGATAATATTTTTATGAAATACGCGACCTATAAATGCGGATGTTTCTTCTTGTCTTGTGGCATAGTTGCCTTCGCCGCGTTCGCGCCATTTTCCCAAATTGCGTAATATATCTTCGACTTTTCTTAGTCGCCCGCCCCCCTCTATGCTATGAGTCTGAATAAAGTTTAATATCTTAGCTTCTAGTTCATTAATACTTAATGACAAATATCTTTTGATTCTTCCCATGACATCCTCGCTCCCTTGAATTTCTATTTCCATATAATCGAGTGTTTCTCTCAGCATAGTAAGTAGAGGATGTTGAATATCATCTTCACTAAATACATCTAATAGTGCTTCTAACCTAGGTCGCGCGCTGAAAACGGGAGGTTCAAGATTTATTGGAACAATATTTTCATTTTCAACTATTTTCATTAATTGATAGAAGTGTGTAAGTGTATAATGCTTTCCCTCGCCTTTTAATATGGCCATCTTTTCTTCAAATGTATGCGTGATGAGAAACTCACTTTTGTTATCAATGCATACTCCTTTTAAATCTTTACCTAATAAAACGCCGCTATTAAAACGGCAATAGCGGATAAAAGCTTTATAAATTGTTACTTCAGAAAAAGCAGGCGAAAGAAGTGGATAGTCATAACGTGTATCTGCTGGATCAAATAGATAAGGTGCCATTGTTAAATAACGAACCAATTTCAGTGTTCTCTCAAAACCGCGCACATGCTCATTATTTTCACGAATAGATGGTTCCTGCTCACTAAAATACTTTATGGTATTTTTGGTACCAACATTGCAACATACATTTTCTAAAAATGGTTCATCGAGTGAGCTTCTGAGGAGGGGTGCTTCTTTATTTACGACTTTCTGTATACTTTGTATAATTGCAAGTGATCTATAAATTACGCGTCCTAATAAAATAGATATTTTTTCTTCTTGTGCAAGATCTCCGCTTTCCATAAGTCCATTGAGTTGGGTAATGAAACTTGAAGCCAATGCGCGTTTTTCGGATAGTTTTAAAGGTTGAAGTGGGGGTAGAAATGTGAGCCACGTTGTGATATTATGTTCATCTGGAATTTTATCGACGTCCACATATGTTGTTAGATAGTCTTTTTTGCTTCTGATTCTCTCTTTAACATTATCGCGCGGTAAAACATATTTCTCGATATGACTTCTTAGTCGTTTAACTAAGTCTTTTCTTATTTGTCTTTGAAAAACATCGCGATCAATGCCTTTTTTCTTTCTGACCTTCAATGTTTTCCATGGCGTCCCAGCCAACTTTGTATTATATATGATACATACAATATACTGCAAAAATCCGTCATGACCATCTCCCTCGAATGGAAAACCTGCAATTGTTCGTCTGCATCCTGGGAATGTTTTATGGACAACAATAGATGGGATCATTGTTTGTATAACAAGAATCATAAAGGCTAATGTGAGTAATAGCAAATTTTTTTGAACAGCAAAAGCGTATGTTTTTGCACGTTTCTTTCCTCCCATTGCTTTATTATATGCCGCTTCGGAGGGGAATGTTGTACGCTGAACTTCAATTACATTTTTAATGATAAAGGGTACATCCGAGTCCATTTTAATGGATAGATAGTTTGACATGGCCATAATAACATTATAAATCATTTTGGCTTCGTCGGATTCAAAAGTGCGCACAGGTTCTTGCGACGCGGCGAGCTCTTGCATACTTTTTTCTAAGAGATCGTGTGATACGATACGGAATCCTTTTTCGTCATATTCCTCAAGGGTAACAAAATCAAGTTGTTTGATAACATATCCGCTATGTCTATCGACGACAGCATCTCCAGAATCGCTCATTTGCCCTTGTTGTGCTGCAATACGTTCGACGGCTTGCTGATATCTATTCTCTTCAAAAGCATCCGCGAGTGTTTTAAGAAATGTGGGGATCAGTGGTACATTTAATTCTGCATCATAATACCAAAAAGGTGATTCCTCTTCACCTTCACCTATGCGGCAAAAACGTGCTACGAAATTTTTAATATCATTCTGTTTCTTTACAAAATCGGTTTGCATTAAAATCAGTTCTCTCAGCTCAGCCCGTGGAGAGACGATCTTATCGGATTCTGTATCCAAGAGTCCTATATGGTATTTTTGTAGGTCATATTTGAGCAATGAAAGTAGTTGAAGGTTTTCCCGTGCTGCTAGTTTTGCTTTATATAGTATCAACTCCTTTGACAATCGTTGTTGCAACCTTTCTCTACTGAGATCATTTTCATTTTCGAAATGGTGTGCGATATCCTCCATTAATTTCTTTTGTATCTCGAGTTGATTTACATTATCGCTGTCACAGGTTTCTTTTACTTTTAAACATTTATTTTTTAAATTGCAAAATATATTTTCCCAATTATCTCCCTTTAATTCGGGCGCTGGTATCCAATTATCTTTGACACGCTTATAAAATGTCATTTTCATATCATCATCCATTAACATTGCAAAATCGCCGTCTATTACGCGGCGTTGTCCCTGTAGTAGCGCATCTACTTCTCTTTCAACATTTGTTGTAACCCCTAATTTTTCTAAATGTGACTTAAGATGACGTGCAAATGCTGTATGATCCATTTGCGCCTTTAATTTACCTAGATCATCCATAATATCATATCGTGTTTCATCATATTTTTTATCAAAATATACAGGTTTATTGTTATCCTCCTCTAATTCATCAATATCTATATATCTTTTGGCTAATGTATGTGTAGAACAGGTATCATGAGTTTCTTCTTGATGTAACTGATTAGTCAATGTATGAATTCTCTCATCAGCGGCTTCAATATTAAAGGTACCAAATAAATCAATATCATGTAATGACAATTGAGTAGTCAGGACGCGTGCGCCATCACTATTAAGCATTTCAGCAAGAATTTCAGAGGTAGAGTACAACCACCACGATGTTTCATGTATGTTGTATCCCGGTGCTTCTTTAATAACTGATGTTTCGACAGGGGTTACATGGATTTTTTTATCCACATAATTTTCACTTTTATGTTTTCTATCCACAACGTTAATTTTTAGTTGTTGAATTTTGTTAGACATAAACCTAATCATCCTTTTATATTGCTGAAAAGTTAGATCAGTATCATATACCATAAAAGGTTCCATATCCTCTAAAATGCCGACAAGAGAATAAGGATTTGCAATACTATCTTTGATTCGTTTAAAGATACTTTTGGTTTTCGGAATCGCCGACGAGAGATATTGTTGATATATTTCTTCGCCTACTCCTTCAATACCTTCCGGCATTTGAATATTTTGGATACCGCCAAGAAATTCACCACCTTCATTGGCAGGAAATACATTCACCCTAGTTTTCTCTCCCAATAATTGCCAATAATTTAAATTAACAAGGTGTAAATTTGTTCTCTCCAAGATGGAAGTGGCTGGTAAATTAATCTTCGAGTATTTGACAACTGGCATTGGCAATGTTAAGATATTTTTGATATAAATAGAATCATTGGGTGTTAAAGGGGTTCTTTGGATGGTGGTTTTGCGCGGTGTTTCTCTCACTGATGAGAGATATGTTAGTCCTAATGTATATGGTTCGAGTACGAAACGTGCATTATGAACGAGAGAAACGGACTTTCTGGAGCCGGGTATTGGTTCTGTCCCATATGTAGATGAAAAGAAATCTTCATTATTATTTACAATTGCGGTAATATTGGCATTTACTACTAAACTGGGTAAAGTTGTTTCTCTCGCGATAGGAGGTGCAACAGGTGTCCAGTACGGGTTTAGCGAACGCATGAGGTAAATGTACTTATTCTGGTCACCTGGTACGACATTTTGTCTATATTGTTGTTCAATGGCATATACCTTTTCTCTCACGTCAGCTAATGTGAGAGCCATAACATCTTCTAAATCGGTTGTATCCCCATAATAGATTTTACGACGATTTTCAACTATCGGTAAAATCCAATATAACTTTTGATTTAGTTTTTGAAGGGTAGTGACGAGAGGTTTATAATCGGCGCCTTTAAGCAGTGGTTTTTGTGGATTGCCCCATTCATCAAAGATGGAAAAGGCTTGTCTTAGTTCTTTAAAGCGTGCGATCATTTTGTGAATACTATTCATTACTTGATTTGTTCGTTGATTAGTAGGAATAACCGCTAAAAGTTCATCAAGTAGATCTTCGCTTTGCTGACTGATTGCGAATCGTCTTTCGGTCTCTCCCACGTCTACTAGTTGTGTCATTTCTTCCTCCTGTGCACTGAAAACGATTTCATCTCCTTCAGCGATATATTTTTGCAGATCTGGCGGAGCATCTTCGTCATCTTCGTCTACTTCTTCAATATCGCTTCTGGAAGAGAGAGATGAGGGTGGGGTGGTAGGTGCCGTACGTATATTAATTTCTGTGATGGGTAGATTCGTGGGAATTCCTTTGTATGCAAAATCGATAAATATATGTTTTTGTTGGGGGTGTGTAATAATCTCAATCATATCTTCGTCAAGGCTAGCAATCTTCCCTGTTAAAACATATGGAACGTCACCGCCAAAATATATATCTATCCATGTTTCAGGTAATAAATTCTTCTGGCGGGCAAATCCTTTTTCAGACGCCTTATCAATAATAGCAATCTCCTCAATGTTTTCATCAGTTAAATTCCCATCTATTAGGGTTAACTCTAGTTTTGTTGGGTTATCAAGATCGGTAGCATCTATCAATTGCAAGCGTTTATCATCTATATAACTAATTAAATAAATATGATTATTTATATCTTCATTATTAGGCGCCTGGAGTTGTATAATATCGCCCAGTGAAAGGAATAAATTTGTGTCAGACATTATCTTATAATTATAGTAGAAATTTTTTAGTAATACGAAAATTGATTTAAATATATTTTTAAGAACATAAATATTAATAGAATGCCTACCTATGACCTTGAAGCAGCCTTTGACACTACACAATTACTTACACCAGAATATGCTAAAAAAATGCATTTTTCTCAAAAGGAAAAAAATGGAGTTTACATTTTGCGGTATATAAAAGATTTTATACGTGATGATAACATTGCAACACTAGGTCTCATGCGTTCAGTAATAACAAATGGGAAAGAAGTTATATGTTTTAGTCCTCCAAAATCTATTCGTTGCGGAGAATTTACAGAGAAATATGCGCCTACAGGAAGTGTGATAGAGAATTATATTGAGGGCACAATGATAAATTGTTATTATCATGAGGATAAGTGGAACTTTTCGACAAGAGGAAGTATTGATGCTACAAATAAATTTTATCATAATAGTGTGTTAAGTTTTCAGGCTATGTTTTTGGAGGCGTTGGAGCTATCCCCAATAAGTTTATCTGATCTTGATGTGCAGTATTGTTATTCGTTTGTGCTGCAGCATCCTGCCAATCGTATTGTAGTTCCTTTTGCGCGTCCTTTTATTGTTTTAGTTGGAGTTTTTAAATGTGATGGATGGAAGATAGAAGATAAAATGCCTGAATTGCGGTTAGATTTCCTCAAGCGAAACTTTCCTCTTCCTTATCAATATTATTTTGAAAGCTGGACTGATGTTGAAAATAACTTTGCCAGTCAGGCAACTGATTATAAAGTACCTGGTATTATGATAAAATATGCAGACGGGGCGCGTAGTAAGTTTCGTAATCCAGTATATGAAAAAGTGCGTATTCTAAAGGGTAACTCACCAAAATTGCAATATCAATATTATATTCTTTACGCGCAAAATGCAGTTAATGAATATTTAAAATATTATCCTGAAAATAAAGAAGAGTTTTGGGAATATAGAAAAGAGCTTATAAGTTGGACAAACCAGTTATATCGTATATATCATGAGTATCATGTGAAAAGTCTAATTTCGAAGGAATTTATTCCATATCAATTTCGCCCCCACGTATGGGCCTTACATCAATATTATCTGAATGATCTCAAGCTCAAGGGTGAATATATAACAAGGCAACGGGTTATAGAATATATTAATAATCTCGAACCTGCTCGTTTAATGTACGCGATAAATTACCCAACCAGAAAAAAAACTATAGAAACGACAACAGGTAATGTTACTTATTCAAATTGACGATGTATTGTATTAAACGCCAGTGTAGCATCGGTAATAGCATCAACAAGGAGGTTAAGTGCTTGATTGTGGTCTACGCCATCTCGAAAAGCTATGCGTAAGAGTCCGTCGGCATCATGTGGATGTTTTTTAATAAAACCGAGATAGGACAAGGTTTGTCCTTTTACATAGTGTTTATCATAAAGTATAAATTCAAGAATTTTTCCAATTGTATATCCTTCATTTTCTAGTACGATATCGAATGAGTTTGCCATCGTGGTTTCACTTCTTATAATTTGGATTTTTTGTTCTGAAACGCTCCTCTTAATGTTAGCTAATTTGGCGTTAATTATTTCAGTTGCTTTCTGCATTAATTTCTTATTTGTGAATACTCCTATCGTTTCAAGACGAAAATCGAAACTATCAGGAACCACAACCCTTTTACCATCATGAAGTAACCAATTTTTATGGGCTAACGCATGATCAGCACCTGCTTTGGCTTCAAAATCTTTTTTAACGCGCGTCCATTCATCATATTGTTTGACTTTGTCTGGTGTCATTGCATATGCGCATGTGGAAACTAAATTAAAAGAGCTATTCTCCTTGGCGGCACCCAAAGAGAATTTGGCGGTAATATGTAATGCTTCTCCGGGAACATCTTCTGAGATTTTGGGGCGTAGGCGGGCGAAAAGGATATAATCCTTTGTGATTGGATTTGGGGGGAATATTTTTTTAACTGCCTGTTCGGATAAATATTTACCCTTATGTTTGATACGGAAATCCCCCGTTGTTATCATTTCAATATTGCCACTTTCATTTTGTTTATTTACTTCGACTTCATATTCGTCTAATTCTTCGGCCGCCAAATCTTCTGTAATATGGATTGGGATACAACTTAAGCGTTGTTTCAGTATTTCATTATTAAATCGGGTAGTGTTTTTATGAAATATAGCATCATTTTCTTTATAAGGAGTAGTTCTGAAAACAATGGTAGGTATTTCGGAAATAAGTGTCCTACGTAATGCATTTATTATGCTTACATTGGTTCCAGTCATTGTAAATGTAAGAATTCCATTAGCTTCTTTGGCATCAGTTACTTGAGGTTCCATTCTATAATTGTTATATATATAACCTAATATTATATCAATTTTTAAGTTAAATTATATATATTACAAAAAGGATCCTATAATATATGAGTTGCATCCTATATTATAGTAATTATTGTGAACCATCAAAAAAGTTACTATTTAATTTATCGCGGTCTAAAATTAAGGAAGATATTCACTTTGTTTGTATTGATAATCGAAGCGCAGGACCTAAAAATACCACATTAATTAATCTGAAGAATGGACAAAAATTAGTCCTCCCTCCAAGTGTTACCCGGGTACCTGCACTACTCCTTCTTAATCGAGGGCAACAAATCTTATTTGGCAAAAGTATTTATGGACATTTAAAGCAGAAGATGCAGGCAATAAAAACGAAGGCAACAAATAATAATCAGGAACCTTTAGCTTTTTCGACCTCAGAGATGGGGAATACTCTCTCCGATACCTATTCTTATTTAGATACAAGCCCCGCAGATTTAGGGGCTAAGGGAGCTGGCGGATTACGGATTTTGCATAATTATGTCACTTTAGGAAATTCCTGTATAATTGAAACGCCGCCTGAGAGCTATACTCCAAATAAAATAGGCGAGATTGATCTAGGAAAAATACAACAACAACGCCATCTCGACATACAAAACTCTAAACGTTAATAAACTTAAAAATAAACACTTTATTTATTCTAATGAGCAACATTTTAACCGCTTTTAATACCCATCTGATTGACTTTATAACAGACATAATAACAATCTTTCCGGAAAAGAAGGGACTTCGTGTTACCAAAACTGCTCTCCAGACATGGCGCCGCTTAAATCCTCGCTCTATTATACAAACATGGAAAGAAGGTATAACAGATAAATATCAGAAAGAAATTATGAGTGGTAATGCCGATTTTTTCTTACAAAAGGATTATATTACAGATATATCTGGTTGTGAGGATTCTAGATACATTCTAAGCGCTATTGAAAGATTGCGAGAACCACTAAGCAGCATGGGTGCTGAGAATAAGGAAAAGGCAATTAAATATGTTCAAAATTTGACCAAATTAAGTATATTGTATTTCAATAAGTAATAATATAGAAAAAAAACAAAAAGATTAATGTATTAATGATATCGAAAGAATTAGCCACTATTCTCCATGATTTTATTAAAGACATATTGGGGACATTTCCCGAATACAAAGATAATTTACATCCGGGTTTATTAGCTTTGTATAGTGGGCATGAAAATGCCGAAGATGCAATATCGTCAGTTGTCGAGCATTGCGAGCAAGTATATCCAGAACGTTTTTTCGATATATTGTATCAGAAAGAAGAAATTTTTTCAGAATCGATTTGCTTTCTTCCAGGTATTGATTTTAAGGCGATCTGGTCAGCAGACATAACATCAAAGACAAGAACTATAATTTGGAAATATTTGCAGCTAATTCTTTTTTCCATTGTATCTGCACAGAAGGGTACCGAAAGCTTTGGCGACACGGCAAAACTTTTCGAAGCAATTGATGAAGAGGAATTTAGTAAGAAATTAGAGGAAACTATGGATCAGATGTCCTCGATTTTTAATATTAGCGGTGAGACTATGGATGCATCCAATCTACCCCTACCAGATCCCGCAGAGTTACAAAATCATATTAGTAGTCTTCTTGACGGAGATCTGGGAAAACTGGCGAGAGAAATAGCAGAAGAGACTGCTAATGAGATGAATACTAATATGGAAGATGCGACGTCAGTTGGCGATGTTTTTAAAAAACTATTTAGGAATCCGGGAAAACTGATGGGATTGGTGCAAAAGGTGGGTACAAAGCTTGACACTAAACTTAAATCGGGTGAGATGAAGGAAAGTGATTTGATAATGCAAGCTTCTGATTTGATAACAAAGATGAATAAAATGCCGGCAATGAAACAAATGAATTCGATGCTTGGGGGTTTGGGGTTACCGGTAGGCAATGGTAAGATAAATATGAATGCCTTTCAAGCTCACATGGAGAGAAATTTACAAGCCGCCAAGATGCGCGAGAGAATGCAGCAAAAGCTCCAACGCCGGCGCGATAAGAAACAAATGGAAGCTGCGATGCAAGCTGCTGTTGCAGTTGCGCCTACGCCTGCAGTACCGCCTCCACCACCCAAAAAAAAGAAGCGTCGTCGAAAGAAGAAAGGCAAGAATAAAAAATAACACTGAATATATATATGGTAAGCACATTTTGGTTAGATAATCCTAGTATTTTGTTTAAAAAAGATAAAATTATGAATGTTTGGCCTTCCCCAACAGATTCTTTCGCGGGAAAGTTAAATGCTGTGACACGACTTGTAGCAATTCTAACACTTTTAGGATATATACTTACGCGTTCTGCCAATATTCTTGTAACAGGTGTTGTGACGATCGGTGCTATTGTTATATTATTTAAATCACAAAAACAGAAGACTAAGATTAGCAAGAAGATTTTAAAAGAAGGGTTTACTGGACCACATCTGTATAATAAAGTATATAATCATTTTCAACAACCTACTAGACAAAATCCATTAATGAATGTTCTATTACCAGAAATACAATATAACCCACAACGCAAGCCCGCCGCACCTGCTTTTAATCCACAAGTAGAGAAAAAAATCAATCGAAAGGTCGCAGACCCACGCTTATTCCTAGATTTAGGCGATAATATCGCATTTGATCAATCAATGCGCAATTTCTATGCGACCGCAAACACTACTATACCAAATGATCAAAAGGCTTTTGCCAGTTTTTGTTATGGAAACATGCCATCATGCCGCGGCGGCGACAATTTGCAATGCTCTAAGAATAATTACCGCAACCCCACATAATTGTTTAAATAAATTTTCTTATGTATAATTATATGACGAGTGTCCATAGTTATACATTCGACAACATGAGTCGCATTGGAGACGATGAATGCAATTTATCTCAAAGAAATGTACAGAATGCCGATTTTGGTTCTTATTCAGTACAGAACTATTTTGTAAAATATTGCGGAATGAAGAAACCCATTGAATTCGCAACGAGCCAACCCAATGTATTCTACAATGGCGGCTTTGGCAACTATTGCGGTGCCGGTGGCTGCAATATCAATAGTGATTCCAAGCTGAAGATTGGATCGATTCAGACGCACCCGAAATGCCGTATTAGCTTGTACCAGCGTCCATTCGCCACTGTGCCATATTTGGGACGCGGTCCTTCCCACCCTGTGTTAGAAGCAAAATTACAGCAAGGCGATTATGTCACCAACGTCAAGAGCTGCAACACCACTAGCGAGATCTCTTACTTCCATCAATATGAAGATTTGGTGCCCAGTCTTAAAGCGACTGTGCAAAACCCAGCCAACCTTGTTGAGGGAGTTGCCGCCAAAGGCTGGATCCGCGGGGGACTTCCAACCCGCGATCTTGTACGTGACCAAAGCTACGAAGGTCGTGGTCCCTGCAATGTAAATTGCAAGTAAAAAAAATATATATTAATATATTAATGGCATCAACAAGAAATAATAATACTCGCAGCGACTATTGTCTACAGCAAAGAAGTTACCAACTATCTTTGGGTTATGATCTTTATAAATATAAACGAACCGCCTATGATACACGCTTCCCATGCTTTGGAATTAATACCGGCTATACACCAAATACCGAATTGTCATGCAATGCAACCGACACAGAAAGCTTTCTCTATGGAATTGACTCGACGAATCTTGTAAAACCGCAAAAACCATTTACCGCTGACGTGAAATGTGTTCCCGGAATTACCTTTTTCAATAAATTACAAACATATTTGCCCAAACCTTTAGTCATTCCAAAATGTCAACGCCCGCAAGGACCTTTCTGTTAAATTATACTTGATATATGTCTTTGACTTACGATAAAGATATATATATATAATACATATGTCATGTGCATCAATTAAAATGAAAGCTTATCCGGGAAATGGTGGTTGTTGTGATGGGAAGCCCGGTGAAGAAGGCGCGACAGGACCAACAGGACCTATTGGCTTTGGAGGTCCTATCGGACAAACAGGTGCCACTGGACCTACTGGTAGTGGAGATCCTTTTACCAATACAGGAGGTACCGGACCTGCTGGGGATCGAGGTCCTAGCGGATCTTCAGGACCAACCGGCGGTCAAGGTATTATCGGACCTCGAGGACAAACGGGAGCGACAGGGGCTACCGGACCTACAGGTACGACGGGTCCAACAGGACCAATAGGTATTACAGGACCAACTGGCCCCCTAGGAGCCACCGGTCCTGTAAATTTGAATATTAATATGGTAAATTTTAGTGGATTTTTTCAAGGAAGCCCAAATCTCACCGATCCTTCTGGAACCTGGTCCATTAACCCTGCGGGTGTACCTTGGGATATTGCTGGTCTTAGGCAAAATCGTTGGTGGATATACCCAGGAGGCGGGGCTGCCGAGTCTGCCGCTTCAACACCCGCTCGATACTGGCGGTCCGCGCAACCTTTGCAGGTTGGATGGTGGGCGGCTCCCTTTATAGCAGGCGCAACGCAGTATTATAACTCTCCTCCTCTCATTTCGATGCCATGGACTTACGCTAGAATCACAGAACTCGCATATGCTTTTGGTGGTAATGATCTTACTGCTACATCGCCACCAGCAAATTCAGGATGGAACAGCAGCTCCACCATGAATGGTTGGAATATAGTAATTTGGAGTTATTGTGCTACAGATAGCTCAGGCGCCTTACCAGTTGGGGAGAGCCGCGGCATTTATTGTCCCTCAGACTCTTGGTGTGGTTGTATTCCGATAGTGCCGCCCCTCGCCACGCGTTGTATACCCAACGCATCAAGTAATAATAATTCCATATCAGTTAATATTCAGCCAAATACAATAGGATTTTTGAATTGGCGTCCTCCACAAACCGATGGCTTTATAACAATAGGACTAAAATATGAAATAGTCGAGACTTAGTCGAGACTAATTTTTTTACTGAACATTATATAATGTTCTCTATTAAAAGTATTTCGAGATTTTCTAATTATAATAGACGAAAAAATCAGCGTCAATGTTGCATTATTGGCAAAACTGGAGCCGCCGGTATATCCGGAAAAACTGGGGCTACAGGACCATTTGGCATCTATGGGACGGGACCCACAGGAGCGCCAGGAGCTACAGGCGCCCGTGGAACCCAAGGAGCAAGAGGAGCAACGGGTCCTACGGGACCAATAGGTGTGGACGGCTTTAAAGGTGCAACAGGAATTACAGGAGCAACGGGTAGCGTTGGTTTTGATGGTTCTACGGGACCTACAGGCGCCACCGGTTCCATCGGGGCAACAGGACCGACGGGTTTCACTGGTATGACAGGACCTACAGGAGCACAAAATACATCCAAAAATTGGGGTCCAACCTCCGACCTCGGTATCAATAGGCGGAAAGTATTAATTCCCTTTAGTTGTATAATACGTCGCGGACAGAATATTGGCGCACAGGCTATAGATCATTGGATGTTTCCATCGGGGGGCGGCTGCATGCAATTTGATGGCGGCTCATTTCCCACGCCCAGTTATACAGGGATTGCAGATATCGGTCTTGCGGCTTCGAATGCCGGCAGCGCCCCCTTTGCATTTCATACCACTCCCGGTATCGGTCCCACCCCTGGACCTCATTCTAGTTATATACCCTCAGCTATTGTACCATATTCGAGGGCGCAATGCACGCGAATTGCTTATAGCATCGTTAATGATGAGGTGGGGAGCGCCAGTATGTTCCGAGGAAGACCCATTCAATTAAAAGTCTGGGCTTTTTGCGACGGAACACCGATTAGTTCAATAACGGCAGCAAACAATGGTGAACCGAGTGGCAATATATGGGAAACTGCTGGCGGTCCTGGCGGTATGGAAGCCGACTTTGCGCCTTGTGGAAGCGATCTACTAAAAGATCGCGATGGTAATGTTGCACCTGTACCCTTCTCCTGTCCCATGTCTGGACTAATCGGGGGACCTGCTATCGCTATGTCGCTGGGTATAAGTAATGTAGCTGGCGCTACTGCCAATCGCACAGTTGGCATTAATGCGGTTGCGTATATAGATATACTTACTCCATAATATCTTGTCATATGTATATAATATGTCATATAACAAGCGAAGTCAATATAGTTACAACGCTTCTTATCGAAATTTCTCCGATTATTTAGCAAGGCGAACCACTCAATTTTCATGTTGCTGTCCCGGTCCCAGTGGACCGAGGGGAAATATAGGAGCAACAGGAGCGAGGGGGCGGGGGGCATCGGGTCCCACAGGACCGACAGGACCCATCGGACCTGTCGGGCCGCAAGGATTTTCAGGATCTACTGGACTTAAGGGATTTACAGGTCCGACTGGACTGACGGGATCTATAGGTGATTATGGTCCGCAAGGTCCAACAGGACAAACTGGATTTACAGGTATTACAGGTCCTACGGGCGCTACGGGAGCAGAAGGACAAACGGGCTATACCGGACAAACAGGAGCAACCGGACCTGCAGGTCCGAAGAGCGCCACCTTCGCGCTTTATAATACATACTATTTCTCAGCAATGTTTAATAGTCAACTAATGGATATTTCCGGTTACACCACCACCGGATCTATTTGGAGCAGGAGTAACAATCATCAAAGTGATTGGTGGCTCCATCCCGGATATCCAGGAAATGAGCAAGGTGATGTTATCGTAGGACAAGAACCAGATCCTGCCCAAAATATCGCATCAATTCGATATATTGGGGCACCAGTACAAGCATGGAATGCCGGAAATTCCTGGCCCAATGCAACAGGTACAAACCCTCTCTGTATTCCGCCAGCACACTCAACATGCTATAGCGGCGCATCAATTATTAAAGTATCATGGTCTTTTAACATAGACCCATCGAAATTAATAGGCGGAGCACCAGGTACGCCTGGGGATTTAGGGTTCGAGAAACTGAAGCTTTGGGTATATTGTAATGATCTTTGCGGTAATGCAATTGGTATTGGATCAGGTCCCGATGGTAGATTAATGCCCAAGACAGACATATCGGGAGTAATAGATATAGAAGATGCACGTCTCTGCGATTGTTCCACTATAAATATCTCCATCCCTCAATATCATTCGGTTTCTGTCAGTTTAGAAAGCCCGCCAGGAAAAGTGCCACAAACTCTTGCCGATTATAATAATCTCTTCATTGGAAATGTCGCCGCAAATAATTTTCATGCCGCTGTTGGACTCTCAGTTTTAGTACAGGATGTTACTTTCTAGGTAGTACCAAATTTCTTCAGCTTTTTAATATCTTCCAAAATAATTTTCTGTATTTTTCCACCAATATCCTTCACCGCATATCGCGCCATAATCGTATTCACAACCTTCACACCAATACATAATGTCGAAAAATCTGGTTTATACACCTCTGTTATCCAGTCATCACAATACCAATTCTCTATACTTTTATTAAAAAAAGTATTAAATATTTGATAATGCTTTCGATGTACGAATGCATTTTCTATAACGGGTGTTTTCTTTTGATTAATCCTTCCATAATAATTGGCATCATGGCATCCACCCACTACACCTTTATTATCACGTCCAGAAAGGATCTCAATAAATTTATCAACCCATGGTGTTAACATTTTAATATCATCCCCTATTTGGTAAAAATAATCGTGATTATTCTTGTAAGCCAATTCAAATAATTGATTCCATGCAAATGCAGGTTTGTGTTCACAGCCCGTGAGCAAGGGAGTCTTGATTGTAATATTATCACGTGATAAAAGAGAAAAAAGCATTGCATTCGAAACATAAAAAGAATCTGTATTATCGATACCCAAATAAATTGTATAGTTATACGCTGAATTATATGTTTTTAAAAAATTAGGATAGAAGATACGCATAAAAGGAGTATCGTCTATGATTTTATAATCTTTGCCGCGACTACAAACCGGAATCAACAAAGCTATTGAATACATTACATTAATTATTAAATACTATTCTAAGTTCTTGTTTACTTGGAAATTATAAGAATAGGTGTACGTTTTTCGCGATCATCCGTAAGATACGCGCCAAATACATGAGAATTTTCTGCATAGTTCCTTATTTTCGGTAAAAATTCTGTCATTATGCGGCTTCCGGGATAAATATCCTCTATAATGTAAAATCCGCCCTCATTTACAAGATTGAAAAAATGATAGAATGTTTTTAATTGATACTCATCATAATGAGCGCCATCATCAATGATAATGTCAATATCCGTTGGAAAATCTTCTTTTTGAAAAGACGCGCGACATGCTTCTGCATCGATGGAATTACATAGATGGGTCTTAATACGCTCTTCGGTAAATTGGGTATCAGGTTGGATGTCAACGCCATGAATTTGAGCCTTTGGGAAGTAATCGCGCCATGCGCGCAAGGAACCTCCCGGTTTGTAATTTGGCAAGGCATATCCTACCATCGATGATGGCGCACCCTTAATCATCGTACCAATACCAATCTCCAGAAAAACCATTTCTTTATCACGGAGATTTTTAAAAAGTGAATGGTAGACAGGTGTATACCCATTCCTGTTTTTGTCGCTTCCATATTTTTCAAAAAGTCCAGCTAGTTCCATGATATATTTGGGATTAATTATTTAAATTATTAGTTTAGATAATGTGTTTATATACAAAAAAAAATAGCTGATTATATTATAAATTTACTATGTCATGTTCAGCTTATAGTTCCTATTTAAGAAAACAACAAGTAGCTCAATCTGGCATGTGCTGTATACCTGGTCCAACTGGTTTGCCGGGCCCCGCGATCCCCGGTCATACAGGTCCTACGGGTGCTACTGGACCTCAAGGAATTCCAGGTGACGCAACTGACACCGGCGCTACGGGATTTACTGGAGCGACTGGTCCGACTGGGGCAACGGGTCCTGTAGGACCTACGGGTATGAAGGGTGAGACAGGTTATACAGGTATTGTGGGTCCTACAGGTCCAGCCGGTACAGCTTCTGGTACAGGTGCTACGGGAATGAGGGGACCAACGGGTCCGTGTTGTACAGGTGCAACAGGTGCAACAGGTGCAACAGGGTTTACTGGGGCATTTGGTCCTACGGGATTTACAGGTGCTACAGGCGCGACAGGTATGACAGGTTTTACAGGCGCAACCGGGTCTACAGGTGCGACGGGAGCCACAGGACCAACAGGACCAACAGGACCAACAGGACCAACAGGACCAACAGGAGCGACCGGAGCGACCGGAGCGACCGGAGCGACAGGGCCAACGGGACCCGCTCTGATTCCCTGCACATCGGTTTGGGTAAATGGTGAATACAATATAATAAAACTCGGAGCAGCTCCAATCGGCGCCGGCGAATATTCCTTATATGATGGGACATCATATGTCTCTAGTGTAAGTACATGGCTTTCAGGGTCAAATCAGCAAGTTGAGATCAGCGACACTGATAGTGCAGGCAATCTTACAGTTACATCCCAAGCAGATGTAGATGCATTATTTCCCATAGGAACCACCATTTTCATAGAAACAGCAACCAATGGATATCCATATAATTATATTAAATTTACAACAACTGGTGCGATTGTATTGGTGGCGGGTAGTTACATGGAAGTCTCTTCCATCGCCGGTCTCGAGGGCGCCGGTAATTTCCCCGGTGTCACAGCGGCTATAAATATTTATGCTTGTCGCCCGGGTCCTACCGGACCAACAGGCGCGACGGGACCTCAAGGTTTCACAGGGGATACTGGACCTACGGGTCCAACTGGACCTTGCTGCACAGGTCCTACAGGCGCTACAGGCACTACCGGAATGACGGGCGCGATAGGTCCTACGGGTCCAACGGGTTTAACAGGACCGACTGGCCAGATAGGACCGACGGGACTTACAGGACCAACAGGGGCGACGGGGGCAACGGGTGCCCGTGGTTATACAGGGCCAACAGGTTTCACCGGAGCCACGGGCAGCACAGGTCCCGTCGGCGCGACGGGATTTATAGGATTAACTGGTCCGACGGGTTCAACCGGTCCAATAGGGATTGTCGGTCCAACAGGACCAACCGGATTACAAGCCAAACCCTTTTGTGCTATCTTTATTGATGGCGAGTATGATGTTGGTGTTGTAGGGGCGACTCCTCCGAGCGGTAATGGGGAATATACTTTAGATTTGGGCGGCGGGGTATTTAGTGGCAGTTTGGATTGTACAAATTCTTCAACTATTGGGTTCGATTTATATATTGATGATTCGGCTGGCATTGATCGCTCCGCAGAAATTACTGCTATTCCAGCCGGTTCGACACTTCTATTAGAGAGAGCAACAAACGGCTACCCCAATAACTATGTTATTTATACCAATAGCACTGCTCCTGTTGCAATTACTGCGACGCAGTACTTTATTGGTGGTACATGGTATGAAGGACAAGGATCGCTAACAGGTGAAGTGCGAATTTGGTGCAGGATTTACAGGACCAACTGGCATTACAGGACCTACAGGGACAGCAGGATTTACAGGAGCTACCGGAGCTACAGGGGCAGCGGGATTAACGGGACCAACTGGCATTACAGGACCTACAGGGACAGCGGGATTAACGGGACCAACTGGCATTACAGGACCAACAGGGACAGCAGGATTTACAGGAGCTACCGGAGCTACAGGAGCTACAGGGGCAGCGGGATTAACGGGACCAACTGGCATTACAGGACCTACAGGGGCAGCGGGATTAACGGGACCAACTGGCATTACAGGACCTACAGGGACAGCAGGATTTACAGGATTTACAGGAGCTACCGGAGCTACTGGACCTACAGGGGCAGCGGGGTTAACGGGACCTACAGGACCACCTTTCGATATATCGGGTGGCTTGGACTTATCCTGCAATCCTATTATAGATGTAAGTCGGGTTACTTTCTGCGACGATATTATTCTTGATACTGCACCCCCAGGTTTCGCCATAGACCCAAATATTGTCATTGGACAAGATACACATAATGATGGGTCAAGAAATATTATTATAGGTAATCGTGCTTCCGCCGGGACAGGGTACGAAAATATTATTCTCGGTTATCGTACAGGACAGCCGAGCATAACGGGTGATCATCGTGTAGCTATAGGCACAAATGTACAAGCTCTCGGTGGATTCGCCTTTTCAGGAAACATAGGAATTGGACATCGAGCAGGCGGCGTCGTGGGCGGAGATAACACTATATCGATCGGTAGAAGAATAAACGCCAATATGACTCCGAGAGAGGGGTCTATTTCTATAGGTTATAATGCTGGCGCGCCTAGTAGCGTCCAAGATCAAGGTGAATATTCAATTGCCTTAGGCGCACATGCGGGCCAAAATGATATCTGCGATAATAGTATTATAATCAATGCTACGGGGACAGCATTAGATAACGATCTGGGTCCATCGCGATTATTTATAAAACCTATTCGCAATGATGTTAGCAATAATGTATTGTATTATACGCCCTCTACTGGTGAAGTCACATATGGTCAGGCTGGATCGGTGCCTTTAGACTTATCCTGCAATCCTATTATAGACGTAAGTTCTATTACTTTTTGCGATGGAACGTATATTGGTCCAGGAAATTCCTTTGATATTTCTACCAATGAGGTACTTAAAATTAATGTCAAGGATGCTTCAAATGCGTTGGTGGTGGATCAGAGTGGTAATATTTTGTTAGGGACAGATACTAGTCTTCCCCATCCGTCTATCCCATCCTATTTATACTTTAAGGGAAGAGGGGTGAGTGGAGAGACAGGTCCCTATATATCTATAGATGGACCTGCAACCGGCAATCAATCTTATCAAAGTGTTATTAATCTACTAACCAAAGGAACATTTACAACCCCTTCATTTAGTAATACAACCAAAGGATGGCATATAGTTGCGAAAGGAGATGCATATCAAGGCACCTTCCTGGCAGGGCAAACGGGGAATATGTTGTCCTTTTATTTTAAAAACGAAGAACCAAATTATATAAGTGGATTTCATATTGCCGGGCAATCTCCGAACGGCGCCATTATTGATTATTCAGGGGCTGAGATAGGGATGGGTAATGTCCCAATTCCGGGTGTTTCTCTCTTCATTGATCCTTCAAATAATCGGGGCGGTGGCGGCGCAAAAACACAAGGGGCTATCCGAATTGCCCCTGTAGGCAATGTAGATACTGGAGAATTACAATTTATGGAAAGATCAGGAAGTGGTACAAATTATGTGGGTTTTAAAGCACCAGATTCAATTCCGGCTAATGTAGTATGGAAATTGCCAAACAGCGATGGACTTGGCAATGAAGTATTAAAGACTGATGGTTTTGGCAATTTGTCTTGGGAACCCATACCCGTCGATCCTTGGGATGTATCCTGTAATTCGATCACAGATGTTAGTTATATAAGCTTTTGTGGTCACAATAGTGTAGGAATAGATTTATCTTGCAATACTATTATTGATATAAGTGGACTACATTTTTGCGATGGAACTTTTATAGGGCATGGTAATTCTTTTGATATTTCAACCAATGAAGTTTTTAAAATTAGAACCACTGATATATCAAATGCACTTGTTGTGGATCAGAGTGGTTATGTTGGTATTAACACAGCAAATCCTGTATATAGGTTAGATGTTGTTGATGGACCCTTCGGCGGCGATATAGCAAGATTTCAAGCGGGCACTAATCCAGCCTCAGCGTTTAACCAGGCATTAGTCTTTGGGTCAACGATCCCCCACACATACATTGATAGTGCAATTACAGGATACTATACTGGTGGATCTCCACTAGTACTGCGCGCAGGTGGAGTGCATGTTGTTACTTGTAATTCGGGACCTGGTGTACCGGCGTCCCCCTTTCCAAGTGCCTTTGATTTAACGTCAGAAAAACTTCTCATTGGAGGCGTTGAAGGAACTGCAGGACAGGTTGTGCAAGCAAAGGGCGATGGATTTGGCGGAGTCGAATGGGGGACAGGAAGTGGCAGCGATGGTTCCGGAAATGGCGCAATTCCTTATGAACCATGGAATGTAAACGTCCATTACTTCGACGGCGCCGTCGGCGCCTTGGTCGATCAAACAGCATATTGTATACAATTTTTCGCCCCTGCAACAGCCTCTTATACAAATATGGTTGTATTAACTTCTTCTTCTTCGACTGCTACCTATGCCGGAACTTTGGGAGTTGCTATTTGTAGTAATACACCAGGTCAACCGGGCACCCCCACAACAGGGGCACCATTAGGAAGCGGTTTTATAACTTTTTCAGGTGCAACAAATCCTCAAGAAAGATATAATGATATCCCATTCAGTTCACCTATTGATTTAAGTGCAAATACTATATATTGGGCAGTATTTGGTGCTGATAATACCACTGGCTCTTTGTTTATGGGATTTCATGCTGATTATCACTCGCCGAATTCGACGGTGAGACAAGGGACTAATGATTTTATAGCGGGGACATTTACTATTGGGACAACAGCCGATAGTGAGTTTGCGTGTTGGTTCCGAATTTATAATGAGTATAGTAGTTTTGCTACAGGACCCGTTGGACCTGCCGGACCGGCAGGCCCTCCCGGCGGACCGACCGGTCCACCTGGACCCGCTGGACCACCAAATGCTGATTCTGCATTTGCCGCAATTCCTTATGAACCATGGAATTTGGATATTACATTAAGTGAATTGGACTTGATCGATCAAACAGCATATTGTGTACAATTTTTCGCCCCTTCAACAGCCACTTATACAAATATGATTGTATTTACAACGAACGCCTCGACTAATGCCTATACCGGAACTTTGGGAGTTGCTATTTGTAGTAATACACCAGGTACACCAGGCATCCCCACAACAGGAGCACCATTAGGCAGCGGTTTTATAACTTTTTCTGGTGCAACAAACCCCAGTGAAAGATATAGTGATATCGCGTTCAGTTCACCTATTGATTTAAGTGCAAATACTAAATATTGGGCAGTATTTGGTGCTGATAACACCTCTGGCTCTTTGTTTATGGGAATACATAATGATTATCATGTTAATCATTCGGTGGTGAGACAAGGGACTAATGATTTTATAGCGGGGACATTTACTATTGGGGCAACAACCGATAGTGAGTATGCGTGTTGGTTCCGCATTTATAATGATAATGTGTCATTTGGCGGATTAACAGGACCTACAGGACCGGGCGCCACGGACCTTTCTGGAATACCTAATCAAATGGCTTTTTTTAATACATCCACGCAATTAGTTGGAACGCCACTTGCTGAAGTTTCGGGAAACCAAATTTTATTCGGGGGTGGTGGAGTAGGCAATGCGGCTGCGCCGAGTATATCTTTTTTGACCGATGCCTCACAGGGTATCTATCTTCAAGCCTCCTCGACGCTCCTCCCGGCGCCCGCTCCTTTTGCGGCTATTGGACCCGGTCCAGTAGTAGCTGTTGATGGAACCAGAGTGCTGGGGTTTGGGTCTGCAGGTTTTGCACCTAATTACCAAATTGGGCAATGGGAAGGCGATTTTATAAATATAACAGGCAATATTTATACCAATGATCCTGTTGGAAAAATACAAAGTTATGGAGGCGGCGAAATAATTAGTGGGGATCCTGGCGCCATCGTAGGAGGAGGATTAGTAAGAGCCAGTGCCGGGGCGAACACGGATTGGAAAGATGGAAATTGTGGTAATTTTGAAAGGTTGTACTTTACTTTTACTGATTTTCAGGGTCGCATAGCCGCCGGCACGACGTGGAATTTCCCGGGCGCAGGACCGAGATTCAACAAGGGAGTTGCTTATGGTAGTGTGGGTCCATGGATTGCGTCTAAATTAATACCTGTAGGCTTTCGTTTGCCAAATGGGGCGCGGGTAAATATACTAACCGAGCCGACCCTGAATATTGCGGGTGCAGGACATTTATGGGTTCAAACTGTCCTTGTATCCGATACAGGAGCGGCCGGCGGCGGCGGCGGTTCGACATTTATGAATAATACGCCCGCGTTGATGCCCGCTACCTCCAACACACCCACACCCCTCACCAATACCCCAAGCACAGGTTCTGGTACAGGGATCGGTACCCACACTGAAATGATAACCATAGAAGTGCAATTCGATGTGGCGCCCGCCGCCCCCGAGGGTTTAATTGGAGCATATGTAGATATAGAACGATTTTAAAGAGTATAAAAAAAAAATTATCTATTTATTTATGTCAAAAATAACCTTAGATCAGAATCAACAAGAAATTATTCTGTTTAAGGATAATCAACAAGTTATGATGGAATGGGAGAAACCCTATATGGAAGCATCTATTGATATTTTAAACCCCCACGGAGATGTTCTAGAGATAGGGTTCGGTTTTGGTTATTCCGCCACTCAGATTATTAAATACAAACCCAAAAGTTATACCATAATCGTTATACCATAATCGAATGCGATCCTAATATTATTCAAAATATTAACCGATGGCGAGAGAAATACCCCGAAACACCAATCCATATTGTCAAAGGAAAGTGGCAGGATACTCTCTCCACATTAGGCATTTTCGATGAAATTTATTTTGATGATTACCCTTTTGATATTACACAACAATCATCTCATATGGAAAAAATAGTTAGTCATAAGAGAATAAATATTTTTATCGATCTCTGTATTCAAAATCATACAAAAATTGGTTCGAAAATAAGTTGGTACTTAAGTACTAATGATAAACATATATCTCTCAGTAGTGATACCTCACCTTTTGTACAATTAACGCTGCAAACTATAGATATATCTATACCATCAACATGCTCTTATAGAAATATTAATGAACAACAATGTACCATCCCTCTTTTAATAAAGGATAAGGAATATAATTTTAAAGAAGCACAACGCTATTCTCTAAAGCAAATTCAACATATGATGCTGTAATGTATATCCTTTCTAAGATTTAGTAAGTATTTGTTCAAAGAGATCTTTCAATAATGTTTCTTTATCATACACATATAATTTAGATGTAGAATCCCAATTACTATGGGTTGTGATGATTCTCTCATCTTCAATGATCAAACCAAGACAAAACTCGACGCATTCACTATCAAAAGTAAAAAATCTAGAATGCCGTTTATATTTCAATGTCTCTCCATCCAACACTACCATACAATGATAGTAGTGTCGCGGTTTCGAATGATGAACGATATGTGTAATAAACCAATATTCATTATTGTAATAGCATCCATTGGTAGAACCTCGGAAATATTTAAAGATTGGGGGTCCCTCTTCTTGTACTATAATTTCAGATGTGGATGCATCAATAATGCGTCCAATAGTAAAGGGTTTCCAATGGTAAATAAAATTAAGCTGATTTTTATGGCTGAACAACGTCCAATTCTTTTCGCAATCATTATTCTTTGGTGATTTGAAACAATTAAATGCCAAGCGTGATTTATCCGTGTCATATTCCCCAAAACATATACACAATTTAAATGTTTCAGGAATTTGATATGTCCCCATATAATGTATTTTCTCTCCGTGTTGCACAATTCTTACATCTTCTATTCCCCGAATTCTACATGTCGAATCGAATCTAGGCTCGAAGAGCTTCTTTTCCTTCACCTCGAAGTTTTTATCCATTAACACATAAGCATTGCGCGTGTGGACATTCGATCCATCCTTGTATACGTAATCGCCGCTTCTTAAAAGTTTATAGTCAACGTATCGCACATTAAGCAAATAGTTCTCTCCCTGTCGAAGAATCGAAGGTGTACTACTGGTGAAACCCGGGCAGAGATCTCCAAATTTGTCGACGAGATTGATGCGGGTATTTGGTGTTACCTTTTTACAATAGAATTGAAAATTAGAGAGAAGGTGATTCATGTCAAGATTATTAGATATACTAAATAATTTCATGTAATTTGAGAGAATATTTGGGCGCGGATTCAGATAATAGGCAAAAATACTAAACTCATAATCCAAAAGATAGTCATATATATCACAATGTAAAAAGAGAACATTGCTATTGGGGAGTGGGATACTTTTTCCTAGTTTGTAGAAGTGGTATGCCAGTTTATTCTTTGCGGCTAGTCGATAATGTTTGACAATTTCGTATATATTTTCTGCTCTTTGAGGGTAAAAATCATATCCATCTAACCATGCGGAAAGTGCTTCTGCATGTTGCCCTTTTTTTTGATAACAAAGACCTAAACGATAATACGAATACCAGCACTCTTCGACCCAATCATTGATTTTAATGCGTTTCTTATACGATTTAATAGCTTCATCTATTTGATTGGTATTATAATAGCTATTGGCAAGGTAAAAATGATATCGACCATTATTCGGCTCACTCTCGAGTCCTTCTTTTAACAAACGAATATCTCTCGCAAACTTATTATCTTTACAACCGCCATCACCTATATCATTAATAAACAAACTATCTAAGCGTGCCTGCCCCGTGCCTTTGGGTAAATCATAGTACTCATGGGTAGGACCTACACACTTTATATCGAGAGAAGCGCTAACAAGCCGAGTATTATAGTATTTGAAAGCCGGGTGGCCTTGTTGTATGCTGTAGACAGGTGCGCTAAGTTTATTTTTATCAAAATCGGGTTTAATGACGAGTTTCATATCGGCGTCTAGTAATAAGAGATAGGTTGCCATTCCTCGCGCCGCTTTCAGGGCTTCTGTTCTGTTATATCCGAAATTTTTGAAGGTGCGGTCTATAATCTTACCGGTAATATTCTTTTCATTAAAATACTTTGTGATGATGTCTTTTGTATTATCGGTACTACCTGTATCGCAAATGCAGTAACTATCGATAATTGGCAGGACGCTATCGAAAAGGCGAGTAATAATTTTGCTTTCATTCTTAACAATCATATTTAAGCAAATCGTTGGTTCAACTTTTTTCTCGGTGATGGTCAATTCCATTGTAAGATCTTAAATTAAAACTTTAATATAAAATATTATCTATTATTATTATAATGGCTTTTACTAGATTTAATTATGATCCTTGCAGAACTGCTAAGATCCTGCAAGAGTCCACAGGACCGGGCAGGTATATGTTGGATGCTCCCGGTCCCGGTTGCCGTCCCTGCTTTATGGAGGGACCTTATATTCGGCTACAAAAATGGGGCGCTAATTTGCGATCGGTTCCTGGTGGACATCCTATCGACATAGATAGTGATTTATTAGGAATTACACGGCCTCTTACCAAAGATTGCATAGAAAAAGAATATCCTGCTGCTGGAGTTGTCAAATCAAACAAGGTTACTTATTCAAACTGCAAACCATTTACAGATCAATCCAGAGTCACACATCCCGCTTTTATGTATAGGGATTTAGAACAAGTCGATTGGTGGCCACTTATTTTAAATCCACAAGAAAATGTCTGCATGGATTTCCAAAATAACTTAGATACACGCCTATTGGAGAAAGATTACCACGTCACTCAAAGACCCTGCACCCTATTCAGATAATATTTAGTAATTAAAATATATTACTAAATATATAATGGAAGTCGCAATCCCAGTTGTAGCATTAGGAGCATTGTATGTAATATCGAATCAAAAAAAGAAAGAGAATTTTGAAGAGCGTGAAGCGAAAAAAGAGCAAGAATTACCAAATACCAACATTCCGCCGGTCAACTATCCGGTCCAGACCTATGGTGAATTGGGGCAGAATGTAAATTACTACCAGAATCCCAACGCAGCTACTGATAAATATTATCAGCAGGATTCTTATGAAAAGGCGATAAATAAAGGATTAACTAAAAAAGCACCTGTTTTTCACTCGCTAACAGGTGAGCGGGTAACTGCCAAGGATTTGAAGCATAATAATATGGTTCCTTTTTTTGGGTCGCATGTTAGACAGAGGACAGCTAATTTGGATGGCAATGAGAGTATTTTGGATAGCATGCAAGGTGCAGGCTCACAAGATATTTGCAAAAAAGGGCAGGCGCCTTTATTCAAGCCGCAAAAGAATATGGGATGGGCGCATGGGACGCCGAATATGAGTGATTTTATGCAATCTCGTGTCAATCCGGCAATGAAAATGTCGAATGTCAAACCTTTTGAGACGCAAAATGTGGGACCCGGCTTGAATCGCGGCTATACGACGGCAGGTAGCGGGGGGTTCAATGCGGGTATGGAGGCGCGGGATAAATGGATCTCTAAGACAGTGGATGAGCTGCGCATTAAAACCAATCCAAAGGTAACATATGAAGGGGTGACATTGGGGGGCGGAAGTGCAGTGCAAAATCGTGGTATTATTGGAAAAGTCGAGAAACACTTGCCAGATACATACTATATTAATAGCCCTGAGAGATATTTTACTACCCCTGTAGGCGCAAAAGCGCCCACAGTGCGTAGTAAGACTATATTGCAGCCGGTCAGTCGTCCGGGAACTACCCGTGAATATTTTGGAGATGGTGCGAGAGAAGGCGATGGTGTGCGTATTCGTGGAAAATATCAGCAAGCCCATCGCAAAATATTGGGGTCTGAAAATACTGGTCCTGCTGATGCGGCGGGGCATTGGGGGGCTTGTGAGGAGAAGACAGCTGTACCATGTGATTATGGTAAAAAGGGATATGATTTGCCAATTAATGAGAGAAATTTCACATCTGAACGTGGTGGACGTTTTAATGGTGTTGCTGGTAGCGTGATTGGAGCTGTGGTTGCACCTTTGCTCGATATTTTGCGTCCATCCCGCAAAGAAAATGTGATTGGTAATATGCGTCCTACTGGTAATATGTCTGGACCATCTGAAATGTATGTATATAATCCAGCTGATGTTGCACGGACTACAACGAGAGAAACAACCGAAGTCAATCCGTTCCCGATGAATGTCAATAACCAACGTCCAGGTGGTGGTTATCAGACTGCTGACCAACAGCCTGTGTCGCAGCAACGTGATAATACTAGTTGTCCCTATTCTGGGAACGCTGGCAATACTGCAGGTACTTCAAATGCCCCGGTTTACAATGCCGCGTACAATGCGACAATTAATCCCAACAAATCCGATATTGCCAATGCTCCGCGCGGAAACGCCCTGTCCATGGGCAATATGAATCTCTTTGAGGGTACCCAAAATATCCAAGTAAATAAGGTTGACCAAGATAGACTGAACCCCCAACTCAACCCCGGACAATATGGAGACGCAGGTCCTCGTGCAGAAACATATGGCAGTATGAGTCATATCCCACCATTGCCACAAGGTGTAAATTGTCAGCGCACAGACCCAGGGATTTTAGATGCCTATCGCTGCAATCCATTTACACATTCCTTACATAGCAGTGCTTAATTTATTGTTTTTATTAATTTTTTAATTAAAAACAATACACTTAAATGTGTAATGGAAATACATACAACATTAAAAGCAAAATTAGTAAATATGGTAGAAAAGAAAAAAATACCTCATATTATTTTTCATGGTCCCCTAGGTAGTGGAAAGCGGCATTTATTATACTTTTTTATTAATTGTATTTATAATAATCAATATGATAAAATTAAGAGATATGTGATGTATGTGGATTGTGCACATGGAAAAGGTATTCGCTTTATACGTGATCAATTAAAATTTTTTGCAAAAACTAATATTCAAAACAAGAGTGGGTTATTCTTTAAAAGTATTGTATTGCTTAATGCAGAAAAGTTAACAACTGATGCGCAATCCGCATTGCGTCGGTGTATAGAGCAATTTAGCCACACTACTAGATTTTTCATTGTTGTAAAAGATAAAAATAAGTTATTGAAACCAATTCAATCACGTTTTTGTAATATTTATGTACCTTTACTCCGTGTAGATGGACAAAAGGTAAATTTGCATCTAAGGGATTATGATATTAAAAAAAATCATAATAAGTTGCTTAAAAAAGTTATAAAGGTGCAGAAATCGTGTACTCTGTTGAAGTGTTATACTCTGGCGCAGCAATTATATGAAAAAGGTTATCATGCTCTTGATCTTTTAGATATCTTAGAGAATAATTTGATTGATATTGAACATAGATATTTTTTCTTGGTTTTTTTTGATCGCATTCGCATAGAGTTTCGAAATGAGAAATTACTTATGTTTTTAATTATTTATTTTATTTTTATGCGTCCTAATTATGATTTAGAAAATATTAAAATAATGTAAATGGACGATTATAATGTTTCGGTCTTATCGGAAGCTAAAAATGAATATTCACTACGCTTAGTATCGATCCTATACCCTCTTATTTTAGAAGGCATCAAGTCTATTCTTAAGGAAGCTTGGGAACTATGTATGACAAATGATGAAGAAGAGAAGTATTTGATGACTTTTCAAAACTTCTTATCGCGTGTAACCAAGTGGAACCAAACAATAATAGACGAGGAAACTAAGCGTATAAGTGTAAAGAGTAATTGTGCATATTTAGAAGATTTATTAACTTGTGTACATATTACGCAATTAAAAATTTTGACTAGTATCAGGGTAAGTCAGCGTCAGAAAAAGATTGAGTTAGACATACCTAAGTTGAGTGACTTTATCCATAAAGTTTATATTAAATCTGCGCGTAAATTTTATACCAGTGTTTATTTATTTGAGCAAAAAATACCGCCTTTAGAGTATCAGAAAAATATGCGCGAATGTGAGTCTATTTGCAAAGAATGTATTTTAAATGTGATTCGTGATAACATGCCTGTTGAGCATATTTTACGTGCATATATGGATGAGAGTGTGGAGGAAGAAATTATTGAGGAAGTGATTAGTGCGCATATGGTAGATGCATCTGATGTGAAGATTGAAGAAAAAATGACAGGCACGACCGAATTATCTGATTCTTCAAACAATGTCGCGAATATTATCAAAAAGACTGATACAGCTCCAAAATTAGTAGATAAAACAGAGAAAACATCCTCCGAAGATAAGAGTATGGCGGTGGCAGCGGCAGTGCCGCCCGAAGCCGCAAAGAAAGAGAAATCAATGATTAAAGTCGAGACGCCAGTTGCAAAAACACTCCCAATGCCGGCGCCAGCAGCTACGCCAGCACCCGCGACACCGCCAGCACCGCCAGCACCGGTAGCAGTTTCAGTCGCCGCCCCCTCTGCGTCCCCGGCGCCACCCCCCGCGGCGGCCGTGGCAACGCCGCCATCCCCAAGTAAAGCTGCATTAACCTTTAACAATGTTGATCGTCACTATGATGGTAACACAAAAAAGGAGGAATTAGTTAGTGCGCCGAAGGATATTTCAACACTTGAAAAAATTAGTTCTATTCGTAATGCCCAGCGAAAGGCTGACGAGGACGAGGACGAGGAAAATCTTAAAATAGGGGAATCTCTTGATATAGATCTCGGTATACAGGTTCTAGGCGGCTCGAAGCCCTCTGCGAAGGCGCCTTTGGATGAGTCTGTCTTTGCGGATATTGAAACATTATAATGCGGTTAAAAAACTATAAAATTTTGTCTTATATGGTTAAATGGTAAATTTCCTTCGAGCAGCAGTTATAGCCGTTGTATATATTTTATTTCTTTTCTTAGAGATGCGCTTTATTTTGAAAGAAAATAAACCAATGAAACGTTTATTACGCGATGGGTTGTTAGTATATTTAAGCGTCTTGCTAGGTGAATTTGTATTGAATCAATTGGGACCGCTCAAATCTATTGGAACCCAAGCACCTTCCGTCTTTACCAATGAGCCAGATTTCTGATTAAATTGAATTTATTATTATTATTATTATTAATAATAAATGACTTCCGATAATGATGAGGGACATCTATTGTATGAGAAAGGAAATTTTAGTTTTATAGATTCCTTGCCCGCATATAAAAATATAAGAGAAGATTTGAAAACTATGCTAGAATGTGCTTATAAACTATATAATCAACATAATCTACAGAAATTCTTTACAACATATGAACCACCCTCAGATCATAAATACATGTGGTGGTTACCACATCAAAAAGGTTTTGAAGAATGGAATAAAATGCGATTTATATTGCGAGACGAGTTATTTGATAAAGTAGAACCGATCAGTGCGGACTTTGATTTAGTGACGCGGACACTTGGGCTGCTTTCAAACGAGGGTTGGCAAACATTAATTCGAGATTTTCCTAGTATTTTCGATTTTGTTCTTGAAAACTATTATGATTATGAGTATGAAAGATTTACTTAATGTATATAGGTAGTTTATCAATATTAAAGACGCGTTTCTTTTTTACTTTACCACCGCTACTAATATACTTATTAAACATAGTATTCTCAATTTCTTTTTCGGGTGGACAATGGTGAACATGACGCGCGATCATTTTATAGAGTTTAAATTCAGGATAGCGTTCATCGCCATTTTTTTTGTATAGTATATTGCGTCCTTTATCATCCTTGCACCATCTATTAATTAATTGTGCAACTGGATCTACCACTTTTTCTACTTCTTCTAGAGGTTCAGTGAAAAAAAAGTCAAATAATGAACATCCAAGACGACATAGGTCGAAACTTTTATTAGGTTCTAACCGCGGCTTATTAGGATTTATATAGGGTTCACAATTATATTGGGTGGCCGCATCCCCTTTCGGATGAAAACTATCTGAACACATAATATTCCCCTTGAATTTATATATAGCTCTTCCAAAATCGATAATTTTATATACCTTTCCAAATGTTGGAACTTTATAATATTTTTTATTGTAGAAATAGTAGAGAAATTTTGCATCAGTATGTTTGTACATAATATTATTTGTATGCAGATCATTATGAGTAAAATCAAATAATTTTTGGTATACAAGAAGCATAATAATAACTTGGAAGAAACAGGCGCGCCATTCTTCCATACTAAGATCAGGCATTATACTATCAAGAGTTCCATCCAAAGCTTCCAGACATATAACTTGTACCGGAAAGTTAAATAGAGTAGCATTAATACAATCATCAGATGCTGTAGACATTGAATATGACTCGTCATCAGAAAAATCTGAACCGCTGGAATCATAAGAGCTCCCTGATCCATGTGATGTATGGGACGAGCGCGAGGAGCAAGCCGAACTCTTGGTCGAGGCAGTATGTGTGGATGATGCGGGGGTATTGGCAGATATATCCATGCTAAATATGAGATTTTTTGATGTATCTTTTACACCAGAGGCATCTGTGCTTTTCTTAAATAAATTCTTGAAAATAGAATTATCTAAACATTCTGGCTGTAATGATTTTATACTTCCTGCTATTTTTAATGGTTTTCTGTAATGACGTGTTTGGATATCTTCCAATAAATCTTCATAATTATTGTCTAACTTGAAGCTAGTCTCTTTATTGTTTCGAAAATATTCAGAGTCATGCAAATATTCTAAATCATCGATAATATTATATTTAAATTCATTTTTAATGCCAAGAAAAGATCCATAAAAATCGGTTCCATGAATAAACCGATGTGTATTGAGGACTTGACTAGAGAGAAAAGCAAAGAAGCCATCTACATATGCCGAATTATTACCATCACGTATTTTCTTATGTCCTTCGTTGCCATTAAAGGACGGCAATATGTCTGTATCTATATCTTTGTATTTTCCTGCCAAAAACTTAACTGGATCTACCAGTGGAGAATATTTTAAAAAGGAGGACACTTTTTTTTCTTGCGTTTCACTTTTAACACGACACGTCCACTTATTATCTGTTTCCTTTTTAATAAATTTACTTGCATGAAAGCGATTATTTAAATTTATATTGTTAAAATTTGTTGATGATAATCGAAAAAAGTTTTGATAGATAGGTATATAATTTTGCAATTTAGTAATACCTTCTAAAGTTGTCGGAACATCTGACTTTTTATTTTTGACATAGCTTATCTTAAACATTAGATAATACAACATTCAAATATAAAAAAATGTAATATATTGCGTATTTAACTTTAATTTAAATTCTAAATGAAAGATAATGAATTTAGAATTGAAAAAGTTTGATATGAAAAGTATCTCATTTAAGCCCGATGAAGCAGCTGGTCCAGTTATAGTGTTTATTGGGCGACGGGATACAGGTAAGAGTTTTTTAGTTAGAGATCTATTATACTATCACCAGGATATTCCAATCGGCACTGTGATATCTGGCACCGAGTCCGGCAATGGTTTTTATGCAAAGCATGTACCAAAGCTATTTATTCACGATGAATATAATACAGCTATCATTGAAAATGTGTTAAAGCGGCAAAAAATTGTGCTTAAACAAATCAAAAAGGAGACCGAAGCTTATGGGCGTTCAAATATTGATGGGCGCGCTTTCGTTATTTTAGATGATTGTTTGTGGGATAATGGATGGGCGCGTGATAAAATGATGCGGCTCCTGTTTATGAATGGCCGCCACTGGAAAATTATGACTACGATTACCATGCAATATCCGCTCGGTGTTCCACCTAATTTGCGGACAAATATTGACTATACCTTTATTCTTCGAGAACCTTATATTAATAATCGGAAACGAATTTATGAAAATTATGCTGGTATGTTTCCTACATTTGAGTCCTTTTGTCAAGTTATGGATCAGTGTACTGAAAATTATGAGTGTTTAGTCATCGCTAATAATGCGCGGTCTAATAAATTAGAGGATCAAATATTCTGGTATAAAGCTGACCCCCATGATGATTTCAAGTTAGGTTCTGCGGAATTCTGGGCTCTTTCGGAAGGCGTGGGATCAGATGACGAGGATGACACTTATGATCCAACGGCAGTTAAAAAAGGTCCGCGTATAAATGTTAAGAAAAGCAAATGGTAATTATGAAAAAGGTGCTGTAAACCACCGGAATTTTAAAAAAGACCACCATGAACGCGTCCTTTTTGGTAATTGTGCTGGTGATGGCGGCGGGCTGTATGAAAGTGTTCTTCCAGTTTCAGAAATACTGGATGCAGTATTTATCTTTGATGTTCCACTTGTATTCTCTTGTTTTTCCATATATTTATTGAAATATATAGAAATATTTTTTTAAATCACTTCCACTTTTGCATATTCACCCCCACCAAGACCAACACGTTTCATAAATTCATCCTCCTTTTCACTTTTGAAATTAAAATTACATTTGTGTTGCTCTGGTAGGCGATGTTTTGCGCAAAAACATTTCTGGCAACGACAGGGCATATCAGTAAGTTTTAATTTCTTTTTACATTCAGGATGATTACACCGAGCCTTCTTTTTTTTCATTTTATTGTTGGTCATATTATTTGTATGAATATTTAAATAGTTACCTAAAAAATTATTCAATTTATTCTTCCTTATCACTCCCCCCACCTTCTGGTACTTGGCTTAATTTAATCTTTGTATTGGTAGCCATGATCTTAGCTGCCTCGTCGGCAGTTATATTATTACGTTCCCCACGTTTCTCAAATTCCTCCGCTGCATCAGGCTTATCACTCGTCCGCACATTTTCACCCTCAAAGAGCTCACGACGGATATCAGCTGAACTGACTACCTCACCAGTTCCTAACGAGGACTCGATGGTAGACATTCCCGCCACACCTACTAGATCACCTTGTGCGTTAATGTTTTGCGTTAATTTGTTACCTGTTTCTAGTGCTTTTTTCTTATTCTCTTCGATAGCTTGACGTTTTGATTCTTTGACACGTCTTTCGAAGGCGTCGCGCGCATGCTTTTCATTTTCGTTTTTCTCTTTCATTAATTGATTTAGTTCATCCTCCATATACTCAACGCGCCCTGTCTTATAGGCTTCCGGTTCCCACGGCATCCACATCCCAACTGGTCCCACATAGACATCATGATTGGGGTCTATCTCTCGCAGCAGTTTAGCACGCAACTCTGCTTCTTGCTGGGTGGAATAACAGCCACGAATCTTTAGCCCGCGAACACTTGTTTGGAAATTATTGGTAATATTAAATTGTTCAATCAGATGTTCTTCTTTAGCATCTAGAAAGTTTTTATAATCATCTGCTACATTTGTATCTGTAAGTTTAGATTTTTCGCTTTTTAGGAATTCTTGAAAATCTTTCATAATTGCTTCGAATTCTATATCATGTTTATAGGATACAAAATTTAAAAACTGCGTAAATTTTTCTATAGATTTAGTCAAATCAAAATGTTTTAGGAACTCTTCGAAAAGGTAGACATTTTTTTGTTTTAGAATATTTTCAGGTGACACAAATGAAACACAGGTAAACTTCTGCCCAGCAATTGGTTTATCTTCTTCCAATAAATCAATATATTTAGGGTTTTCCGATCCATTGGGTTGCAATCTTCTCTCATAACCTTTAGACATTATATTACATATAAGACTTTTTATTTTAAGTTTTGAAAAATATAATATATTTTTTTCTTCCCAATATTTATAATATGCTTCAAGAAGTGAATAAAATGTTAGATTTGGGTGAGCTCATCAAACGTGCCGTTAAATATTTAGTCGAAGGATTCATGGTCGCCGTCGCTGCCTACGCCATCCCGAAACGTTCCCTCAACCTCGACGAAGTCCTTCTCATTGCCTTGACTGCTGCTGCCACCTTCAGCATCCTCGACACTTACGTGCCAAGCATGGCCGTATCTGCCCGCACTGGTGCCGGATTCGGTATCGGCGGCAACCTTGTCGGGTTCCCTCGGTAAATCACTAAGTTCTATTCTAAATTATGATAAGAAAAATTTGATTTTTTATCATATTGTTGAAATAAATTCCCATTTTAGTTCTTTGCAAATTTTTTTCCAAATTTCATCCTGTTCAATACGTTTAACAGGATCTTTGAGCATCGGAAAATAAGCCAAGAACTCTGTTTCATTTAATAATTCACACATTTTATATAACACATAGTAATAGTTTAGAAAGTTAACTCGGTCATCAGGACAATGTGTCGCATATGGTCGCTGAATTTCCATAAATAAGTTACAAAGGATATCTTCTAATTTTTGAGACATTACAGGAGGCTTTATCCCCAATTTGTCTTTAATAAAAGGGATATGTTCATAATACTTATTATACCCAAGTTTCTTTAGTATATCTTTTGCCTTTTTATTTGTCATTTGATTCAATTCAATCCTTTCTTTTTTAATCTGCTGTTTAATATCTTCTAGAACTTCAGTAGGAATTTGGGTTGTTTCTTTCGCTTGGAACTGCGCCAATATCTCTCGAAAATGATTAATTCTTTTATATGCATAAAAACATACTTCTTTCGGCGGTTCTTTGTAAGATGGTTTTTCGTGTTCGATAAGATATGGCTGCTGACTTGAACAAGACTTACAGACTAATATACCCTCATAATCCACAGGTACAAGCTCACCTCCGCAAGCGCTACATGCCTCATGGTTTAGCTTATAATTATCTATACATAAAAATTTCTCATCAATTCCTTCCAAATATTTTTGATTTTCATTCATTACATCTGGAACAGGGGCAGTTATTTTTTTACTCTTGTTGAAGAAAGAATGCAATATTTTTTTCTTACTATTTCCTTCCGATATCTCTCTCTTTTTTTCAAAATAATCAAAAATATAGCCAGAGTTTTTAAGTAAATATTCTTTTTTTGCATTTTTATGTTGTTTAATCTCTTTTGTTATATCGATTAATTGGTCCTCTATGTTGTAACGATCTTCTATCTTGAGACAATTTTTAAGTTTTTTTTTTAATTCAACTCTTTTTTTTCGTAGCTCGGGAATTCTACTACGTTGTATCGTCTCAAAATAATTCATCTTTTCATGATGTTGGCTATCTATGGTGGCAGACATCTTTTTATTTACTTTGAATTTCTTGGAAGCTTTTGGTTTAAAATGAGGCATATTACATATAATTACTACTTTTTTAATTATTAAATATGTAAATAAATAAGTTTAATAAGATTTCTGCTTTTTCTAAGTGAACATTAATGGCAACCATTGATCCCCCAACTGATTTAAGAATTAACATGGTTCAATTACAAAAAATGGCATTTTTATTTAATGCCTTAGAAAATGGATGGACTATTAAAAAGAAAGAGAATTGTTATGTTTTTAGCAAAAACCACAATGGTCAGAAAGAAGTTTATCTTGATTCATATCTGAAACGATTTATGCTAAGCAATCTTGATTTAAATAAAATAATTAATAATTAATGAAAAAAAACTTTCTCACAATTTTTTTTTCTTTAGCAATATTATAACACTATGGGAGGAGGATTGATGCAACTTGTAGCTTACGGTGCCCAAGATGTCTATCTTACGGGCAATCCACAGATAACTTTCTGGAAAGTGACGTACCGCCGCCACACCAATTTCGCCATGGAATCGATCGAGCAGACTTTCAATGGCCAGGCCGACTTCGGTCGCCGTGTGCAATGCACCATTTCCCGCAATGGTGACCTTGCCTACCGCACCTACCTTCAGGTGGTGCTCCCGCAGATCAACGCATGCCCAGGCGACCCCAACCTTCAGGGTTCGGCTCGTGACGCCGCATGGGCACGCTGGATTGACTACCCGGGTATCAACATGATCGACTACGTAGAGGTTGAGATTGGTGGTCAGCGCATTGACCGCCAGTACGGCGACTGGATGCACCTCTGGAACCAGCTCACCATGACCGCCGAGCAGGAGCGTGGTTACAAGAAGATGGTTGGACAGACCACTGCCCTTACCTACTTGACTGACCCGTCGTTCTCGACTGTGAACACCCCGTGCGACACTAACGCCCCGTGCAACGTGTGCACCCCGCGCTGCTCGCTTCCGGAGACCACCCTTTACGTGCCGCTCCAGTTCTGGTTCTGCCGCAACCCGGGTCTCGCGCTTCCTTTGATTGCCCTCCAGTACCACGAGGTCAAGATTAACCTCGAGTTGAACGGACTTGACTGCCTCTTGTGGGCTGTGGACAGCCTCCATGGTCAAGGTGTCGCTGGCACCAGCAACAAGACCACTTTGGGCGCTTACACCAAGTCGCTCGTCGCTGCCTCGCTCTACGTCGACTACGTCTTCCTTGACACCGACGAGCGCCGCCGCATGGCCCAGAACCCGCACGAGTACCTCATCGAGCAGCTCCAGTTCACTGGTGCTGAGTCGGTCGGATCGTCGAGCAACAAGATCAAGCTTAACTTCAACCACCCGTGCAAGGAGCTTGTCTTCACTGTCCAGAAGGATTACTTCGTGGACTGCTGCAAGCAGTACGAGACCGGTGAGCAGTTGTACAAGGCGCTCGGTGTGCAGCCATTCAACTACACTGACTGCATTGACGCGCTCCCGAACGCGTACCACGCCTTCAGCGGACCCGGCGCCGCCGGACGTGGCGAGTTCATCGTCAGCGGACTTTTCGTCGACCCTGGTGCAGCTGAAGACCGCTTCGGCGTGCTCGACGTCGCGTGGCCTTCGGCGTCGTACGCCGATGGCTGGATGCCCACCAGCGGTGCCCCGCTCGGCAGCGGCAGCGGCGTCGAGTCGCTTGTTTCGGACTCGGGCGCCTTCGTCCTTGCCGAGACCGCTCTCTGCATGCACTGCTGGGGACAGAACCCAGTGGTTACCGCCAAGCTCCAGCTCAACGGGCAGGACCGCTTCTCGGAGCGCGAAGGAACCTACTTCGATTTGGTGCAACCGTACCAACACCACACCCGCTCGCCGGACACTGGTATCAACGTTTACTCGTTCGCCCTCCGCCCGGAGGAGCACCAGCCGAGCGGCACTTGCAACTTCTCGCGCATTGACAACGCCACCCTCCAGCTTGTTCTCTCCAACGACACCATCGGAGGAGATGACACTGCCAAGGTTCGCGTGTACGCCACTAACTACAATGTGCTCCGCGTGATGAGCGGAATGGGCGGGCTTGCCTACTCGAACTAAATCGTTTTTATTATTTATACTTCTTTAAAGTATGATGCAACATTTAATCTTCATACTTTATATATGACTGAAAATAGCAATCTTATTTTAACTATCGGCTTGCTCGCGCTTTTTGTATATGTTCTATTCTCTCATAAGTCACAGCCAACAAGTAATGTGGTTGTACTTCGGCCGCCCGGCTTCGGATATCTTCCGCGCGTGGGACCCGGCGCTGGCTGGCGTCCGCGCTTTAGACGTAGGCGCCACTGGCATCCTTGAGGAGAAATAATTTCTAACTAAGTTATATATTATGAATGCAATATTAGGTTTCGCACTCTTTTTTAGTATTATTGCCGCATTATTTGATACATATTACTATGCAAAAAGAAAATACCAGGAACGCACAGCAGAAAGCACTGGTGATATGCGGATATTTGGGCAGCGGATCTACGTTCGCAAGCCGCGCGAATTGATTGTTATGATTCTCGTTGTTTTTATCATCCTTTCTATTTTTTTCTCTAGATAATTATTATATGAACATCAATCATATTGTCATTATCTTACTCATTGTAATTATATTATTTATGACTTTCGCTCCACGCCCCAAATATTATACATTCCGCCGTAGCCCATATAGAGAATGTGAATATGGTGAGTTAGGCTGCGAACCAGATTCATGGGCACCACCACGGAGGCGGTCGCATGGACATCATTCGTCACAACATCGCGGATCCAGCTGGAATAAAGAAGTAAAACATCGCGTGCGCGAACGCCGCCACGATGAACGTCACCAGAAGCGCGAGAATAGTCACCATAAGCATCACAAACCTTTAGTCGAAGGGTATTCAGGACCCGGAGCCGATGTTATCCAAAGTAGTGATGCCTTTAACCCATCATGCCCGCCCCCCAAAACTAAACCACAAGTTCCCCCACCACCCGGCGGCGCAGGACAAGGACCACCATATCTATCCTACGATTGTTTAGAGGGATACTGCACACAAGTTCCACGCGCAACCGGAACATACTGGACATCCAATTGCGATGGAAACTGCAAACCAGAACCCCCTCCATACTACCCCGGCTATCAACCCCACCACTACCCGCCCGGTCCCGCGCCACCGCCAGGTCCACTATATTGCCCTACTTAACGTTATAGTCTACCACCAAGTACTATTTAGGTATTCTTCCGTTACATTCTTCAAGACAGAAATATTATTAAAATTGATTTAAAAATATAATAGTAACTTATAGCAAAGATGCAGATTTTCGTGAAGACACTTACAGGCAAGACGATCACCCTCGAGGTGGAAGCTTCGGACACTATTGAAAATGTTAAGACTAAGATTCAGGATAAGGAGGGAATTCCTCCTGATCAGCAACGTCTTATCTTTGCTGGCAAGCAACTTGAGGATGGACGCACACTGAGCGACTATAACATTCAGAAGGAGTCAACACTCCATTTGGTTCTTCGTCTCCGGGGCGGTCGGTGAAAAGATTAATTTCCATTATATCGTGAAAATAGTAATTTCATGATATAATTTTGTAGAAAAGGTTGCATTACTTAACACGTCGCCGCCGCCGCCGCCGCCGCCGGTACCTTTTTTTACGCGTTCTCCGCCGCCGCGTCCTCCTCCGCCGTTTTTTTAACGTGCGTCCGGTCATATAAGATTGTTTAGTCGCCTTTTGACATATTCCTATCGCACCTGATAACCCATACTTCTTCTTTAATCTATGCACACATCGATATACACGCGTGTTCTGTGGCATATAATATTCTAATACTTTATTTATCTAGTATTATAGTAATGGCAACTAAAATTTTAGCAGATATTAATGAGATGGCATTTACATTAGCTTGTGGTAATCAGCCCATAGCAAAAGATGCCGAGGAAGTCTATTTTATTGCAGCCGAAAAATTACCTTTGGGGGCTAATAATTTCGGTCTCACATGCGATACAGAAAATGACGTTTTTTTGGCACCAGATAAAAATATGCTTGATAATGGTGAGCATCTTCGTGAAAGTCTTAACAACGCAATTAGAATAGCGCTTGGTACGCCTAAAGTGGATGAATTTAAAATCGATATTAAAGTTCAACAAGCTATAAAGGCCGCCGAGGCATTAAAACAACAACTCGCAGTCCCGAATGAGAATTTAGAATTTCCCAGTGGGTGGGGAGAACCTTTCACGCCCACCGAACCATTATTTATACGCAAGGCAGGCTGGACGCCGAGAGAAGCATCTTTTGTGAAATTTTGCGAATTATGTGGAAAAGCCGAGACACATAATAATAATCCCGCAGATACATTGCTTCTTGTAGAAAATTCTACCGGAAAAGAATTTATCTTAGGTGTAAGTTTAAAAGCGACGTTTGGTAAGGCTGATATTACAATGTATAATGGTGGCATTTGTGCATTTTATTATATAGTTATTGGTGGTAACAATTTAGCTGATAAAACGAAGCATTGTCCATGTACTAGCCAGAAGACGCGCAGCGGCCCGGCTTGTGTAGTCGAGGAAGGAATTAAGGGACCCTATACTACCTGGCTCAAACGCGATATGGAGAAGTACTTCAATAAGCTCACCAAAAAAAAAGCAAAGGCAGTATGGGCGAAGCTTGTAACGGACGTAATAGAAAATAACACTAAGGGCAAAGACCGAACGTTGGCACTAGCACTCACAAAGGGTAAGTTAGACGCGCTAAGTGGCGTTCGCGATGTCATTTGGAAAACAATGCTGGATATATGGGGACCAAGCGCACCAGACGGCGTTGTCGTCACGGATGACGGAAAAAGTTTTACAACTACTTTGTCCAATGATTTGGCAAGAAAGATCATTGGTGGATTATTTCAATTTACACATAATAATATTCAAATGGGTAAGCCAAACGTGCCTTATATTAAATCTACTTCTTTTTTAAACTATATAGGGAAATTTACAAAATTTAAAAAGGAGATGGCGGCGGTGGGGTATAGGGAAAATCCTATTGTATTAACTACTTCCATTTCCGAAAAGTTTGAGACACCTGATTTATCTAAATATGTGCCCGATGGCGAAGAAATCGAAATATTAGTCGTCAAAATCGCAGCTGTAAGCATTTTATTTTGCATAAAGAAAGATGATGGGTTTAATCAGTATTTTACTATTCGGGCAAAACTAGAAAGTAAGCCGCCATCTGGCATTAAGATTGACATCAAACCAGTAGCCCACAAGTTGTATACACAAAAAGGTGGGGGCATTACAAATACAATTAGCTGCTTACATTTAAATACAGAACAAAAGGAAATATTAGAAAATATATGGGATATGACATATCCCGATTGTCCATGGAATGACGATTTGGACGAGGCGCTCCCAGAAGAACAAGATTCATTTTATGCCTCATGTCACGATGATATTGGTCAGATGGCCGACGATGAGAGTGGTGGAGGTGGTGGCGATGAGGGCGGCGGTGATGGCGACGAGGGTGGCGCAGGTGGGGAAGTATCAGTTCAAAATTTCTTTGGAAAATTATCCCAGATTGTAAGGTTTTATAAAGAGTCGTTGGCACCTTATGATGCCGCAAAGACGCGGGAAGTAGCAGCCACACTGAACCTTGTCGGGGCGCAGGCAACGCGATTGCGATACGAACGCAGGACTGCTTTAAAAGAAATGCATGCAAATCTGAATATTATATTAAAAAAACTAGCCGCCGCTATTAGTGATGGGTGTTTGGCGGAGGCGAAAGCAGCGGCGGCGGCAGCGGAGAGTAAAAGATTAGCGGGCGCGGCTAAGATTGCCCGGGAGCTCCCCGACGATGTGTCTAAGGCGCCAGCCAAGGTCAAGACCGCGGATGGGCGGTGTAGCATTATGGGTGGGCGGCGGCGGCGGAGAAGGAGGCGAAAGAAAACCCGTCGACGAGGGCGGGGACGGCGGACGCGTCATAAAAAAAGACGGCGAAGAAGCCGTAAAAACCGACGTAAAAAACGTACTAGAAGGAGACATCGAACACGACGTTAAATACCAAACAACCGGTTCATATTCTCCACTTCCGGTTTATAGACAGCAGGCTTCAGAAGCTTATCAATCATCGTATCATCTCTCAATCGAATACTATAATCTTGAATAGCATTCGATCGACCAACACGACCAAACGCTTGAATAATCTTTTCTTGTGTGATACCCCCCAAATCTTTTCCCAAATAACCATGGCAAAATTGATAGTTTGTTCCATAAATATAATCTGAAGACGCAATAATCAAATACAAGCGCTGCGTAGCTGCCAATTTCTTCATAATTTCACCATACATCACGCAATCGTGATCTTTAAATACACCAATTCCCATAAGTAACAAAATCTTCCAAATATCCTGTATCGGCAGCGCAACAATTCGCTCCACATCTTCTTCGCAAATATCACTCGTAAAAGCACGTGATTTCGCCGTTTCATGACCCCATTTATTCAAATGCAAGAAACTATTAGGCACATATTGCTTGTCAAGTTGAATTGTTTTAATTTGCGCATATAATCCCTCTAATTCCTTATTTTCTTCTTTTTTCTTTTTCTCTTTCCCTTCTATTTTCGCTTCATCTTGCTGTTGTAATGTTCGTATTTGCTTCTGCAATTTATCATTTACCTTCAAACTCTTAAGAATATTATCTAACTCACTTGCCGGAATATTAGCTGTTTTCAAACAGAATTTACCAATCTTTTCTACATCATTTGCTATAAAGATGGAGGGACCATCCGTTAATGTATAAGCATCTTTCGTTGTAATATATATACTTGATTCTAGAGCCTTCTTCTTTTCCTTCTGAAAATACGTGTATATGTCTGCATAATGTTCTTCAACCTGAAGCAGCAACACCAAATAGTATTCTTTTAATGCCAACACATTAATATCTAATGGATTCTCAAAATAATATTCCATCATAAATCTCGTTTTAACAAGTTTCTTTTTATTCACATACAAAAGGAATTTCACAATATCACTCAAATTAAAATGTCTAAGTATTGTTTTGTATGCTTGCAAGTGCTTTGTACATGCCATAATATCAGTATAATTATTATAATATAAATGTGGTAGAATATAACAACCTTCACTATCTACTATTGGGATCGTCTTCTTACACTCATAGCTGGAGATTGAATATAGACTAGCATTCATAAATTTTACCTTATGACTTTGAATACACGGACGTATGGAGTCAGCAGATGGTAGTGTGGCCGATGATAACACAACATTAGGAATTTTATTTTCTGTCCAGTTCCTTTTTAATAGTTCATGATATTTATGCTCCTTATAATCAAGAGTGATTGTAGGCTCATCCCAATACCATATAATATCCTTCGCTTGATTAAAAGCTAACATATAATGCATAGCTGGAAGATATGATTGAACATCCGCAACAATTATTTGCACTTTATCTCCAACCGAATTATCAACCCGAAATATTCCACCTGTGCGCCTATTTTTTACATAATCTTTCACCGCAAAATAATGCAACCGAATGTCACTCGCATCACCACAACCAAAAGCAATTGCTATTGGTAAATTCATTGAAATACAACACTTCGCCAATTGTAGTCCTACATGCTTCGCAGCGCACACAAATATCAACTTATGACACTCTGCAAGTCCTATAGGTGATATAGTTTTTCCTGTCCCTGTAGGAGCTTGATATAAAATCAACTTGGGATCCGGATCTTTACAATGCGTAAAAAGTTGTTTCTGATGGGTATATAGCCTCATGTCTGCCCATTTACTTAGAGTGTCATTTCGCTCCATGTATTTTGTTGCATTTTTGATAATATGGTTACTTGCTATGTTTTCTTCCAAATGTGCAAGTACTGATTTTATAAAAGTGATAACATATGTATTAAGATGATCAATGCTATTCTTCATTAGTTGATGCAATGTATAATAGTATAAAGGTTTGCGCTTCTTGCCCAGTTTCTTTACAATATCAAGCAATATAAACTCATAGATTTTTCCTTTTATTGTTTCTAGCTTTGTGCTACTATTTTCAATGCGAATTTTATCAGCTGTTTTAAGCTTTACCTTTAAAGTCTTCTTATCCTTAGGTAAGCAGGGGAATTTATACTTCTTAGTTAATGTATCAATTAACTTTTTAAAATAAAGAGTATAGAAATAGGCATGATAAAGTTGAAAATCTTTGGTAATTTTCATAAATACGAGCAAACTTAATGCGTTATTTTGTTTTATATTAACATTATTATAACCCATCCTTACCAGTTGTAGAATATTCTTCTCCATTGCCGGGAGTGGTACTTCTATTGCTTCCCATTCTGCTTTGCTAAGTTTTTTTTGTGTTAGATCCATTTCTTACCTAATACAAGTAGAATAATAATTCAGATCAATTTTAAATAGGTATAATTATATATTTAAAGTCTCGCCTGATAATAGTAGAAATGGTAAAAATATTTAGCATCGAGGGAAATATTGGCTCTGGCAAATCTACATTAGTAAAAATACTTCGAGAAAGGTGCCCGCATTTTATTTATATGCTTGAGCCAGTAGATGAATGGGCAGAAGTTAAAGATGCTTGCGGAGAGAATATATTAACTAAATTTTATCGTAATCAGGAAAAGTATTCATTTTCATTTCAAATGATGGCGTATATATCTCGTTTAGCCAAACTAAAACGGCTTGTAAGACGCCATCCAGAGGCCACTATAATTACTGAGCGGAGTGTATTGACAGATAGGAATGTATTTGCCAAAATGCTCTACGATGATAATAAAATCGAGGAAGTTAATTATTTAATATATTTAAAATGGTTTAATGAATTTATTGAAGAAGTACCCATTGATGGTTACATTTATGTTGATGTCTCTCCTGAGACAAGTCATAAACGTGTCTTAAAAAGGAATCGCCAAGGCGAAGATATCCCTCTCTCTTATCTTGAGACATGTAATGCATATCATATAAACTGGCTGCACGGGGAGAAAAATGTATTAATGTTAAATGCTGAGGTTGATTTTGAACAAGATGTATCTATTCAAGTAGAAATGGTAAATAAGATTGGTAAATTTACAAAAAAAAAATTCAAATCTCTTGACGCGCAGTTATTGGAGCAATATAAATATGCTAGTTTTTGTTAATATTAAAGATAAAATACATTATTTAATATTAAATATGTCTGTTGCAGTTATTTTAACAGGTCAGTATAGATGTTTTGATAAAATATGCACAAATATTGAGAAATATTTACTTACGCCCAATAAAGCAAAGGTATTTGTCTACTGCGAGACTTCTCTCACAAAAGAGGAGCTTCGTAAGAATCTGGAGAGAAAATGGGGAGGAGATATAATAGGAGATTGTAACGTGTATAAAGAACGCCCCCTTGAATTTCATGCTATTTATAAAAATCTGGTGGCGACTAAGCCTGCTATTCAACCAAGTAAATTTGCAAAAGTATATTTTGAGCAACATTATTTATGGACTAGCGGTAGCATTCTTGAATATTATCAGTATATGAAGGCTTTTGATCTTCTCTCCGAATACGAAAAGCAAACGGGGGAGAAATTTGATATAATTGTGCGTAGTAGGTTAGACATTGTCTATGGTGAGTGTCTCTACCTATCATCTTTTTTTAATCACATTGATTCGGGGATACTGGAGAGAATAGGTAATGCTGGCAAATATATTATGAATCTTGGTAATGAAACGCTAGCAAGAAATAATAATAGAAACCCTCCGCATTATGGTCATACATGTGATATCTCAGGGATAAATTTTGATACCGAGAGAGAAATATTGGACCACATTCGATCAGCTTCATATATTTGGACACTCGGTCCAAATCAGGTATGGATAGGAAGACGCGAAATTATGGGAAAACTCCATAAGTTGATATATTCTTATGGAGATTATGATATAGGATCTAAGGAAGGTTTCAATTCTGAAACACAATTTACGCAATTTTGTAAAGCGCGGCATATTAAGCATTTCATACGCTGTGCAGCTATGGACTCTAAATATAGCCCTTTTTGGAGTGACCCACAATATAATCGTTCTCTCTATCAGTATATATCCTCCGGAAAAATGCCAAAGGATTTTATAATGGCCATTATGCGTTAGTAAGAAGATTGAAATTGGAAATTTTTGGGGTAGCTTTAAATTTAAGTATATCTAATTCTTTGGTTGTAGTAGGGAAAGCTTCGAACCCATAAATATCTTGGAGACAAAGCCACTCAAATAATCCACCCGGGTAGATAAAAATGTTCATAAAACCTAAATTCACTAGTTGGCGATATTTATGTATTATCCTATCATCATTTGTATTGCGCCCATAAATAATAATGCGTAATTGTTTATTATTTAAACTTTTATTAATTATCTCAACTTCTTGTTCTATTGGAATTGTGCCTTGTATTAGACAAGTTTGATTATTCTTGGCTAATGTATTGATTAATAAATAGGGTGTCTGACCTTTTATGATCCATTGTATATCTTCAAAATTTACCTTATTGATAGTTGTAGTATTTCCCATTTTAAAAAGTCCTGCTATAAAATCCATGATAATAAAAAATATTTAATTTAACACAATTAAACTAAGTAGCATATTGCCTCGTCCAAAATCGCGCTATCGTCTCGAACTCTTTGATGTCTTTTCGATAAACATCAGCAATGGCAATTACTAAAGGGTCGTCAGGATTAGGGTCTGTTAGCAATGAGCATATCGATAAAAGAACTTTACTGATTGTTAGAGCCGGAGACCACCTATCCTTCAGAATATCAAGACATATATTGCCACGTGAGTCAATATTAGGATGATATATTCGCGTTTGAAAGGTTATTTTTGGAGCGCTGAATGGATAATCCTTAGGGAATATAATATGCAGGGCAAAAACACCGCCTTCATATGCTGACTCAGTAGGACCAATTAATGTTGCTTCCCACACAAACAGGTCATCGCTAACTGGACCGGCGCTACAATTTGCCGGAGGATCCTCACGTAATTCTTTTAATTCAATATTAATTCTTTTAAGTGCCATTATAGTATAGTATATCCTTTTTTCTAAATTTTTTCTAAGTAAATAATAAGATGCCTAGATCAAAATCGAAAACGGCGCGGCAAAGTGCCGCGCAAAAAGGGCGCCGTGGACGACTTACCCGTAAGCGTAAAACGCCGAGACCATCGCGTCCAAAATCTATACAACGGAATATTAGTAAACCAAAGAAAGTGTCCATACAGCCAGTGAAGCCAATTGCACAATTAGGTCCATCTAAGGCTACTATTGAACAAACGCTAGCAAAAGCACATAAGCATGCTAAAGCTGGTCGTAATAGTAAGGCAGCGCTGTATTATACATTAGCGGCAGCTCAGGTATCTTCCTTAGGACCAAGGATGGGCGCTAATCTAGGAGATGTAGATAGACGCATGATGGATTATGATTATACTTCGGGTCCAGTGGCAGATGCAAGGGGGCAGATGGACTGGCATTTAGCCTATCCAAAGTCCGCTGCGCAGCGCTATACTCGACGCAAAGGGTGGCAACGTCGGAAACCGGGGCAAAAAACTGGGAAAAAAAAGGGATATAGAGGCCGCCGCACCAATAAAAATCGGGGTGGTCGCCGCCGCCGGCGCTAATTAAATTTAACAACAATCTCTACTTGCTCCTTTTTAATACTCTTTGACGCAGAAATAGATAACTCTTCTCTCTTTTTCCGCGTCTTTTTTTTACTTTTCTCTTTACGTTTTGATGTACTATTACGTCTATTCATATCCTTTTCAATTGTCTCAAAATTTTCTTCCAAATATTTTAATATTTCATTTTCTAACACCCATTTGAAGAAATTTAATTGTCCAATCGTTGTTTGTATATAATTATTGTCATCATAAGGAATTGTAATTCTCTCCCAGCGACAAAATGGATCAAAACGTTTCTTAGAGTACGCTTTTAACTTTAATTTATAATCAACATACACCTTAAATCGCCGCGTTGATTTTTTCCCTTTGATATTATAAACAATAAAGTTTTTCTTCGCATAATTCGTAACAAACCAATCTATAAGACGCAAAGACATCTTACCTTCACCATTTATAATAGGCAAAATAATATCTAAATAATCGTTCTCCTGATAAAATTTTATTAGTTTCTGCAGAAGTAAAGAATTCTGTGTTGTATAACTGCTTGACATATAGTCTATTTCCTTTAATGTTGTTTAAATGCTTATTTATTTAATTATTCTTGATTACTATCTTTTGGTCTTAAGAAATTATCTTGTACTGAAATATCATTAACATAATCATTTTTGATATGGAATGGGTTAATGTTCCCTCGGCTCATGAGCTGTCTAGCAGCTATTTTATTATAATTTTGTTCCCGCTTATTTTGTTCAACGAAACGCTCTTCGGATATTTCTTCTTCTTTTTCTTTTTTTTCTTCTTGATCCTGACTATCTTCTTTCACTATTTTTGGACTTTTCTGCAAAGACTCGCCAGTTTTGGTCCATGTCCAATAGATAATATGATCGCCCATATTATCTATTTTGTTTTAATATTTGTATTATTAACTTATTGTTGCTTTATTATTCGCATTTGCTTCGAATATAAAAATTTCTTCTTATTCTGCGTCCGCCGCTGAAGATTACATTGTAAACAGCTCATAACAACATTCTTGGTATTATGTCCTAGACTATTGTCTATTCTATCCAATGTCCATTGATATGGTTCTCTCTGACATTTATAAATCAATTGGACAAGATGTCGGCAATAATGACACCTCATGCGAGATGATACCAATAATTCTAGAAGTTCTTCATATGTAATAAAACTTGTAGCATTGTATTTCTTCTTCTTTTTGTCTTGCGACTGGTAACTTGTCCATTTGCGTCTTAGCTCTTGTTGTAGCTCTTTTTTTCCTTCAAATTCTATATTCATAAAAATTTTATTTATTAATGTTGTTACAGGTATCTTTAATAGCATAGCTAAATTTGCATTATACCCCTTCCTTTCCTGTGTAGGAGCATTCTTAATAGTAATTATTTTATGATTCATATAAAATAATTATATTAATACCATATCTGTTTAACGGCGTTTCTTATGCGGCTTTTCAAATTCAACGCGAATCTTCTCGAGTTTCAAAGGCTTCAATACCCATGTAGCAAACTTCTCAAGATTTCTAATCTGATGCTCCAAAATGAACTTCTCCAAATAAATAAAGAATACCGCCAGCGCACCACCCACGCCTATCGCCGCAGCAGTTGCCTTTTTATGAGGATCACCATGTAACTTAGCACCATCATCAACGTGCTCGGCGAAATAATTAAACGTCTTTTCCATCCAACTGCGAATAATAGTATTTGGAACTAAATATGTTACCATCAACATGACCATCGCAACAGACCAACCATGTGGGATGCTCTTTGTTCTGTATACGCGATGCGCCACCACTAGTGTTACACCCAAAAGAGCGAAATAATTGACCAATAACTGGGAATAATAGGAAATTGGTCCTTGATCGGTTAGGCGGTATAAATAAGAGAACATACCGCTTCCTAAAAGTCCACCGCGGAAAGATAATACTGTCGCCATTAAATCAAGATTAGTTACCCACACCTCAATTAATTCGATCCATCCACGTTGCGCAAACCACCATGGAAGTAAGAGACCAAATACAGCCAAGAAAATAAATGTTCCTAAAATATATTTCATTCCATTCAAAAGCATTGGCGCGGAAAGTGATTGGGAATCATCCATCGTAGCTTCTAATGGGTAATCGCAATGATCCCAACGGCTCCCCGAACCTGAGTCATCATAATAACCACAATTATCTTCCGTTACTTCACACCACAATGTCTTATCGACGTCATCACATTCCTTAGAAAGTGCTGATTTACGCTGTTGGACAGGACACTTTGGATCGGTATTGGAACCAAAAACACACCCTTTGTATGTTTTTCCTTTCACTTTATATTGAGGTTTACACGTGCAGTTGTGTACTGTTGAAATTTTTGACATTATATAAATATAAAATATTATTAATATAAAATTAAGATTATATATATATGTAATGGCTGAAGAATGCGTGGAACTTAAAAATATTAAATATCAAACAATGCTTCTAAATAAAAATTCATCGGATAAGCCAGCTGCTCGCGATAATATTTCTGATGTGTCAGAATTCTTAAAGAGAGAGCAGGTGCGTGATAAACATCTACCTTGGACAAAATTAGAAAAGGCCACTAAATTAAAAAAATTAGCAGCATTTGCAGCGACATTCCCCGCTAAATATAATCCCACGCTTAAAGAATATTTATTTCAGTGTCTAGAGAGGAAGAAAATACAGCGCAAAAAGGATGTCAATTATAGTATCAGTGAGGGCAAGATTAAATCGATAAATGGTCTGACGCTAAATAAAGCAAAAGGGCGGTATACACTTAAGCGTGCGGGGAAGGGGTCAACGCTAAAATGTTTGGCTCCGAAGCGCCCGCGCAAACAACGAAAAGCTAAAACCGCAAAAGCAGGTAAAGCGCAGAATAAAAAAGATAGGACGAAATTAAATTGATAAACATTATAAAGAATAAGTTTTAATATACTTCACATGAATGACAACCTATTAGAGAGTGACAATGAGTTATCGGAAACAATTCTACACTCTATAGAGGCGTATTTGGAAACTAATACGCATATATATATTTATCCTAATTTTATTGATAGAATATTAGATAATGTCGCTGACTTAATGATAATCACACTCGCAAGTACACCGGGCTTTAATGAAACACTAATTATATCTTTAGTCTCAGAGAATATTCAATATTACTTCTCCACTATAGGTATACCACGATCCTATGAGTCCTCGATTATTCTTAGACCTGTAGATGAGGATTCTATTACACAAAAACTAGATAAGTTACGGAATGTTGAGCAGCCGGCGCAAAAGTCTACTGAATGGTATACTCGTCGTCACACGATGCTCACTGCTAGTTCGATATGGCAGGCTCTTGCTACGCAATCAGCACAGAATCGTTTGATATATAAAAAGTGTGCTCCACTTAACATGAGCAAATGCTTTCAAGTGAATACTTCTTCGCCCATGCACTGGGGGCAAAAATATGAGCCTATATCTCAACGTTTTTATGAACATATGTATTCCACCACCTTAGAAGAATTTGGTTGTATTCCTCATTCTACGCATCTATTTTTGGGAGCATCTCCAGATGGAATTAACAATAAGAAAGATAATGAGCGTTACGGGCGGCTGGTTGAAATTAAAAATATTGTAAATCGTGAAATTACGGGAATTCCTAAAAAAGAATATTGGGTACAAATGCAATTGCAAATGGAAGTTACAGATTTGGATGAATGCGATTTTCTTGAAACGCGTTTTAAAGAATATGAATCTGAGGAGGAATTTATGGAGGATGGTGGTTTTGATAAATGTGAAAAGATTAAAGGTGTGATTATACAATTCAGTGCGCGCGGCGGGCCTGTATATAAATATTGCCCCTTCCTAGCAGATAAGGACGCGGTAGAAGATTGGATAAACAAATCGCTAGACGAAAATGAATCTATGACTTGGATTAAGAATATTTATTGGTCACTCGAAGAATATTCCTGTGTACTTGTAACTCGAAATAGAAAATGGTTTGAGGTAGCACTACCTCAGTTTGAAAATATTTGGAAAACAATTTTATATGAGCGCATTAATGGATACGATCATAGAAAAGCAAAAAAAAGAGTGAAGGCGCCTAAGACAGAAAATATTATTTTAAAAATTCGCACTGAATCTTTTGATCATGCCGACCTTCATTCTTCAGGAGGCCTGCCAGCCATAGAGACATAATAATTTACACGGGAACCTTTGCTAGGAGAAATAGGCGGCATTGGAGCCTTTTTAGGTTTTTTTATTTGTATCTTCGAGTATAGCCCGCCGCACATTTCAGGCAACAATGTTGTTCCATTGCAAGGACGCTGCCAGTACTCCTTATTATTTGTAACTTGGGCATAGGAAGACATAGGAGTTCGTGGGTATAATTTCCACTCTGTTGAATATCGCTCATTTGATAAACCGGGGGCACAATGACCTTTTGGCATCATTGGGCGATCACCAAAAGGCGGCGACAATGCTGCTTCAGACACCGATTCTGGAAATAAAGCGCCGGAAATAAATGCTTCTTTAGTCGTATACAATGAGCCTAATATGCCTAAAATAAGAATTAGTATTACCACACTACCACTACACTCTTTAATACTTTTAATAGAAAATAAATTCATTATATAATCAAAATATATTATTTTTTAAGATAATATATTTAAAATTATCTGATATATAAGACTAATGGATCTCGAGATGTCAGTTATTAAACGCAATGGTCAAAAGGAAATTATTTCTTTTGATAAAATCTTAAAGCGTGTTAAGAATCTTGGTAAGGATGAGCTTCGCATTAACTATACAACGTTGGCTATGAAAATTATAGATCGTTTATACCATGAGATTAAAACAACTGAGATTGACGAATTAACAGCACAACAATGTGCATCCTTAGCAACTGAGCATCCAGATTATGATATTTTAGCAAGCAGAGTATTAATATCAAATCATCAAAAAAGTACGCCGGCAGCATTTACGAAGGTAGTTGCCAATCTTTATAATTATAGAGATATCCATGATAAGCATACGCCGCTCATTAGCAAAGAAATGTATGAAATTGTGTGTAATAATAGTGACATGATAGAAAGTTTTTTTGACTATGAGCGAGATTTTCTTATTGATTATTTTGGATTTAAAACTCTTGAACGGGCTTATCTAATGAAAATAAACAAAGTCATTGTAGAGCGTCCACAACATATGTGGATGAGAGTTGCTATTGGCATTCATGGATCGAATCTAGAAAAGGTTAAAATAACATATGATCTAATGTCTAAAAAATATTTCACTCATGCAACACCTACTCTCTTTAATGCAGGGACGCCGCGACCTCAATGCAGTTCCTGTTATCTGATAGCAATGGCAGAGGATAGTATTGAGGGAATTTATGGTACATTGATGGATTGCGCAAAGATATCGAAATGGGCGGGTGGGATTGGATTACATATTCATAATATCCGAGGGCGCGGTAGTCATATCCGTGGAACAAACGGAAATAGTAATGGTATCGTTCCTATGCTACGTGTATATAACAATACTGCTCGTTATGTTGATCAGGGTGGAGGACGGCGCCATGGTAGTTTTGCTGTTTATTTAGAACCATGGCATACTGATATTGAAGATTTTTTGGAAATGAAGAAGAATCATGGTGACGAGGAGGCCCGGGCGCGCGATTTATTTTATGCGCTTTGGATACCTGATTTATTCATGAAGAGAGTAGAAAGCGATACAGACTGGACTCTAATGTGTCCTGATCACTGCCCGGGACTTGCCGATTGTTATGGCGATGACTTCGAACAACTATACAAAAAATATGAATCTGAAGGAAAAGGCATCAAGAAAATTAGTGCCCGCACCCTCTGGTTCAAGATTCTTGATAGTCAAATAGAAACAGGCACACCCTATATGTTGTATAAAGATGCCTGTAATAAAAAATCAAATCAAAAAAATTTAGGCACGATAAAAAGCTCAAACTTGTGTACAGAAATTATAGAGTATTCAAATAAAGATGAAACAGCGGTATGTAATTTAGCTAGTTTGGGACTTCCAATGTTTGTTAGAGACGACAAGACCTTTGATTATGATAAGTTACATGAAGTTACAAAAATTGTGACAGAAAATCTCGATAAGGTAATAGATGTTAATTTTTATCCTACACCAAAAACTCGACGTAGTAATTACCTACATCGCCCTATTGGGATCGGGGTACAAGGATTAGCTGATGTATTTGCAAAAATGGATATAGCATTTTATTCAGACGAAGCAAAACAAATCAATATTAAAATTTTTGAAACATTATATCACGCCGCCGTTGAGAAAAGTTGCGAACTTTCGCAGCAGCGCACTGAAGCTATTAAGTATCTTGTAACTACATATGAAAAGCTGTGGCGGTTCTTGGATAATGATCCATCATGCAGGCAATATATCACCGAAGAAGGATTACGTGATAAGGAGGGTTATGAGATAACAATGGAGCATTTGAATAAATATCACCCTATTCGGAATGAAATTTTGCAATGCCGCGATAAGTTTTCCACCTTTCCTAATTGCGCTGGAGCTTATAGTAGTTTCGCAGGCTCACCGGCAAGCCATGGTTTTTTGCAGTTTGACTTATGGAATGTTCAGCCAAATAGTCGTTATAATTGGGATGAATTGAAACAGAAAATAAAGCAGCATGGAATGCGCAATTCTTTGCTGATGGCGCCGATGCCCACTGCTTCTACTAGTCAAATTCTTGGGAATAATGAATGTTTTGAACCTTTTACTAGTAATATCTATACCAGACGCACATTAGCGGGCGAATTTATACGAATTAATAAATATCTTATTTCGGAATTGGCTACTCTTGGTTTGTGGAATGAGGATGTTAAGAATAGTATAATTGAACATAAGGGAAGTATTCAACAACTAGATATTATACCTGAAAACATCCGTCAAAAATTCAAAATTGTCTGGGAAATCCCTATGAAATTTATAATTGAGATGGCGCGGGATCGCGGTGCCTTTATTTGTCAAAGCCAAAGTCTTAATCTATGGATGAAAGATCCTAATTATAAAAGTCTTACCGCAATGCATTTTTTCTCATGGAAACAAGGATTAAAAACAGGATTGTATTATCTTCGTTCTCGCGCAAAGGCATCTCCTCAACAATTTACTATTGTACCCAAGAATAATAAGATAGAAGAAGATAATGAGCCACCTCAATGCGAAATGTGTTCAGGTTAGTAAATTTTTATCGTTTTAGATATAAATGACATTTACAATTGATATTGTGTATACTTGGTGTGGCGAATCTTCGGAAGGATGTTCCATCAATCCCCAACGTCATCGCGATTGCCACGAATTACAATATTCACTACGCTCAATTTATAAATATGTGAAATGGATAAATCACATCTTTATCCTAGTAAATAAAGCAGATATGCAACCACCTGCATGGTGCAATGACCCATCTGAAAATCTGATAACATTTGTAGATAGATCACTCTTATTTGATGATGTAGCACACACACCAACATTTAATACATACGCTGTGCATGCAGTACTTCACAAAGTGCCCGGACTTTCTGAGCATTTTGTAGTTATGGATGATGATATGTTTTTTAATAATTTTGTGTCTCCGTCTTATTTCTTTGATATTATTTCAACCAAACCTATTATTCGTTTTAAGAGAGAACGATGTCGCATCTATGATGAAGATATGTCTGGAAATTTTCCTATTTTTAAATATAAAAATGTTGAACATCAGCCACTGCCTTTCAAAAAAGGATATATAGAACTTTTCAATAAACAATACCCTGAATATTCACGTTTTGTACAATCACATCGATATCGCCATCATAATAAACAAGAAGGGAGTACTGCGGAAAATATATTCCTTATCTATTATGAATTCGCCCTTACCTTAAATTTAATGCATGTTGATATAACACCCGAATATTTCTTTCAAATACCTCATAAACATAACATCAACATATTGTCGGAATTTAAGCTGTACTATAATATCCTTCAAAAAAATAAAAAAATCCGCGTATTTAATTGCAATGATGATTTTTCTACTCAACCTACACACTTTCGATCTCAATTAGCTGTACTTGAAACCTTCTACGAAAAACTATACCCCAATATTCCATGGTTTGAAATACCCGCCAAAACTCAGAATAGCAGCATCGTTATTGCCGGCTGTGCACAGAATGTAGATAAGTATTTGAAATACATATTTAATAATATATACAAAATTACATCACTCTTCAATGAATATAAAATAATTATATTCGAGAATGGATCTACTGATAGTACATTTTATACCTTAGAAAAGTATGCAAAAGGTGATTCAAATATTATATTAGTGTCGCAAAAGGATATACCTATCCGTCGAGAGCTCCATCCTCAACGGGTCGCCTATTGTCGTAATCGTCTTTTATCGAACATTGCGCGATATTGTCCTAATTATGATTATATGGTAATGATGGATATGGATGATGTGTGCGCTGCCTCTATTTCTATCAGCAATTTCTTGAGTGTTTTTAACAATCCAATTTGGGATGCTGTAAGTTTTAACCGGCCTGTATATTATGACATTTGGGCACTCCGTTTTGGCATCTTTACGCGAAATTGTTGGAATTTAAACACATATACAGAATGCGCCCGCTATATTAAACAACTACGTCAACAGATTATGGGTAAACTGAAACATGTAGATATGTTTCCAGTGAAATCCGCTTTTTGCGGCTTCGCAATCTATAAACTTAAAAAAATCATAGGGTGTCGATATGATGGCATTAATAGAGAGAAAACACGCGGTCTGCGATTTTTAGAAGATTGTGAACATGTCGCATTTCATAAGCAAATGAGAGAAGATAATCATGCACAAATTTATATTTGCTCTAAAAAACTTTTTGACTATCCATATAGTTAGTGATAGTTATTGCCACTCATATCCTGATGCGTCAATGCCATAAAATAATCTCGAAACACAGGATTCAAGGTATAAATATCTTCATTCATAATCATTTTATAGAAACATCGAAAGCAAACAAGGACATCTATAAGTGAATTATGCAGGTTCTGAGGTTTCTCAGAAAACATAATATAATACAGCTCAATAAGCTTGGGTGATTTGCTCTCTGTCTTCCCATTCCATCTATTTACACGGGTTAACTTACAGATAGGAGTGCCATATTCCATTGTGCAAAATTCAATATTACGTTTATTGGCAAATATATTTGGACAATTATTTCGATGCAATTCAACGCGTATAATGGTCTTATCAAAATTTAAATTATGCGCTACTATAAAGGACGCAGATTTAAAATCACTTATGAAGTCCTCAAGCACTTCAGTAATATTTACACCTGACGCCCGCATTTTCTCATTGGTAATTCCATGAATTTTTGTGGATTCCTCGGGGATCGTCTGTCCATCTTTTAACTTTACTATATAATCCTTGACACCTACTATTGTCGCAGTCTCTATATCACAAATTAACCAACTCATCTGGACAATATACGGCCAATTTGCATCGTCAGAAATTTTCGCAGCGCGCTTAATAGGAAGCCCAGTAGTCTCTGTATCCAAAATTATCGCTTTCATATATTTTAGTATACAACCATATACTAAAATATTAATCAATTTATAACTCAACCTATTCATGTCTCGACAACCACTTGCTGCTGCTCTGGCTGATCCTCAACATGGGCTACAAAACCCTTATAATCCCCCGCCACCATATAAAGGGTAGCTGCTCCCCACACCGCATTCATCACAGTAAACACAAACTGAATCCAATTCCAAACACCAAGAGGAGTGGAATTCAAAAGACTATCGCCGCCGAAATACGCAAACGCAAATAGAGTGGCAAAGGTGTCAAAATTCATCGTATAGAAAAGAGTCTTCTTAAGACTTACATTATGCGCAATCGAATAACCCATAGCGCCAAGATTGGTACAACACACCAATTGCGAAACCATCGAAAAATCACGCAGAGGTCCCGTCTGGTCATCCGTCAACATAACAACAAAGCCCGTCGTAAAAAAAGAAAACCACATAGTCAGCATACCCCTCATGCCAAGCTTATCAACCATCAAAAAAAGATTCTGGAACTTATCCATATGATATCATATTGATAAGTATATTTAAGTTACTTATGTTATTTAATTAACAGCTTGGCGACGACCGGAGAATAAAATTAGGCAACGTTAATGACACTCTGGTAGCATCACGTTGGGGGGTTATACTAAAATTTAGCTTATTATCAGAATTGAGCCGCCCCTTTAATTGAAGGTATTTACCCCCCAAATACTTCCGCATTTCATTGCCTTCTATAATGAAGTATTCGTTGATTCTTGGGATATTGCCTCCAGAATTTAGTTTTTGTTGTATGGATTTACTGGTAACATCTGGTGCGACTCCGAGCACTATAAAAGTATGTGTGTGATCGATTTTACAATTATAATTAAACCATGTTGATGAGAGATGCTGCCCTATAATATGTGTTGATTTGGCTGTTAGATGTGACAGATGAAACTTATGAGGCGATATAGTCCAACTATTTTCCCAATACCCCAACAGATATGTTAAATTATTGATTTCTTTGCTATTCATATTTATATTCATATTATTGATATTAATTATATCAATTTTTCTCATAAATATGATAAATGACATCACCACCATCAACAACTGCAAAATTTTTAACAAAATATAATTTAATTTCCTTTATCGTACTTATCTTGGCGAGAGCTTTTCGCCCCACATCCGTAATACGACTCCCCAATGCATGAATCCTTTTAAGACGGGTGTTATAAGTTATCGCCCTCGATAGCTGTTTTGCTTGTACATCATCAATATTTAGATCAGAGAGATTTAAATATGTTAAGAATTGACAATTGTTTTTAATACGATGAATAATATCTATAAATGCCATATACTCTATGCATAGTTTTTACAAATACCAAATGAACGTCGGTGCCATTGTGTAATACCATGATTTTTAATACCCGCCATGTGCTTTTTTGTTCCATATCCTTTATTATTTCGCAAATCATAAAAATCTTCCAAATTACCATATTCATCACAAAGCTTATGTATATACTTATCTCTCGACACTTTGGCAAGAATCGAAGCTGCAGCAATAGACGTAAAGATATTATCGCCGCCTTCAATACAGGTATGGGGTATTATCCTATGGTCCGATATATATGGTTTAAAATAATTCCCGTCTACAAGAATATGTTGCGGCCTTACCAGAAGATTATTTAATGCAGTTTTCATTCCTAGCTGAGTAGCCTGAAAAATATTTATCTCATCAACCATAGCTTCATCTATCGAAACGATAGAAAAATCCAGAGCATATTCTTTTATGAGATCAAAAGCGATGAGTCTTTTTCTCTCCGATATTTTTTTACTATCACGCATCAATTCATGAGGAAAAGAGTGATCGAAGGGGAGGATGACGGCGGCAACGTAGAGAGAACCAAAAAGGGGTCCACGACCTGCCTCATCGACGCCTGCTTCCAACATATTTTCAATATAGAAAGGTGAGAGAGTCATAAATAATGTATTCAACCTGTATTTAAATCGTTAGCTTATTTATTTTGCTCATTCGTTCCCACTATCTTTACATTCTGAAATTGTAATAATTTCCGCTGCTCGCGTAAGGGACCATGAAGGCGAGAGAATGCGCGGTGTCTCTCCTTCATACGAACTGCAGTATTAGCTATGTCAATTAACACATCATTCTTTTTTACCACTCTTCTCTCTTCACAATATGTTCCCCATGCGGAGAAATATTTCAACAATACCATTTTTTCATACAGATTAATTTTTTTGAGATAAAATATTTTAGGAGAATTATCTTTGTATGGATAAATCGTCTGAACACCATTTACAAGGTCAGGTTTATGAAAAGATAGATGGCTAAATTTCGTATTAAAAAGATCAGCAATTGTTTGTGGAATTGTTGGAGATTGTTCTAACATTTTATCAAATTCTAAACGTTTCATATTAATAAAATCTCCAGGATTACTGCGATGTGATTGCGCCATACTTAATTCACAACTTATCTCTCGGAAAAAAGCTAGAAAGCGCAAGCTAGAAATTTTATGTTTTTCGCTTTCTTCTTTGAAAGTAAACATTTCTTGAAAATTTGTTAATAGACCTGCTACAATTCCTGAAATTCCAATTAACCCTTTGAGTGCTGGTGCCAGTGTTGGAGTTGTTAGTAGTGTCGTGGCGCCTGCTATATATCCAAATATGGATGCAGGAATGGATATGTATAAGTTGCGATGTCTAAAATAATTCACACAACGCGTGTGTAGCCACGCGTATCCGGAAGCTTTTTCTGCCCATTGTACTAATAATTGCTCTTGTTGTTTTGTCCACTTGATGCCTTTGTCCATAAATACTTGAAAGTTTTTTTTTCACCATATAGAATATATACGATGAAACTTAATTTATTTTTGGTCATATTAGCCGTCCTACTTCTATCTAGTTTAGGACTAAATGTAAAAGAATATTTCGAAGAAAGAGCGGGCGGCAAACGTCATTTTGATAGTTTTGCTGAGTATGATGCAGCTAAAGACAAAGAAGCTAAGGGTGAGTATGGTAAATATGGTGCTTATGGTGAGAAACCACTCCATGTAACAGAATATGAACATGGTGGTATTAAACACAACAAGCGTCTTCAAGATGATGAATATATTTTAAAGTCAAAGATTGTTCCTACACGCCTTCCATGTGATAAGAAATGCCCGAAATGTCCAGCGCCGATTCGGTGCCCAGAACCTGTTAAATGCCCAGATCCTAAACCATGCCAACCATGCCCTCCGTGCGCCCGGTGCCCAGAACCAGCCTTTAGATGCGAAAAGGTTCCTAACTATCGTTCATCAAATACCTCATTTTTGCCTGATCCATATTTCTATGGACAAGGTGGGCAGCGCGATGCAAACGCACCGCGACCTTATCTAAATGATTTTTCTCAATTTGGTGATTAAATTGTATAATAATTTATTCAAAATTATACAATTATATTCTTTTTTTTATGCATTTCTTATCCATCTGGAACGTTTTACATTTCTTTCCAACAGGTACAATTTTAATAACACATTTGGATTTTTTACCATTTAATGGAGTAACACAACCCTTTTCCTTTTTCCGTGTTTTCTTCTTTGATTTCTTACACAAACATTTTTTATACTTTTTTCTTGTTTTATGTGAATCTTGCGTACAACGTGATCGAAAATGTTCATACCGATCTCTTACTTGTTCATATGTTAAATTAGATTTCTTTTGGAGCATCTTGTTCACAATCTCATGCAAATCATACAACCATTTCGAAAATGTTTCTCTATTTTTCATATCTTTTATTGTTAGTGGGTGTCTTTTAAGATTTTTTGTTAGATTTTTACGACAATGTCCACAGGGTAATACATGCTGGAGGCTCAATATAAAGTCACGATATTGTTTCTTTTGTGTGAGGGTAGGTTGTGCAGGATAATTAAATGAAATAGTATGCAGAAAACACCACGCCCACGGGCCCCATATCCGTGTGACCATACCATCTCCACTCTCATAATCTTTTTTAGTATACGTTTTCTTTTTCTTCGCTTTGTTTCTCCGACGCGTCTTTGCCATTACTATAATTTTAGAAAAAAAATTATACCAATAAAGTTTGCCCGCTTATATATTTTATTAATCTTTCGTTAAATGAAGGCTTCTCTATACGCACATCATACAGCGTAAGCCATAATTGCGCATAAAGTTCTTTATCATTCGTAAACTTAGTTTCATCAATATTAACGAGACGTCCCGTGTGATTTCGAACGAACATACTACACTTTATATAATATTATATCTTTAGGTATTATTCGTAAAAATTTTTGTTTCTTATCTCTAATACTATATTATATGTTCGAGACCCTGAAGGAGAATCTAACCAATGTAGTCTACAACAAGAAATTTTTAATTATTCTTGTTGTGGCAGCTATATTTACTGGAGTGGCTTTTTATTACTATAATAGTTATGTTGCTCCACGCATGGACCCAAAATTTGCTACAAATAAGGAGTTTATAAAGGAAGGTGATGGCGATGATATCGACGAAGTAGAGGTTTACTATTTCTATACTAAGTGGTGTCCCTATTGCAAGAAGGCGCGACCTGCATGGGATAGCATAAAAGACACGCACAAGAATGTAAATGGTAAGGCTGTTCATTTTAAGGAGGTTGATTGTGAAAAAGATGAAAAGAAGGCTGACGAATTTGGTATTGAGGGATACCCGACTATAAAGTTAGTAAAGGGTAATGAGGTGATTGATTTTGATGCCAAGCCAACAAAAGAATCACTTAAGCAGTTTTTGAAGACGTCCGTTTAGACGAGCAGACCTTCTGTCAAACTGAGACCTGCATATACGAGTAGCATCTGGCACATGGCGGCGCCTCGTGCAAAATTGCTAACAGGTACTATATCTCCATACCCAACTGTGGATTGTGTGACCATACTATAGTAGAAAAAGTCATAGAAGAGGTGTCCGGCTGGCTTGCGTTTAACACCTTTAAAATGAGCGCCTGGAGTGATAGTTTCAATAACCCAATATAGGATACCAAATAATACTATAGCACTTAATTGTGATATTAGGAAATAAAATGCTTTGCGTCCTTTTCCAAAAAGCCCCTTTAAAGCGATCATTATATACTAGACTGGGATTTTTTCTGATAAAAAAGAAAAGTTTGGGCGGCTTTTTCTCCATCGGTTAGATATTTTGCGCGTAGTTTGCTATTTTGCAGTAATTTCTGACATTCTGTCAGATTTATAGTATCGCATGGAATAATTAATTGATTTTTAAGATTGACTTCATCCCCCTTTCTTTGTGCACTGAATAATTTTCTAAATAAGTGTAGCAAATAGTCCATAAATCCATCAGATTCAGTTAATGTACCACTCGATTTAAGAGCATTGTATCGCACTCCTAAAATTTCATCTTCTTTGGCTCCATTATTTATACATAAATCAATAGGATAATTGTTCAGAAGTCCACCATCAAGAAAAAAGGAAGTTTCATGCCAGTTTGGTTGGAAGATGATGGGAATAGTGGAACTTTGATATATTGCTTGTATAAATTTAAAATTGGGATGTGTTTTATGAGATATATCGACAATACTAAAATCATTCAATTTAGTGGTAATGATATGCAATTCAATATTAGAGTATTCATATAATTCTTTCATAGAAATGTCATTATCTAGATCTTTTGACTGCAAAAGATTATTAAATGTTTTATAAAAAAAAGAACTATCAAAAATACCTTTATTTGCTGTCATCGTAAATAATTGTTCAGGCGAAAATTTCAAGATCTTATACCAAGGGCGATCTCTAATATATTCAAGAAGATCACGCCAATCGATCTTAAGACATAACAATCCACCTATTACTGCTCCAATAGAAGAGCCATAAATTGTATCGATTTCTTCAATGTTATAAAATGCTTCCTTCTGTAAGTGCGCTAATGCTCCTAATGTTGATATACCTAGGTATGCGCCTCCTTCAAGGACAATATGTTTTATTGGCATACTTAATAGAATCAGTTTATATTAAATTCTTTTTTTCTATAAACTAATTAATGAACAGACCTATAGATAACGTTAATTTGGATGATCTTTATAGAAGAACACGAGAGATCAAACAGAATCGCATTAAAATTTACCAAATGATTCTACAAAGAACACATAGAAAAATTAAGTATACTTCTCGCCAGAAATTTAATGATCACTTCTGCTTTTATATCGTTCCCGAATTTCTAGTAGGCGTACCCACATATGATATTGCCACCTGCATATCTTATCTTGTCGAACAACTTACAACTAATGGTTTCATTGTTAAATATACCCACCCTAACCTTCTTTTCATATCATGGAAGCACTACATTCCCTCCTACGAAAGGATTGAGATAAAAAAGAAATTTGGTGTTAAAATAGATGGATTCGGCAATGTTCTTAAAGAAAAAAAACAAGAGGATGCTGAAAAACAGCTGCTCAAAGGAAATTTTAAGACGCCTGCTAACAAGGTAGCAGTTAAGAAAGACTATAAGCCCATAAATACCTACAAGCCTACAGGCAATCTTATATATGGTAATGAATTAATAAAGAGGATTTCTACCAAGGGGACATAATGAGTTGTGGTGTAATATTTAGTCTTATTAAATAAAATGTCTTGGTATAATATATGTCGAAGCCACAAAAGAAATTAAATCCTCAACAACAGGGTGCCTACGCGTCCGGTGGTCCCGGCGCCTCTACAGCTAGTAGCGGAAAAAAGCTGAAGCCGAAGAGTACATTGATGGGCGACTATAAGAAAAAGAAAGCGAAGGAGGCGGCGCGGAAAAAGAAGAAGTCGGCAAAGAAGTCTAAGGCAAAAACCAGCAAGGGAAAGAGTGTCACAAAAGGAGGAGGAAGGAGGTCGCGCCGCTGCCGATGTCGCCGCCGCCGCCAACGCGGTGGGCAGGGCGTCCAATCACTCGTTCATCGCGCGCTGCTCCCCGCGGCCCTTTATTATCTCCAAAAACAGCAGCAGCAGCGCACTGGTCGTCGCGCACGCGGCGGAAAATACCGCAAAGGATCGCCAAGCAAAACACGCAAAGGGCGTCTGGATTTCATCACTCACTTAGGGTCTGATGTATACGACGAAGCAGGACACTTCGTGAGAAAGGCTGTCAAGCCTTACACCCGCCGCCGACGCCATCGCTAAGTCCTGAGACCATATGCTCTAAAAAATATAAGAATTTTCAATAATATTTTAAACGTCAAAAGCTTTTAAAATATTTTACAAGTGGCACCGTTGCACTTTTTTTCAAAAAAGTATTGCTGACACCATGTCGTCACAAATTCTAAACTGGCAAATTTTTATTTTATGATCTATTTTCCTTTCATTCCAAACTAACATTGGCATAAATGAACTTTTTTTGAAAAAAGTCTAAAAATACATTTTGGGCATTTTCGTATTTCATTCACTTTTTAATTTTCTCTCCACGTGGTCTCAGCAAATTATGATAAGTCGGTGGCAGCACCCCCAACCATCAAAGGATTGTTTCGAAAAAATATTTCGTGAGACGATGGCTCTACATCCGACTCGCCGATTTTTTTTTTAATTTTAAATGTCAAATGGTTAGAAAATAATTTACAAGTGGCAACGTTGCACTTATTTCGGCCAACCCGGTGGGGGGGTAGGCGTTTTTGGACATTTTTAAAATGTCCAAAATCGACTTTTCGCCTTATGGGTTTTTCAAAAAAAAGGGATTTAGGACTTTTCTCCTTCAACACGTAGGAAACAATTAGGAAAAAATTTTGCAGCGCTGCCTTCAGTTCTTTTTTTTATGTTATAAGTTAAAAACTTAGGGACAAATATATTATCCATTTATAGAAATATGTTAGAGAAATTGAGAGATAATGAGATAACGAAGATAACGAAAAAATCCCCAATAGAATCGGTTTTCAAATTTAATTGCAAAAAATGTGACTATCACACTAACAATAAAAAAGATTTTAATAAACATTTAGCCACTATAAAACATAAAAGAAAACAAGTGAAAAAAATGGATAATATAGAAATCCCCAAATGTAGGACTTGCCCCCATTATTCATGTACACGATGTGGAAAAAAATATATGTGGAGCAGTGGGTTATCTAAGCATAAGAAAAAGTGCGAGCGCAAGGCGAAGCAGGAAGCAAAGGAAAAGATGGAGGAGGGTGAGGCTGGTGAGTCAGAGAAGAAGACAGCATTTTACGCGCACTTAGCAAAGGAGGTTTCTGCGAAGGTGGCTTTTTTGGAGGCGCGGATTAAAGAATTAGAATTAGAGGCGCGGCTTAAGGAATTAGAAAAAGGTTCGCACCAAAATGTTGATAGTTCAGGTTCTGGAATTGTTTCGGAGGTGCGCGATTTATTTCGTGATCAGAATATGACGTTGACGAAGTTGGTTAAGAATCAGAAAGATGTAAATGAAAATCTTCATCAAACATTAAAGGAAATTATACCTACAATAGGAAATAACAATAATAATCGTATATCTATTAATGTATTTTTGAATCAACATTGTAAAGATGCTATGAATTTGACAGATTTCGTTGATAAGATAAAAATTAGCATAAAGGACTTACATTATACAAAAGAAAATGGATATGTAGAGGGTATTAGTAACATATTTAGGAAACATTTAACAGATATGAAACCAACAGAGCGTCCTTTTCATTGTAGTGATACAAAACGCTTACAATTTTATGTAAGGGAGGAAAATAAGTGGGCTAAAGATACCAAAAATATCAAGATGGATCGTACTATTCAAGATATTTCTATTAAACAGATAAAGCATTTGAAGGAGTGGGAGAAGAAACATCCGGGATATTTAGAAGATGAGGAATTGCGTACTGAGTGGCATGGATTGGTGGAGGCGATGTGTAGACCCGAAAATCAGATAGAAGGTGATAAAATTAAGAAAAACCTGGGCGATACTTCGGAAGTAAAAAATGAGTTAATTGGGAAGAATACAATAATTTCGATTAAAGATAAATAATTATTGTATTAAATTAGAGTAAATTGTCCATTTGTTCTTTTAATGACGCATGTTGCTTTGCCATTTTTTCTTGTTCTTTCTTTTCTATAATAGCTTCGAATAGTTTGATGCCTGTTTTGAAATCTTTTTCGCATAGGGTATAGAGCTCTAGAATTAATTTACGTGTTTGCAATACAATATCATCTAATTTTTTGTGAGTTAATTTTGGATTAAGGGTATAGATGACATGGTCTATTTCCCGCGACGCATCACCGCCGCGCCAGACGCGCTGGCGTCCAGTGGCAGCGGCTTGCTGCGCGACTTGATCGTGACGCCAATCGCGTTGTGGATAGGCGGCTGCTCTATATTGTTGGGGTGTGGCTTTTCGTGATTTGCGCACTGGGCTTTTTTCAAGCTTTTTAATGAAGAGTTGTTTTAGAATAGCGACAAGTTTTTCTTGGCCAGCTGTTGCATTTTTCTTCATTTTTTCGAGATGCGCGGCGTATTTTTTATATAATGGCGATGTAGGGTCGTAGGCAAATTGTTTAACAAGAAATCCATCTGGTCGTTGGCAAGGCGCTTTATTATGGTAATCAACCAATGGAATGTTATCAAAACCAGATAAATTAGGTGGTGCTGCGGTTTTGCTTGTGAAAGCTGTGTAGAATGTAGCTATATCTTGCTCGAATTCTTTTTTGCTCTTTTCTGTCATGCCTGTAAAACGCCCTGAACGATAATCAAATTTATCCATATAGAGTGATTTAAGTTCAGGGAATCCTGGTTCTGCACCTAAACTGACAACGCGCTGTGCAGGACCAATAGTATGCCGCCCACTAACTGGATTATTAATATCACATATTTTGACCTTATAAAGTGCTTGTTGTCCGTCATGTGCATCTACAACAGGAGTAAGGGCGTCTATGCGATCTTGGCAAAAACTTTTACCAGCCTTTTTTGTCAAAGGAATTTTAACATTTGTATCATGATGAAAATTAGCCGGCATTTTGTTTCGGTCCAGAACTGAGACCTTCTGGCGTTGCCCAAATTGATCTTTGTATGAATATTCTGGATTAATCGTCTTAACAATAGCGGCAAAAATATGTGCTATTTTAATGTAAAATTTTGATATTCCGATGCATAGACGTTTTTTTCTAACACGATTTTTTACATCTAACTTACCAAGATCTTTATTATCTAGATAGTATACCTTTCCATGCGCCATCTTATCAACTACTTTACCAAGATGTGTGTGTTGTGCTAAATATTCTATTTCCTGACTATCTAGATAGTCTTCAAATATTTTTGATGTTAATACTACCAGTTTATTACAATAATCCTGATTTTCCAGTTTTGCCAGGTCCTGAAAATTTTGGGTTGTAATGTATTTAGTAGCTATCTTATGTATTAATTCAGGCAGTTGTCCTTTTAACTCTAAATTCTTTTTGGCCGGGGCATTTCCCATATATATAATTAATATATATTTTATATTATAAAATTGAATTAAAGGATAATTTTTATATATTTAATTAAATGCCTCCGGCGACAAAGAAAAAAAAAGTGACGAAGGATCGATCAGGATTATGGTCATTATTTGATACGGAAGTAAGCGGTGGTGGGCGCAATATGGAGTGTTTGTATACGAAATCGCAAAAAGGGCAACGTGTTCATTGTGATTTATGCCAAACTAAGTTAAATTATGATAATGATCGCTTTTTGATTTGTCCTAACCAAAAATGTGGTATAATTTACAAAGATATTTTGGATCACTCTGCTGAATGGCGTTATTATGGCGCCTCCGATAGCAAGACGAGTAATCCGACAAGATGTGGAATACCGGTTGACCCTTTACTGAAGGTGTCATCCTATGGTTGTAAGGTAATATGTGGGAGCCGTTCTACATATGAGATGCGCAAGATTCGCCGATATACTGAATGGCAATCTATGCCGTATAAGGAAAAATCAATTTATGATGAATTTCAGCGTATTCGTACTATGGCCCGTATGTCTGGTTTGCATAATATAATTATTGATGAAGCTTTACGCTATCACTCGAAAATTTCCAAACAAAAAACCTTTAGAGGGCTAAATCGTGATGGCATTATTGCGGCATCTATTTACATAGCATGCCGTGTGCATGATTATCCGCGCACCCCCAAAGAAATAGCGACAATCTTTAGATTGGATAATACGAGTGCAACGCGAGGTTGTAAAAACGCAGTGACGATTTTGAATAAAATAGAGCAGGATATGACAAATGCAGATAAGACACATTTCCATCAGATGAAGCCGGTAGATTTCATTGATAGATTTTGTAGTCGTTTGAGTATAAATAAGGAACTAACGAAAGTGTGTGCTTTCATTGCCAATCGGATAGATGATAATTGTCTAATGCCTGAAAATACGCCACATTCTGTGGCGGCTGGCATTATTTACTTTATCGCCCAAATTTGTTCCTTAAATATAAGCAAACATGATGTATATCTAGTTAGTGAAATAAGTGAAGTTACAATTAATAAGTGTTATAAAAAGCTAGAAAAAATAAAGGAAAATTTAGTTCCAACACCGATTCTGACAAAATATTCCTGTAAGTGAGAAAGAAGTGTAAATTTAATATAATAAAAATAGTCATAATGATAATTTTTATTGTACCTTATCGTCAACGACCTGCCGAGTTGTCCGTTTTTCTTAGTCATATGAAGTATCTTCTCGAGGATGCAAAGGACGAATATTATATATATATAGTTAATCAGGCGGACGATCGACCTTTTAATAGGGGCGCTATGCGCAATATTGGTTTTTTAATGGCAAAGAAACAATTTCCAGAAAAGTATAAGGATATTGATTTGGTTTTTCATGACGTAGATAATTTAATTGGAGAGAAGAATCAGGTTGATTTTAAAACTAGATTAGGGGTAGTAAATCATATTTTTGGTAATTATAGACAGCAAAATATTGGTGGTATTTTAACAATGAAGGGGGAAGATTTCGAGAGAATCAATGGGTATCCTAATTTTTGGGGATGGGGATATGAGGATTTGTGTCTAGGAAGGCGCATAGCGGCGAATAAGATAGATGTTATTCGGAATTATTTTCCTTTTCATGATAAACGCGTTGTTCACTTAAATTTCACACCACAGCAAGCGGTGAATAGAAAAGTAGTTAATGATATAAATGAGAATTTATTTAAGAAAAGTAGTTTACAAAATAGTATTCCTGATGGTATTCAACAGCTAAAAAATTTGGATGTATGTTGTAATATAATTTCTAGTAAGGTAAAAAGATATGATGTGAAGGATTTTACTTCGTATATTCCTCACACGTCTACCAAAGAAAGAGTGCAGTATGTTGTGACGCCAAATTGGCATAACTGGTTTAGGAAAAATCTGAAGAAATTTGTCTTGGGTCATGCGTAATTAATTGGATTTAATTTTAATTAAATATAATTAATGACAAAATACTTTATTATTCCTTATCGAGATCGTGAGGGCGAGAAGGCTATATTTATAAATCACATGAGTCAAATCTTGGAGGACGAGGATTTTAAGTTAATTTTTGTACATCAAAAGGACAAAAGAAAATTTAATCGTGGAGCTATGAAAAACATTGGATTTTTACATGTTCGCAAAATGAAGCCTGCGAGTTATAAAAATGCAACGTTTATATTTCATGATATCGATACGATACCATATAAGAAGGGACAATTAAATTATGAAACAACTGAAGGCACAATATCACATTTTTATGGTTTTAAGTTTGCGTTAGGTGGAATACTAGCTATAAAAGGTGTAGATTTTGAGAGAATTTATGGTTTTCCAAATTACTGGGCGTGGGGATTTGAGGATAATAAATTACAAAGAAAATGGGGTAAAGTCAATGGTAAAATAGATAGAACACAATTTTTTTCTATACATGATCCAGAAATTATGCAGATTTTTACCGGTAAACCTTGGGAACTAGCAAAAAAGACTATGAATATGAAAAATGTTACTTACATGGAAGATGCCGCAAGTAATGATGGTGGAATTAATACCATACGAAATTTAAGATATAATGTAGAAAATATCTCTGATAATATACTAATGCTTCATGTTACATATTTTGATGCTGAAAAACCTGAAGATGAGGGGGTTTATAAGACTGGTATTCCTGCGTCTACTCATAAAAATAAAAGAATTTTTGGAATGAATGAAATACGCCGAGCGCGGCGGCGGTAGTATTTACGCTAATCCTATTTTTTTATCTTTTTCTCGCACCGCGTTCAGTACTTGCATAAAAGCAGCATTGACCTTCCCGCCATATTTTTGTTCATTATTTTTATACCCATCTTTCATTTTCTCTTGTTCCATCTGCATAATATGTTTTGGAAAAGTTACCCCCCTTTGCTTAAGATTCGTCTGAATTAGTTTTCGTCCGCGACTAATCCATTGCGCGCAGACTTGGTTCTGCACTGATAAAGTATTATTCTCTTTTGGAGAGACATATCGTGGTGCCCCTCCCATATTCATGCACCAATAATCTAATAGAGGAAATAATAAATCTTCATAATACACCTTTGTAATCCAATCATCGCAAAACCAATTGATGATTTGAGGAGGGTAATAGAATTTGAATAATTCATAGTGTTTTCTTGACACAAAAGATTGTGTGTGAACGCGCACTTGCATTTTATCCAATGGACCTGTTACACCATAACCATTATAGAGCTTCAACAATTTAATAGATTGAGAAACCCATCCTTTATTTAAAAATTGGATATCATCGCCACATTGATAAAAGTACTCGCAGCCATCTTTGTATGCTTTCTTAAAAAGGCGATTCCACATAGCTGTGAGATGGCCTTTTTTAATATTTTTCATAGAAATAAATTGTATATCTACATTTTTCATTATATTAATAAAGCGTTTGAACGCTTCTTGTTGTTTTGGATCTGAATAAATTTTATCGCCGTCATCAATACCAATATAATATGTATATGAGTGGTCTTGACAATATGTAAGCAGCAACGATTTCATATTGATCTTGTATAGATCGGTCTCTGAATAATTTTTCCAATTTCTCTCATGCGTCGTAGAAGGAATTAACAAGGCAACCATATGTGACATATGTATAAATATAAATACTATTTTTAATATTTAAAAGTGTGAAAATATAGAATATTAATGTTAACTGAAGATGGTATAGTAAATTGGGTAAAATCGCAAGGAGGTGTATTACATACACGAAAATATAGTAATTTAGCTCAGCTTGATCAGTATGTAAATCGAGAGAACTTATTTGTTTGTCTAACTGGATATAATAACATTGTACAATACTTCTTTGCGAATATTCTGTCTCGATTTAAGCATCCTGTAGTGCTTATTACTTTGGAAACAGATGGATTTACGATGCAGGATAATTATTTGAAATCAGATTTATTAAAGCATTGGTTTACGTGGAATAAGCCGTACGCGCATCCCAAATTATCTGCGCTGCCTATAGCGTTGAATCATGATCGACACGTGCCTATTCTGAGCGCGTTTCTCTCGAAAAAGAAAGAATTCAATCCAACAAATTTGTTGCTAGTTAATTTTGATGTGAAAACCAATCCGATCCGATATACGTTATTGAGGAAGGCGTTGGAGGATTGGAAAGCCTTCGCTGAGACCAATCCTTATTTAAAAGAAGAGAAGTTTTATGTTACGAATTCTATTATTGATAAGAGGTTGGGTGTTAAGGTGACTAATAGGGGTTATTATGATATGATCAATGATTATAAGTTTATTCTCTCGCCGCCAGGTGCAGGCGAAGATTGTCATCGTACGTGGGAAGCACTATACGTAGGGTGTATACCTATAGTGCAAAGTTCTGCAATAAATGAGTTGTATGAAGGGCTACCAGTTTTAGTGATAGATAGTTGGGAGGATATCAGTGAGGAGTTTTTGAATCAAAAATGGAAAGAGATGTCGGAGAGAAAGTATGATATGTCGAAATTAACGCCAGAATATTGGTTTGCAAGATTTATTGCAGTACTAGGTACAGGTTAATTATTTAAAAACATATGGGAACGAAAATAATTTGGATTCATCCAAAATTCATCATTGTATCCCGCTTTATGAATTAATCTATAGCCTTTATTTTTTAATATAGCTTGTATTTGTTCTATATAGTCAGGAATAGATGATGACCCCGTCATTTCTATAATAAACATAAAAATGGGTATATCCCAATTCATACCTTTAATTACATTTAATTCCCCACCCTCCACATCAATAAAACAAAAATCTATATACTTAAAGCCAGATGTATTAATAATATTTCCCAAAGTATCCGTTTTTACCTCATATGTACTTCCATCGATGGGTAAATTTCCCTTCCCGCCTCTTTTCCAACAATTTTTTTTGTCTTCATTCATATATTTATCAATACCCGCAACAGCACTATCATCGCCTATAAATTGAACGGACCCTTTTGACAAATCTAATGCGAGATTATAATTTTTTGTGTTTGGGCGATTTTGTTTTAGTTTTGAAAATGATGTCGGCGAAGGTTCAACTAAAATTCCTTTAAAATTAAAATAATCTTCCAAAGTTTTTGTATTAGAGTATGTTACTCCATCAAATCCACCCACTTCGAGAAATGTTCCATCAATAATTTTTTTATTTGAAACAAATTTGTTAACTATAAATTGATCAATAAGAAAATTGTTGGTATTTTGGCTATAATATTTTATCATTTTAAAATAATATAAAAAATATTTAAATTAAAATCTTTATATTTTAAAAATTAAAGAGGTAACAATATTAGTACATAAAATGAGTAAAACCATTCATTTTATAACATATGCCAATGATAAATATGCGAATGCAAAGCAGAGACTTGTAAGAGAGGCCGGGGAATTTGGTGAATTTGCTACTATAAAGGGTTATGGACCTGAAGATTTACCAGATGATTTTCGAAAAAAATTTGACAAGATCTTGAAGTTGCCTCGTGGTGGTGGGTATTGGATATGGAAAACGGCGATTATCAAGGAAAATATGTTAAAAATGAGAGAAGGTGACTTTTTAATTTATATGGATGCGGGCTGTAAGTTGAATCCAGCGGGAAAGCAGCGTTTCCATGAGTATTTTGATATCTTAGATAAGAGTGAATATGGTATATTATCATTTCAAATGAGTGGAAATCAGCCAGTTCGTGGTCGATTGGAGCGAGAGAAGACATGGACGACACGACAGGCTTTTGATTATTTTGGAGTTTCTCTCGATAGTGATATAGCGAAGAGCGGTCAATATATGGCAACTATCATAATAATACAAAAGTGTGCGCATAGTGAACTAATTCTGAACAAATATGCTGAAACTTTATATCGCGCGCCTCTCTTATTTACTGATTATCATAATAATATGAAGCAACATCCTGAATTCCGTGATCATAGACATGACCAAAGTGTATTGAGCCTAATAAGAAAATTGCATGGATCTGCAGTAATAGATGGCGACGAAAGTTGGCTGCCGCCTTTTGAGCGAGGAGTATCGTTGAAGTATCCTTTTTGGGCTATTAGATCAAAAAAATAGTTGGTCCTTACTACCACCAATACCAAGATAATGTAAAATAGGAATCAGATGTGTGAAGTTTTTATTAAAGGGTCTAATAGGAAAACAATCAAGATAATAATTATTATAAAGTTTTTTTAAGTCTAACAGATACCACGCCCCTCTATCTATTCGATAGGGAGATCTTTGTCTAACATATCCTTTATAATCTTGTTTAATATGATTTGCATTAATAGATTTAGTTTCAGGATGTCTTTCAACAAGATATCTCAATAGGGATTCATCCGAAAAGTTGTTGAATGCATTCGTAATTGTTTCTTTATTATCAATTGGATTAGGGATAGTTTTGAATGAAAAAAGCCATTTTTCATATGTATCATAATTATTATAATTAACTATTTTTTTAAATAAATTTGATCGTGCAGTTGTAAATGGCATTTGCCATTTTCCTTCATGAGGCAGACCTACATAACCATTATATCCAATAGAGACCATTTTATTGGGATTGTCAAAAACAGGTTTCAAATTTTCTTTTAACCATTCAAAATTCATAATATATTGATCTATATCAACAAGAGTGCAAACGTTTTCACCATATTTTGTAGCTAGATACATTCGGGTTGTTTTTGCTTGAACACCTGAGTGGATATCTGGATACTCGGGAAATATAAAGCACTGATCACTGAATTCTTTGCATCTTTTTACAAAGTAACTATCTTCCTTTTGATTAGTTATAACCCCGAGCACAAAAACACAATCGGGTAAGTGTTTTTTATACATTCGATACACAGTGGGCAAAAAGGTATAATAAGTATCAATTTCATTAGTAGTAGTAATAATGTGGTGTTTAGTCATTTGTATATTATTCATAATCTTAAGTATTTAAATATTAAGTTATAATTATATTTATGGAAGTAAGCGATTTTATTAGTGGCACCGAATTAATGAAATTATGTGATTTGTGCGTATTTGAATCTACTCAGAATATGAATTGGTTTAAGAGCTGTAAATACATATATAATATTGATAAACAACCAACGGAAGAAGATATTAAAATAATAAAAAACGCTAAAAAGATATTTATAAAGCGACTCCATAATGGAAGTGATTTTGTAATTATTTTTTTAAATAAGTTTTATAATATTCTCTTAAATGATATTATAATTATAACGCATTGTAGTGATTATGGTGTTTATGAAAAAAATATTCAAATTTTAACTTTACCTAAGATTAAAAAATGGTATGGTATGAATTGTTACATTAGACACCCTAAGTTAATTCCTGTACCAATAGGGATGACTACTTATGATAAAAAACATGGTAATATGAAACTCCTTGAAAAAGTAATAAATAGAACAACATCGAAAACAAATTTACTATATGTTAATTGCGATGTTAGAAGTAATCGCAATAAAAGAGTTCCATTAATGGAGTTAATGCGCAGAAAGGGTTATAAGGTTATTGTTGGAGAGAAATCTTTAGATCAAGAAGTATATTGGACAGAATTAGCTCAAAGTAAATTTATTATATCACCTCCTGGAAATGGTGTGGATTGCCATCGTATTTGGGAGAGCATATATTTGGGTACGATACCTATCGTTGAAAGAAATTTAGTTCTGGAACCATTCACTCATTTACCTATTCTTTTTATAGACGATTGGAATGTAATAAATAATGAATTTTTGGAGAGAAAATGGGAGGAATTCTCTCAAAAAACTTTTGATACAAGAATGTGTTATATGAAGTATTGGGCAGAAAATATTAAAGGTTAGTTTTTAAAATTAAATATTGATGAAAATAATTATACATATTGATTGCAGTATATTAACAAATGCACATTACAACACTTCCAGTAGTGAGCGCATTAATAAATATTACACAGGGCTTCTATCTCTATTTAAGTATATGGATTTTTTTACCAGCAATAATATTGATTTACTCTTAGTTGATAATACTATAGACTCATTAGATGAAGTGCCCTTGATAAAGAATATAATACCCCCTAATGTTAGAATTATAGTGAAGCGTAATAATCATTACGGCAAGATAAATAAGGGCGCTGGTTGCTTCGAGCATTGGATAATGGGGAAAGATATATGGAAAAACTATGATTATTTAATACACTTTGAGGGTCGACAAATCCTGATTAATAATAAATTTATGGAGGAATTTATCAAGCAGCCAATTAGCACATTTTCTTGGGCTCACAAAAAAAAAAGTGCACCAAGTGGATATTTTGTTAAAAAAGATAAGAAGTTTGATTTAAACCTATTTGGCATTGATAATTTTCATAATAAAAATTCTGAAAATAATGACTATTACACAGGTATTTTTGCAATGGATATATGTTTTTTCCGTAAATTCATAGAAGATATGAATCTGGAGATAATGTGTCAAAAACACACAGCATTAGAAAAAGCATTAATGTGCTTTACTTATTATAATATAGATAATTTTAGAATGGTAAATAAGACATATGTCTGGCGCGGTGGGGATAAGAATGATTGGCATTCTATCTCTCAAAATTAAAAAATTAAAAGAGTAATTTACTTAAATAATATACAATAATCATAATTATAATATGAGTATAAAAGAGGCATTTGATAAATCTTATAGTATTAATAATCTAACTTCAGCAAAATTACATCATTATTTAAATATTTATGATGAATTATTTATACCATATAAAAATAAATCTATTAAAATGCTTGAAATTGGTATTAATCAAGGCGGTTCGATTGAAATGTGGAATTTATATTTTAAAAATATAAAAAAATTTATTGGCATTGATATTATGAATGATTGTAAAAAACTCGAAAAAAAATTTAATAATCTTGAAATTTATATAGGAAATCAAGAAGATAATCTTTTTTTACAAAATGTATCACGCCTTGTTGGAGATATTGATATTTTGATTGATGACGGAGGACATCAATTTAATCAACAAATAAATAGTTTTGAAAAATTATTTCACAATATTACTGAGGGAGGTTTATATATAATTGAAGATACACATACAAGTTACGATAATTATGCAAATTATCATCCAAAAGATAATGTTTATGGGGGTGGGAAAAATAAAAGTTATACAACCATTGAATATTTTAAGAATTTATGTGATGAAGTAACTGCATGGGCTTATTATAAAAAACATGGTATATGTCCTATAAATAAGCCCCATGGCACAAGTTGGTTAGATTTTAAAAAAAAAAATAATATATCTAAAGATAAACTTGATTATTTACGTGAATATATTTATTCTATTACTTTTTATGATAGTATTATAATTATAAAAAAAAGAAAAAAAACTATGCCATATATAGTATTTAATAATAAAGATGGTGGTCAATATATAGGACTAAGCAATGAACGAAAATTACATATAAATAATAGTTAACGAAGGGAATTCACCTATCACTTTTATATTATATTTATCCTTATATTTCTCAATAACTGGTTGAATCTTTGGTTTATTATATTTTATCATCCATTCAATATTATCTCTCTTATATGATCCGCCCTCCATCAATATAATACCATTATCAGCAATCTTTTGAATATAATGATCAAACACAAACTGATATATATCTCCGTTATTGGCTATATCAATATGCAGAATATCTATCGATTTATTCGGATATTTTTTAAATCCTTCATAAAAGTCGCCTTCTTGTATATTCACATTTGTGTATTGGTTAAAAATATTATCTAATTTATCCCTTCTTGTATATTCACATTTGTGTATTGGTTAAAAATATTATCTAATTTATCTTTTACAGCATGATTTCCATTAAACTTCTCAAAAATATCGTAAGCATCAATCGAAGCTGTGTTGCTGCTATTTTCAACAAATCTCATTAGTGAAAACCCTTCTAGGATACCAAATTCTACAATTTTTTGGGGTTTTCTTAAAAAAGTAATAGTAGATATTATATCTCCAAAATCTATTTTTGATTTATAAGAAGAATTCATATAAATATAATCCAAGAGTTATATTTATATTATGATTCCACTTTTTAAAGTTTTTATGAGCGAAGATGTTCTTAAACCAGTCAATGCCGTTTTAATGTCTGGTTATGTAACACAAGGAAAACAAGTTAAAAAATATGAGACGACATTAAAAGAATTTCTTGGTAATCCTTATTTATTAACCTTAAATTCTGCAACTGCTGGATTGACGCTTGCTTTACGATTATTGAAGAATAAAGATGAAACATTTGATTGGCCCGGGTTTGACGATACAACTGATATCGTTCTCACACCCGCACTGACTTGTTTCGCAACCACCGCCGCCGTATTGTCGAATAATGTGAAGATTCGTTGGTTAGATGTTGATTTGGAAACCGCAAATATATGTCTAGATGATGTGAAGAGAAAACTTAATGAACATACAAAAGTAATTTATTTGGTTCATTGGGGTGGGATGCCGGTTGATTTAGATGCACTAGACAAGATATGTGACGAGCATAAGGTTAAATATGGATTTAAACCAATGGTAGTAGAAGATTGCGCGCACGCATTTGGTGCAGAATTTAATGGTAAGAAGCTTAGTAATCATGGGAATATTTGCGTGTATAGTACGCAAGCAATTAAGCATTTGACAACGGGTGATGGTGGGATTATTACGTTTCCTCACGAGTCATTATATAATAGATGTAAATTATTGAGATGGTATGGGATAGATAGAGAGAAAAGGAATTATAAGGGAAAGGATTTTCGATTGGAAAATGATATTTTGGAATGGGGGTATAAGTTTCATATGAATGATATCAATGCAACGTTGGGGTTGTATAATCTGCCTCATATAGCGAGATTACTGAAGAAGAATAGAGAGAATGGGAAATATTTTGATGAGCATTTGAAGGATGTTAGTGGCATAAAACTTTTAAAAAACGATCAAAGATTCAATTCAGCATATTGGCTTTATACCATTCGCGTATTGAATGGAAAAAAACATGAATTTATGGAAAAAATGAAAGAAGCTGGTATTATGACGAGCCAAGTGCATAATCGAAATGATATTAATAGCTGTGTGAAGGATTTTCAAGAACCCTTACCGAACTTGGACATACTGGAAAAGGAGTTGGTATGCATTCCAGTCGGCTGGTGGCTAAGCAACACTGATTTGGAAAAAGTAGTGAGGTGCACTTGTATTGCTTTAACGAAAGATACAATAGGGTTATCGGATTATTGGAGAAAAATAAATTCAGTTGTTATAGATTTTGGTGGTAGAAAAGTTAATCCAGACAACAATCCCCTCGGTAATGTGATAATATTTCCGAAGGAAAAAATTATTTATATTAAATACGCAAAATGCGGTGGTACTACTATATTAAGAAACATAATTGATAGACATTATAAAGGTAAATATATCAATCAAGAAAAACATATTGAATTTACGAAATGGATAAATAATATTACTGATAACGAATTATTAAATGAGTATTTTATTTATACAATTGTTAGGGATCCATACTCACGCAGCTTATCAGTTATTAATTATATTTATAAAGGTGATATAACATCAAATGAATATTGTTTAAAATTACATAATGAAAAAAATATAACATGGCGAAACCATTTTATTCCATATAATATTATCTGTAATAATAAGTATATTTTTGATTATGTAGGTAAAATGGAAGATAATTACAATGAAAGTGCACATTTATTATTAAGGAAACTAAAAATAAATATTAATAATATTCCAAAAACAAATCAGACCATAAAAAAAATTAAAACCCTTTCAAAAGAATGTAAAGAACAAATTAATAATTATTATGAAAAAGATTTTCAATTATTTAATTATAAATCATCGTCATGATCGTGGTATCCGCGATTATTCTTTTGTTTTTCAAATCCGTATGGCTGTCACAAACACGGCATAGCAGGCGTGTTCGCCGGAGTCCGGACAGGTGGACGCCCGTTTCGAATATGTCTATATAATATTTTCTATATAATATACATATTATGCCATATTATCCAGATATTAATCTATTATTTATACATATTCCTAAGACTGGTGGTCGTGTACTTGAAAGTGCGATAAGTAAAAAACATAAACAAACACTACTGAGTAGTTCTATAAATAATTTACTACCTCCACCATATAATAAAAAATCTCTTCAACATCAATTCTATACAACTCTTTACCATTATAGAGATCTTTGTAGAATAGATTTTGATAAGGTTAAAATATTTTCTGTAGTAAGAAATCCTTATGATAGAATCGTAAGTGATCTAATACATGAGAGGTTAATAACAAGAAGTACATCTGCCGATTGTGTCTATAATATAATCAAAAACAAATATTTATACATGGATAATAGAGATAATCATAATGTTCCACAATATAAATTTGTTACAGACGAAACCGGAAAACTAATTTCAAATATTAAAATTTTTAAAACCGAAACTTTAAACGAAGATAATAAAATATTAAATAGATACCTAGGCATCAATATTAATATTCAACAAAATAATATAAACAAAGATTACTCCAAATTTTTGAATAGAAACAGCATAAATCTTATAAATACTTTTTATCATAAAGATTTTGAACTATTTAACTATCCTATTAAATCGGCGTAAGAACGTAATAAGATACACCTTCACAAGATGAAATTATACATTAGATGCTTTCATTTCTTGGGTTTTTCTTTTTTCAAATATTAATATACTATCATAATAATGCATAGAATGTGTACTTCTAGCAAAACTATTATTACGACCATATGCCCTTGAATTCCTAACGTTCTCTTTCCTCCAATGGTCTGAATTTAAAGTATCAATTAAATTTTTGCTATACTCAATAAAAGAATTAGGTTTTTTTAATCCTCCGCCAAATTCACGCCAATATGACGTATGTAAGTCTTCACATAAATAAGTAGAGTCTTCTTTCATATGATTATAAATACTCTGAAATGTTACTATTTGTTGATTCATTGTATGTCCGCCATCATCGATTACGATATCGAATTTCGGAACATTCTTAATAAAATTTGACCAAAATGTTTTATCTCCTTGATCTCCTATTGTTATTTTCACATTTGATGCATTCAACTTTTCAGGTACTTTTAAACACTTTGGATCTATATCTATTCCATAAATTTCACATTTATTATCAAAATAATAATTCCACATCTCTAATGACCCTCCTCCTTGAACACCTATTTCCAATATGATCGGATTTTTATTTTTATATTTTCTAAAATGATTATCGTATATTTCATAATAAGTTTCATATTTTGAAATTTTTAACTTCTTCCCCTTAGAACTTAAAAAATCTATAAATTTATTAGACATTATAATAATTATAATATGTAATATTTAAGTATTATATTTATTAATGGTCAATAATTAATCCATTGTATCTTACGCGATGAAATCGCACATTTAAAGAAGGGCTTAGTTTATATTTTAATTTTATATAATTTCCATAAACAGGTTCAGAATCAATATAATTATTGTTAAAATTATTATTTATCATAAAATCAAAAAATTCACCCATATAGTTTAAATGTTCTGTATTACCCAAATAAAAACTATTATATAATCCGCCATAAGTGTAGTAACTAGGACAATACATGTATGAATTATTTAATAAATTTAAATTATCAATAGTATTTTGTGGTTCCATTTGTCCTGATGTAACAATAACCCACTTATAACTAATATTATTATTACGTTCGTATTCATGACGTAATTTAGTTGCCTTTTTTAATGAATATAAATTTTTAAACCATCCAAATTGATGATAAGTATTTTTAACTATACTACCAGTTCCAGTATCAACATTTGCCGCTTTTGCCCATCCTGGTGGAAATCTATACCTGTTTAAAAGTTTGAATTCATTCTCTAAAAAACTTTGTATTTCTGTATCTTTATCAATATGTATTTTTTTTATATTAAATTTATTTTTATCTACATTATGAATAATATCATCAAATTCAATATCATAAGTATGCCAAAAAATATGGACTTCATACCCTTGATTTTCTAGAGGTTTAATTAATTTATTATATATATTATTTCGTACTTTTTCATCTTTAAAGCCTCTAACTAACCCAATAAATTGTAATGCAACATATTTACTCATTATAAATAAAATATATAATTATTTAAATGAAAATTATATATTACATATTATAAATTATATGAAAATTATAATAACGGGGGGAACTGGATTTTTAGGTAAGCGATTGTGTCGTAAATTAAAAGAAAATAAACACGATATAATGAGTTATGATCTCGTGGATGGATATGATATATTAAATAATGAACAATTAGAGCGAACATTTATTGATTTTAAACCAGATTGTATTATCCACTTGGCGGCGTGTGCTGATTTAAATATTTTTGCTAAGAAACCCGAAATATCATATCAAATCAATGTTATTGGGACAAGAAATATATTGAAATTGTGTCAAAAATATAATATTAGATTATTATTTGCTTCAACGTGTTGTTGTTATGGAAATAACGAGACACATCCAACCGATGAGACATCACCAACATGCCCAACAGAACCTTATGCAAAATCAAAAAAAGAGAGTGAGAAAGATATATTAGAAGTAGGGTTGCCGCATTGTTGTATGAGATTGGCAACTTTTTATGGACCAGAAATGAGAGCAGCATTAGCACCAGCTGTGTTTCTTGATAAAGCCCATAAAAATGAAACTATCGAAGTTCATGGTTCTGGAAAACAAACAAGAACCATGACATATGTTGATGATATAGTCAGTGGTATTATAACTATAGCTGAAAGTAAACCTGAATATACTATAATAAATATTACAACAGAAGAAATTACAAGTGTAAATGATATGATAATTCACGCTAAAAATTTAACAGGTAATAAAGTAAAATGTATTAATGTCGTAGATCGTGAAGGACAGATTCACGAAGAAATTATTCATTCAAAAAGATTGCAATCTTTGGGATGGAAATGGAAAACAACTTTTGAAGAAGGTATGGAAAAATCATATAAGTTTTATTTAAAAAATAGGGAAAAATGGTGATTTATAAATTAATCACATTATGCCAAGAATGTTGGCCGCAAAAATCAGTTCCGGTATAATTATAATTTTTTAATTTATAATTTTGCCAAGAACCGAAATATGGTCTGTTATAATTTGCTATACCAGCAATAGCATCTAATCCGTGACCCACGTCAATAAATATACCATTTGGTTTTATCTTTTTTAAATTGTGTAAAAATTTTAATTTTGATACACCCGCGCCAATAAAATAAACTTTACATTCACTTTTTTTTATTCTTTCATATATCAAATTTTCAAAATTATCATTTTCTAATGCACATCTTTGAGGTATATCAATATAATCTAGAAAGTAATCATTATGTATGAATTTTTGATATTCTTTATATTTCATTAGATTCTTAATAATATCCACCTTTTTTTCATTTCCGATAAAACCGATTTGATTAGAAAATGTTTTTAAAAGCCATTTATTTGCAATTAAACCATATATAATATCTAAAGGCATATCCATTTTTTCATCATCATTATAATTATTAGAAAAAATGCTTTTATTTTTAAGAAGAAGATTTAATTGCCCAGATTCCTTGTATTTTTTATAAACATTCTTATAATGAATTAAATCCCAAATCCAATTTTTAAAATCGCTACCTATTTGTGTAGTTATATAATCTGCACTATTGATGCTTTCCAATAATTTAATCCAAGTTGCATCAGATGGTATTTTAGTATAATGTCTTGGTATTTGTCCACAAACAATAATTCTCCCTTTTTTTTTATGGGAGACTAAAAAATTAAATAAGCAGTGTTCTGCATGTCCCATTCTTAAAACTATAATGGATTTATTTTTTTCATTACATTCTATTAATTTTTTTTTAAAAATTTCCATATCTTCCTGAAAAGTCGGCCAAAAATTTTTATCGGTATAAGGATGTCTATCTTGCTCTGGATCAATATTACTTGTACCATCAATTAAATATAAGGAAAGCATTATACGATTTAATTATTATATTCTTTAAATCTTTACAAAATGTAAGCTATTATTAAAAATAATAAATGATAATAGCAGCAATATTTCACCCATGGACGTAGAATTGTGTTCCAGATTCAAGTAAAAAATTATATATATATATGAAACCAAATTTTATATGTATTGGTGTCCAAAAGGGGGGCACAACTAGTTTAATACGATATCTTAATTATCATCCAGAAATTTATATGGTAAAAGGTGGTTATGGTGGAAAAGGTGAAAAACATTTTTTTGATAGATCATTATCTAAGGGAGAATTAACAAATGAAGATATTAAAAAATATGAAAAATCTTTCAAAACAAATAAACTAATTGTAGGTGAAAAAACCCCTAGTTATAACTATTTAAGATATGCTATGGATAGAATATATGATTATAATAAAAATATAAAATTAATTATCTTATTAAGGGAACCAATATCCAGAGCGTTTTCACAATTTAATATGCGTTTAAATAATCAGGGAAAAACTTTAAATAATGTGACAGAAAAACAAATATTAAATGCATTCAAAAAAGAAGAAAATAAAAAATTACATGAATTAAAATCAAATGGGAATTATTTTATTATAAGAGGATTTTATGACGAAATTTTAGAGTATATATTATCAAAATTTCCAAGAGATAATGTATATATTGGAATAAGTGAGGAAATTAATAAAAACAAATTAAAATATTATAATGAAATATATGATTTTTTAGGAGCTACTAAATTAGAAAAAATTAATGAAAATTTAAATACTCATGTAAGGAAATATACAAAAACTATACACCAAACTTTAGAAAAATATTTGTATAATATTTATAAATCACATAATGAAAAATTATATAAAATATTAGGTAGAAAAATAGATATTTGGGAAAATTATTATAATCAGTTAAAGTTATCACTCTAACCATTTTTTATTCTCTAATGTCCATTTAACCACCTTTCGCAACGATTCATTAAAATCCACTGGCAATTTAAATCCCATATTAAACAACTTGCTACCATCTAAACCATATCTAAGATCATGTCCAGGGCGATTAGCATGAAAATTAACCATTTCGTATTTTAGCTCTTTGCCGACGAATTTGGCGATCAATTGCGCCATTTCTAGATTACTTACCTCTTTCTCTCCTGATATGTTATACTTCTCTCCGATTTTACCATTATTTATTAAAAAAAGAACAGCAGCAGCAATATTTCGCCCATGGATGTAGAATCGTGTTCCAGAGCGTTTCATATCAGGATAGGAATGGATATAAACCTTCTCATCATTCAATACCTTTTTGATACAAAGTGGGATAAACTTCTCTACATGCTGTCTCTCGCCGAAAGCATTCATTACGTTGACAATCATGAGAGGTGTCTTGTAAGTGTTTTCATACGCTATACATATCTGTTCGGCGGCTGATTTTGATGCAGAATATGGATTTGTTGGTTTATGTCTCTCCCATTCTTTAAATAATTTCCCATCGAGCGCGGGACCAAATACTTCATCAGTACTAAAATAAAAGAACATTTCAAGTGTTGTCAGTTCCCGGGCATATTCTAAAAGATAAAAAGTACTCATTATGTTATTGGTAATAAATAATTCAGGATTGCGAATACTATTATCTACATGAGTTTCAGCTGCCATATGTACAATGTAATTAACCTTGCCTATTTCCTTTTTTAACCCTTCTGGGAGGGGATTACTTAGATCATTAGTAAACACTTTTACGCGCGGAGCATTCAAAGTTCCTGTATCCCGGAGTCTCTCGAAACCATTACTTGCATACGTTAATTTGTCAATTATAATGATATTCCATGTAGTATTTAGAAAAATATGTTCTACAAAATGGTGTCCTATGAATCCACACCCTCCTGTAATTAAAATAGTTTTCGACATTATGATAATTATTAAAATTAAATTTTAAATAAAAATTGAATTAGAATACTTCTAATGATACATATTAACTCATCATGTATCATTATCTCCGTCGTATCTTCCGCAAACAGCCAAATTCTTATAAACTGAATCGAACAATAAGTGGACTAGATAAAAAGCATATAGCTTCAGGTAAATATATTGATTATAAAAAACCGGGAGAGAGGATAGCATCTTCACTCAAACTTTTAAATATCTTTGGCGAAGGAACCTTATCTAGGTATCCGCCACCGCTTGATTATAATACCTATTTCATTAATCTTTGGTGTGGCGGATTATGGTGTCCAACTAAAACTCCACATCTTTCATATCAAAAGCCGCTGGATCCTTCTGTTCTCTCGAAAGAGAATAATCACCCACCCGCTTCTCAAAGAAATTCGTCTTCCCCTCCATTGAAATCATCTCCATAAAGTCAAAAGGATTACTTGTATTGTAGATCTTATCATACCCAAGCTGAACCACGAGACGATCAGCCACAAACTCAATGTATTGCCGCATCAGTTTGGAATTCATACCAATCAAACGACATGGCAGCGCCTCACAAATGAATTCTTTCTCGATAGTGACAGCCTCTTTAATAATCTCATATATACGCGCTTTTTTCATTCTCCTATTCATCTTGTTATATAGCATTACCGCGAATTCAGTATGCATGCCCTCATCTCTCGCTATCAACTCATTCGAGAATGTAAGGCCTGGCATCAACCCACGCTTCTTTAACCAATAAATAGAACAGAAAGCACCACTGAAAAAGATTCCCTCCACGCACGCAAAGGCCACAAGACGTGTTGCAAAACTAGAACGTTTATCATTTATCCATTTTAAAGCCCAATCCGCCTTCTTCTTGATACAAGGATAATTATCCAATGCATGGAATAATTTTCCCTTCTCCTCTTCGTTTTTAATATATTTATCAATCATTAAAGAATATACTTCGCTATGAATATTTTCCATCATTATCTGGAAACCATATGCCGCTCGCGCCTCCGGTAACTGCACCTCACTCATGAAGCGCATCGCCAAATTTTCTAATACAATTCCATCACTCGCTGCAAAAAATGCCAAAATCATCTTAATAAAGTGCTGCTCCTTATCGTTTAGCTTCTCCCAATCAGCGCAGTCTTTCGAAAAATCAATTTCTTCAGCGCGCCAGAAGCAATCCATCTGTTTTTTGTAACTTTTCCAAATATCTATATCCTCTATTGGAAACATAACGTAACGATGCGGGTTTTCCGCGAGTAAGGGCTCGTGTGCTGTTTTAGACATCCTAAATATTCTATATGGTAATATTTTATATTTGTTTGATAATTATATTACACTACATATTGTGAGCATACGACAATAACCATATTTTATTTTTGGAATGATGTAAGGGATGAGTTTTCTGAATAAAAAATATTTCTCAAATATAGTATATATGGAAATTGCAGAGCGTGATCGTAAATTTTTATTAATAAAAAATGCTATGAAAGCTAATCAAGAGCATATTATACAAAAGTTCCACAAACTAGATAAAACAAATAAGGAGAATGAATTTTTGAAGACTATTTATGAGGATTATAAGAGATACCATACTCATATGCTCGAAGAGAAGAAAAGACAGAAATGGCAATTAGAATTACTCGTTCAGTATTTAGAGATGTCTATGCGTATGGCGGGTTTAACAGAAAACTCGGTACAGAAGGCAAAGAGTGAACAAATGCATATATTAAGTGAGTTGGATAAAGTGAGAGATGAGTTAAATACTATGGTTCATTATAAGGATTGATACTTTATCATTATTGATAAAATATCAATATATATATATATATAAATGGCTTTACCACATAATCTACCTGCACGATTTCCTCCGGTACCACTTCCTGAAGCTGGAGCACCAGCCGACCATGAACCCAATCCTGCTGCTGCATTGCTATTACAGGGTGCACGCCCAGGCAATGGCGCTCATTTCGGTCCAAATAACGAATTTTTACCCTCCTCGCACGAGGTAGTAGATAGACAATTCTACAATAGTCTGAATCGCGTGCGTTTACTGGGTGATCGGGCAAATGCCTTGATTTCTCAATCATATAATTTTCGGCGGCGTTTGATGGATAAGATTCAGCGTATGCGTCGCTTAGTTTATTTTATGCGCGCAGTTGTAACCAAGATCCAAGCGGCCATTGAACATGGCGGCGACGGCGCAGGTGATGCTGCCGCCGCCGCCTGTCGCGCAGAGATAGCAGATGCATTAGCTGCAGAGCGCCGCGGTGTAATAGAAGCGTTGGACCCATTAAGCGAAAACCTATTAAGATCCTTGGTAGATTTGCTTCAACACCCAGGCTTAAACGTAGATGATATACTAGCCGCCCTTCAAGATGCGATAGCGGCATGGAATACAGAAGTTCAACGTCTTGTTACAATGTTGCCGGCTGATCAGCAAAATGCCGCTGCTGCTCCAGCTACACCACCAGGTGATGCGGGTATGGCAGCACAATGGACTGCTGCCGGTCCGGCCGGCGAGAATGCAGGGCAACCTCTTGGACCACAAGCACCTGATATTCGCGGCGACGATGAGTTACATGGTAACATTGGAGCTGCTGAGGTAGCAACACGGGCGCCATATCCTTATGCTCCGCCGCCGGCGTCCGGAGATGCAAATTATGCGTATCAGCGGGGTGCAGTATTGCCACGACCAGACGAGGCGACTCGCCGTGCGCAATTCCGGGCGGAGATGGCTGCGCGCGCCGCAGCAGCACCTGGGGTGCCACCGCCGGCAGCGGGTGTACCAGCCCCCGGTGTTCAGCACGCAGGTCCACCGGACCCGGCGGCGGCAGCTGCTTTCCGCGCGGCGGGGAGTGGGGGACAGCAAGGCGGTTGGACACCAACTGGCGTTAGAAGAAGAAAATCGCGCAGAAAGAAGCATGGTAAGAAAAAACGTAAAACCAAACATAAAAAGAAAAGAAAACATAAAACAAGACGCCGCAAGCATCGCAGACGTCGTCGGCGCACTAAACATCACCGCTAATCAGTTCGAAGGCCACATGCCTTTTATTTCGCGATAGTATAGAAATTTAGCTGCTTTCTCTCGCGCTTTCTTCCGATCGCGAAGAATATTTTTCCAACGTCGTTGAAATATACGGAGCCAACAGGTTTTAAGGATAGCTATATATTCACCAGTATTCAAATATTCTGATTTTATGATCTGTAGATCATGATATCGCTTTGCCAACACCTGTTCCCAGTAATTCCTAATCATTGGGTGCGCTGGATATCCATCGCCCTCGTCGAAATGATTATAGTCAATCAGATCTAAAAGTGATGTATATTCTCCGGTCTTGAATTCAGAGAGACTAATTAACCAAGTAACGAGAAAGTGCCCACTCCAATTGAGAGACGTACCATGAATATTCGGATGAGTGAGCTCACATATAGCAAGTCGAGGTTTCTCCATTAGTATCTTATGAGGCTAAGGTATCTATTTATAGTATCAATTTTTTTGTCCATCATATATATATATGGCTTCTGGTCTGAAACTAAAAAAAGTATTGAGTAGTAAGTATGTTCTATATGGCGTCCTTCTTCTTGCTTTGGCAAATGTGGTAGGATACATTTCAGTTGGTGATTATGATTCGTTAATCTTTTTCTGCGTGATTGGATTGCTCTCAAGCTACTTTAGTAAAAATATGATTGTTGTTATGATAATCTCTATTCTGGCGACTAATATAGCTTTTGCGAATGATCGTGTTCGCGAGAAGAAGGTGCGTGAAGGAATGAAAAATAAAGGAAAGAAAGAAGGTCTTAAAAAGAAAAAGGAAGGGTTAGCGAGTGCCGAAAAGAAAAAAGAGAAATATACACAAAAGAATGTACCTGTCAGCAAACCGGCGCCTGCGACAGAACAAGAGGAAGATGCGGCGATCGGTAAGCGAATCGATTATGCATCAACAATGGAAAAGGCTTACGATAATCTCACCAAGATGTTAGGACCAAAGGGGCTTGATGGGCTTTCCAAAGAAACGAAAAACTTGGTTGAGCAACAGAAGGGATTATTGGAAAATTTGAATAGTATGGCACCGGTCTTAAAAAGCGCTAAGGAAACAATGGATATGATGGGCGGCAGCCTTCCAAATTTAGAGAATCTGAATGGTCTAATGGAAAAATTTGGCTCAATGATGGGTAAAACTAAGTAAACCTGAATAGTGAAAAAGATATTATGTATATGTATATGCCAAGACGATGCCCCAAGGGTACAATATGTATTGAAAATATGACTTTTATATTTTTAATAGTGTTAACAACTTTAGCAATTATGTATTATCTGAATAACCAGCGTTATAAGACAGCAGCTGCAAATATAGTTATTCAAAAAACCGCGGCGCCTCCAGCACCTCCCATGCCGCGCTTTATAGGACACCCCAGTGTTTTATTAAACCCTTACGCACCACCATTGAGAGATACTTCCTTTTTTAGAAGTTCATTTGGTATACCTATTAATGTGAAAACGCGAGGATTAAATACAGCATATCGACAGGTAGGAATTCTTACTCGCATCAATGGTGCTGAAACCATTCTCCCAATTATGGGACGCCCATTACATGTAAATCGCAATAAATGGCAATATTATACCATGAGTGATAAGAATAATAGTGTAAAATTACCTATAAGCCTCAAAGGGAAAAGTTGTACAAATGAGTATGGTTGTGATTGTTTGTTTAATGGTGATAGTGTTTATGTAGAAGGTTATAATGATGCTTTTAAAGTAACAATGTATGATAATGATTCGCCGCAATATATTCCTTTTTTATAATTTATATATATAGACATGTCAACGATATCTGAACTAAGCAAAGAATTGGCAACGAGTGAGAGAAAAATAGAAGTATTTCAAAAGTTGAAAATAAATCATAAAATTATGGAAGATGTCCATCAACACGTGCTTTATTCTATTGCACCTGGATATTTCCAATCATGGGCGCGCTGGTGGCAAGGCGAGAGTCATAAAAAAACATATACTCATTTAGATACTTATTTTACAGAATTTGCAAAATTATTAGATAGACAGCTTGCTTATATTCGTAGAAAGAAAGAATCTGACATTGTTATATTGGGTAAGCGAACAACTATTTTTATTAATAGTATTATACCGGGAATTCATACATTGAAGACAACTTATCCAGAATATGAGGATTTACATGCTAAGATAGATAGTATAATATTGGTATTATTGGATTTTAATAATGAATTTCGCCGCGAAAGTTATGGCGCAGAACAACGCTGGCGTTCAAAAAGCTTTGATATGTAAATATTATTTTTAAAATTAATATATATATATAAATGGTGCGACGAAGAAGAAAAAAACAGAAGGGCGGTCTTCCCCCAGGGGCAACCGATGAAACTGAACATTGCATCAATGATGATAAATATTGCCCGGCTATTATGATTCGTTTAGAGGGCGGTAGTGAATTCGTTTATATTCCATACCCTTTTATTGAAGAGGAATTATATTCAACTCACTTTAGAAAAGAACTTTCTAGCGGCCGGCGCGAAAGTGGTCTAAAGGATCGAACGATGGGCGAAATTTTTGGAGATATTAAACTTTCGGATTTACCCGATATTAATGGTAGCGTGATTTGGGACGAAGTCTTAGGTTTGGATCCAAATGAAACACTAAATTTACAAATGAGTTTAAAAGATTTGATAGAGAGAAAACAATCCGCTGGGCAACATATAGGAATAAATGTTTACAGCGAATACGGACCGCCATTTCAAGTTTCAAATGCCGATACGACCGAGTTTCGCCCCTTAAATTTGTTAACAGATATTACGAGTGAGAGAACCGGACATCCGCTAGGATGGAGAGTTACTATCAAAGATTTTGATGCTCGACGAGAGCAAGTGCCGCCACTTAATATTTACTTAGACGCAACAAATCCTGCGGATGCGTCGGTCCGTAGAGACAAGTTTAATTTAGGCTGGATGGAAAGAATACAAAGGACACCTGTTTATACAATAGATAGTGAGTCCGATACTACTATGCTTGTTGTAAGATTTCCTAGTGTAGAAGTTGTTAATCTTGTTCAAACCCGTCTTCAGCAATTGCGTTCAGGAGCCCCTGTTGGTTTTCATACTGAAAGGGTGCTCAGTGACATATCGGAAGGAGAGGAAAGCGCTCATCCGCCTAGTCGTGCGAGCAGTGTTAGTAGCGGTAGCAGCGGCAGTAGCAGCGGTAGCAGCGGCAGTAGCGGCAGTAGCAGCAGCAGTAGCAGCGGCAGTAGCAGCGGCACGTCCTACTACTACAACGAAAGCACGGGGTACCGATCTGATGCATCAGGAGGCGCACGACGAAAAAAACGTACCAGAAGGCGACGAAAAAAACATAAAAAGCGTAAAAGACGCAAAACGCGCAAAAAAAGATATCGCCGTCGTACGCGAAAGAGACATTAAATTTATTAATAATATTACTAATAAATTTACTTTGGTCTGGCTATAACAGCTGTACCTTTAGCTTTGGTTTTAGCTTTAGCATCGGGCATTTTCTCTGCATAAGCTGTGATTTGTTTTGGTTGTTTACCGGGTCTTGACGCTGTCATTGTGAGCGCATCTTTGGCGTGTTCTCTCATGCGCGTTGCTGTAACCCCACCGCTTCCTCGCTCAATCCCGCCTTCTGTCGGAAGAACAATTTTAACAACCATTGTGCGGTCCTTTTCAGGGACGCAGGTATTAGATCTGTATGCTTGTTGCGCCTCTTGCTCCTCATCGCATGGTCCACCCCATACTACCGGTGGGACGGCTGGGGTATCATCTCCTTGAGAGGGTGTAGTTCCTGGGGAAGCTGGAGTGGTCGGCATGCCTGGTGCTGCTGGTACAGCTGGCACGACACCTGGTGCTGCTGGTACAGCTGGCACGACACCTGGTGCTGCTGGTACAGCTGGCACGACACCGGGTCCAGCCGGCACGATGCCCGTCCCAGCCGCCGCCGCCGCTGCCCCTGCCGCCCCCGCGGCTCCCGCTGCTGCCGATCCCGCAGCCCCAGCTCCGTATGCATCTACATTACCGGTTCCCATGCCTCCGCCTCCATCGCCGCCAAGACCCCCCATGCCGCCGCCTCCGTCGCCGCCAAGACCCCCCATTCCGCCGCCTCCATCGCCTCCAAGGCCTCCCATACCGCCATCATTTGGTATAGGTCCGGGTCCAGGTGTGGGATCTGGCATAGGTCCGGGTCCAGGCATAGGATCTTGCAAAGGATCGGGCGTAGGTCCGGGACCAGGCATAGGATCTGGCGTAGGTCCGGGACCAGGCATAGGATCTGGCGTAGGTCCGGGTCCAGGTGTGGGATCGGGCGTAGGTCCGGGTCCAGGTGTGGGATCGGGCGTAGGTCCGGGTCCAGGTGTGGGATCTGGCGTAGGTTCAGGAGGCGGTGGTGGATGCTTGTCAACTAACTCGCTCCATTTATGCTTGTGAAGATTTGCCTTAAATTCGGCTATTTCCTCCTCGACCTCAGGTTTGTAACTTATAACAATTGGCTGTGCTGGGGCACCTCCGCGGAGGCGGCGCCGAGAACGCCGTCTTGGGCCGGTGTTGCGTCGAGCACGGGATCTTGAGCCGGCGCGCTGGCGTGATTTCTTTCGCCGCCGCGATGACCTAGTCTTCTTACGCGATTTATTTTGGCGACGCTTCTTTGTCTTCTTCTTTGATTTTTTCTTTTTACTGCCACCACGCTTCTTTACCTTTCTTTTACGCAATGTGCGGCTCCGGCGGCGCGTCCTACGTCCCCCGCGCATTTTAAAGGTGATTTCAACCCTATTGCCCCGAAGAAAAGAAATACTTTCTACTTTATTCTTACTAATTTTTTCGATTACATGTTTGTCGCGTGTGAGAAGTTCGATATTTGTTGGACTAACATCTATTTTTCCAAAGGGTAAAGTTTTAGAACCCTTATGCATTACCATAGCATGATTTTCAAATATAGCGGCTTCCTGTCTACAACTCTCAAATTTACTTTTATATATTTTTTTAAGCTCCTCCTCCTCTTTGGCATTACCCTTACAACGTTTTTCTTGTATATGATGTATTGCCTTATATTGTGGGCATAAGGCTCTCTCCACAAGTATGGGGTCACATTTGGCGCCATACCCAGCCGGTCCTGCCATCGCACCGACAGCCTGCGCTTTTGGGCGCAGTTTGTCCCAACTCTTCTTTCCTTTACCATGCGCAGCAGCTTGGCGGAGCGCTGGACCACATTCAGCATCTGCTGTCTTATTACAAGCATTGCGGAATTTACCCTCTGGCTTTTCACAGCACTTTTTGCGCTCTTCATAGCAGTGTGTGTGTCCTTTAAAGACTTTTTCAATACTTTCTTTACGAGCATCGGTGTGCCCGACGAGCTTATCAGGATGGCATGCTAACGACATCTTACGCCATGCCGTCTTGAGTTCCTTTTTACAATCAGCTGTAGGAATTTTTTTAGCAGCATCCATGCATTTATCATATGCTGCATCGAAGGATTCTTTTTGTTTTTCCTGCTGCTCGGCTTTATCGGCGCGCTTCGCAGCGTCTTTCGCCCCTTTCTTCAACGCGCCTACAGCCTTTGCTTTTGGGCGGAGTTTACTCCAATGTTTTTTTGCCTTTTCCTTCTTGGCAGCTGCCTCTTTCTCTTCTTCTTCTTTTTCAGCTTCACCTTTTTTGCCCTTTTCCTCTTTGTCCTCGTCTTTTTCTTCTGCTTTCTTGCGCGCTGCCGCTGCTGCCGCTTCACCGGTTTCTTTTTTCAACTCACGCATTTTTTGTTTTTCAGCAGCGCGCCCTTTTAATGCAGTCGTGGCTTTAACTCCAGTCCGCACCTTTCCCCACCGCTTTTTTGCTTTCTCTT